CTTGAATTGTCCACCAAGTAAACATACTATTTACGATAAGGCCAAAGAATATGGATTATGGGCGCCGGAACATTTCAGAACTGGATTACAACAACCATTAAGACCTATCGATCATGACACATTTTTCTTTTCTACAAATGTGACATCTTTTGCTAATATGAATTCCGGAAATAAAGATAAGGAAATTCATAATAAAGAAATTTCAGCATACATCTCAAAAGAACTCAGAGATGAGCTTAGAGATGACCTCATCGTTTCTGACCCAGTTCAAAATACAGATGATACATCAACTGTTGGGGTTAAAATAAAAAACTCAACAGATTATCAATTTTTTGGTCAATATATAACAAAACAATTTGATCCAAATAAAGACTTCGCGGTATCTAATAAAGCAGATGATAAATGGGATGAAAATAACCAGGGCAAAGTTATGTATAACGCTGGCCTTAATAAAATTGTGTTCTATGCACATAAAGGTTTTTCATCAGATGATGTTACGCTAGAAGAGTCTAAGTCAATATTAGATACATTGTGCCAGCAGCTGTTCGGATACTACGGACTACCTATTGATACGGTAATAACGCAAAAAGACTTCACATCTAATTTCCCAGAAAAAGGAAAACCGGTAAAAACTTTTACATTCTCATATAAAGGATCAGCAGTAGTTCTCAATGGGGATTACACAATCCATTTAATATATGAGAAAGTCAATAAATGTCCAAGATTAAACGTTTACAAATTGATGGATGGATATAATTCAATAGGGATATTAGAGGGCATACAAGATGGATGGTCATCAGATGGAGTTGAATGGTGGGAAATTGATTCTGGTCGCGTAACAGATAAAAGCGGCAATGTTATCAGAACACCAGAAAAATGGAAAGAAACAGAAGATCACTGGTATCATCCTGTTCCTGGCGATGGTGATGCTAAAAGCGGCCATTGGTTCAAAGAGTCTGAAAAAGGTGGAGGGCCAAGCGATGTCCGCAGAACTGAAAATAAAGACGGCGAGAAAAAAGAAGGCGATTACGAAAAGCTTCCAACAGACGGTAAATACCAATATACTGATTTAAACACATTTGGTGATCCACATCTTCCTGGGTATAAATTATGAGTGATAATAAAGAACTTGAAACAAAACCGTTTTTACTCCGAGATGGAGAGGTTCGTAATAGTGATGAATTCTTGTTAAAAATATTTAAGCGAATCAACCCTAGAATAAGAGAAAAGATTGAGGAACTCAGTATAACAGGGGATATTTTCAAAATTATTAGGATTTATAAAAATGAACATCCAGATGAAATTCTTCGTTATAATACAATAGCAGAGATAACAACAGACGGATGTTATTTTTCTAATCAGGATGGCGATAAGGCCACTTTAATGATGTCATACGGTAGATGGGATGCATCATTGATGGAGTTCAAAGAAACAAAAACTGTTGGCGTTCCTGACGTCCCGCTGGTTGTAGAGTCCAATACAAAAGAAGGTGTTAATAAAAGCTTTTATAATTTGCTTGATGATGTTATCTTAGTTAAAGATACTGTTGATGGATTTCCTGGCGTTAAACTATGGAGAGGTATAGTTAAAAGAGATAACCGCGCGTGTATCTATACCAGATGGAAGAAACAAGAAAGAATTTACTACGAAGATTTTGAGATATATGCAAAAGCATACACTCCAGATCGAGGATTTGAGGCATCTGATTTTGTGGAGTAAAATATGAAAATAGATTACGAAAAATATGATTTCTCTAGATCTGATCTTAGGAACTTCTTACTGCTTCTATCAAAAGAATTCAAAAAGCGCGGCTTAGTGCTAATTCCAGATGGCCTAATCCTTAAAAAACCACAGCAGGTAACTGTTGAACACGGCAATACTTCTATTGATCTTGTTGGTATTCCATTTAAAAAGGTATTTGGCAGAACAAAAATATTTTATTATCGAATAAAACTGTCAGAGTTTGCAGATGCCTATAGGGTTCAATTGGGTACAGCAAGATTTCCAATAAGGATGACTATAAATCCAAATGATGAAGAGATGCTCGAAAATGTTAAAACAATTTTATCAAAAAGGACCGGGGTCGGAAAAGATCATTTTGTATTAACATTAAAGTCAAAAACAGAAAAGTTACAAATCTTTAAATTTAAATTTGTTATTAAGCCAACTGAGTTCACAACAGAGGATGAGGGTCTTTGTTTAATAAATGATGTAGAGGCTCTTATATACGTTGCAGAGCCTAATATAAAAATTCAAAACGGCGTAGCTATTCTTGGATTAGAAGATCAACTAACATCTAATACTTTATTGTCGTCAAATATATTATACGAAAGCAATGAAGATAGAGTAGAATTTCATTCAACAGATGGCGATTATCCTTCTGAATTAAGACTTGGTAATCTTACATACACTCCGATATACCCAAGAGTAATTGTAAATAAACAATTAAGAAAAACCGAAGGATCTAGAATTACTGGTCTAATAACAGATGATATTAAAAATTTCTCTGTACCTGGATCAGCATCATTTTCCGGCGATATTTCTAATCTCTCAAATGACGGCACAAATTTTTTATTTGACATAGAATCCGGCAAGGAAGCGTTATTTAGTTTTAACGGTAGCAATGGTAAAAAATATATTGAACATCTAAAATCAAATGATCAAGAGATTTCAAACAAAACTCCAACGATTTTGGATGGATTATATTCAAACACATTATTATCGGCCGCGCTAAACTCCTATATAGAGGTAAAAACGCAAAAAATCTCTATTATTTCAAAAGAGTTCTCAGATACATTAAGCAATAATTCTCTATTTGAATCTAATTCTTATAGCGGAAACATAATTCAAAATAGATATAGTGTTAAGTCTTTAAATATCAATCCTGTATTGATATCTTCAAATAAATTAGAAACATCAAATTCAATATTAATAAAAACAAAATAGGAAATAATATGTCAAATTTCATAGGAATTCCAACTCTAACTATTAGAGATAAAAATACAGGAAATGTAATCAAAGAGATTACAGTTAAAAATACACAGACATTCCATGTGGACTTGAATATGAGTCCAGAGTTTTTAGCTACTGGCTTATTTTTAGATAGATACAAGAATGATGGAGTAATTCAGGAACCTACAGATAGACCGCATATTATTGTTGCCCCATTTTTAAAGACAAAATCAAAAAGGTCTGGAGGCCTTTTTGCAAATCAAAGTTACAATATCAATGATGGTTTTACCGTAAATAATCAAAAATATTACACAATGGCGGATCTTAATCCTGGAGAGAACGGCTATACCACAGAAATAGATAATTTGGGTAGATTAAATTTAGTTTTCAAAGGAAAACTGCAGGCTCCTGCACAAACAAGAGATATCGGGACTATATTTGTTGGAAATTTTTCCAATCCGTCTGCCATTTCAAAAAGTAATCCATTTACATTTTTTACTCCTTTGGATGAATTAATTGTTCAAGACTCTACTATGATAATAGATATTACATATAGAGTTATTCTAGACGAAGATAAGAATGATCCAATTAAAACAGGAATTGTTGGTTCTATTTTTAATCATGGGACAAAAATAAATATTGGGACAAGAAAAGATTTTGATTTTGATATACCATCAGATCCTACAAGTGCCGACACAAGAGAGGCGACAACATCTATAAAATATAAAAATCATCTTAAAGATAAATATACCGGATATATAATTCCTAAAAATGTAAAAATAAAAAATGTGTCTAATTCTCCTGATAATATTTTTACAAGGCCAATGCAATCATCAGTTGTTCAAAATCTTATATATGACTCTTTGAATACATGCGGAAACTTTACAGCAACATCTTCATATGTGAACGCCGCAAAGGATTATTGGGGATTCGGCAATGAGTCATCAACAATGTTAACTAGTGTATCTGGTAACCAAACCCCTGTTGTATTTGAAAAGAAACTTCAAAGTGGCAAAACGCCAAAACCATTCTTGGATTCTGGATCATTCAAAGCTGGGACTGGACAAATTTCTGTTAAACGACTAGAAGATAATAAATATATACCAGAAAGATGGTCTCTAAGGGTTGCCAAAGGCGGTATTCCTGGTGTTGCAGAATTCGAACTCAAGAAAACGTATGTATCGTCATATATTGGGAACAATAATATTCAACTTGGTGCGAGTGTACCACATCTTAGTACAAATGCATCAGGGCATTTAATTATTCCTCAATTTAAATGTAAAAATGCAGAATGGTATTCTTATGCTGGAACATACTTTGCATTATGGGGGTTTAATGTCGCAATAGTATCTCAAAAAGGTTTAATTTTAACAGGCATCACTGAAAATAATTATCATCTTTTTGACAAAGACAATCTTCCCGGTGCGACAAACGATGTATGGATCACAGGTATAGGTTGGGATATCGCCAAGAAAGAAATTTATCTTGCATGTAAGAATAATGGCCTATGGAAAATAAAAGGAGATATTTATGATACTGCAGCGCCGGTAGTTACTAAAATTCCTTCTATTGATAATGTATATGCAATTAATACAAATGGAAAAGGTGGGGTAACTATAGTAGACAATGCAGGAATGAGATTCACAAAAGATGGATGTCAAACTTGGACTACTATTAGCAAAGCAGAGTTAATAAATGAAAACGGATTTAAAGATGAAAATTATTTAAAATACCTATCATCAATCTGTACTGATTATGACTCTCCAGATTTTAAAACATTTGTACTATTCGATGTGAATGGCAGAATAAGTACAAATTACGCAAAAGGATTATGGATATCTACTTCCAATAAAACTGGCAAACAAGTGCAAATATATTGTGATTCATATTCGGATTCATATGGATCTACATATGGTGTAAATCTATGTTCATATTGTAAAGAAGGATATTATGTAACAGATGATTTAAAAACTCAATTAGTTCCATATCTTAGATATCAAAGCAATAAATATAATATATTGGGCATCAATCATCTGTACAATATAATGCCTCAAAAGATTTCAATGTCGGCCAATAATAGATTTTTTCTAGGATATACCAAATCTGCTAAAATATTTTTTGGGGCAGTTGCGGAAATTACATTTGGATCTACCAGTATTTCAAATTATAGTTCATCAGATAGTATGCTATGCGATATGTCTGGAAATAATCTTGCCGATGAGGTTATATGCGCATACAGAGGAACGAATATTTTAAATTTGTCAAATGTATCAAACGGATTAATGTCCGGAACAATAGCAGAGATAAATAAAAGTGTCGGAGATAAAACTAAATCTCTTGTTTTATCTAAGAAATATGTTCCAATGAGGGATGATAATTACAGCTATATTCCAGTAACAGCTGTAACAAATGGACTATACGATCTTGTTGTTGCATTTAATAGAAATGCATGTTATCAGTACACACCTGAGGAATATGCCGAATATTTCAAACCAAACAGAGAAACTCCGTTAAAAGTTATGACAACTGCATATGTCTTGGGCCAAGACGAATATGGCGATTTTAACAGTGTAAACAATATTAAAATTATAAAAAATTCTGATAATACATTCTCTGAAAAAGTTGGACTATTTGAAACAGGCGACAAATTCATTCTTAGTGGAACAACAGTCATAGATGGCATGGAGATTACAGTTGGAACAAGTGGTACATTTATAGAAAATGATGTTTACGAGTTTTATAAATTCGATGGATATCTAAATGATAATGTCTCCACAGCAATAATTCAATCTGAATTCAGTTCATCTAAGTTGTCAGATACAATTTCTCATGAGGGAACAATTTCTACGGAAGGGCCTATCCAGGAATTGAGATATCCATTTATATCAAATGGCAACGCTAGAATTACACGCGATGGGTTTATTAAATCTGATGGTATGCCAAACGGAATATGTTCAGATAGCTTCAACTGCGCCACATTTGGTGACTTCAAATTGAAAATAGATCCAGAAAAAGTAAAAGGCCTATGGTGCATTGCTATTAATATAGCACAGTCAGACAGAGGACCGACCTATGGATATGGACAGGGATTAAGAGTTTATGTTGGCAATGTTAAGGGGAATAAATTCTGGTTTATTAAAACTGACGCCGGGCCAATACAACCTATAAATGTTTCGTCGGCAACAATAAAAAGTAATACGTTATCTGGTAAAACAAATGTTCGAATTGAATACGACAGTGAGACAAGAATTATTTCATTCAGAGCAGATGATAAAGTATTTTATAAAACATCTCCATTTAGTGATAAAACAATCGCCATGAATACAATTCATACGGCAGGATTCTTTTATTCTATGGACGTAAATGGGAATCTAACAAGTCGTCTAGATCCGTGGTCTGATTTAACTGCAAATAATTTCACTCTTGTTACAGAGCAATCAGAATTCAAGATTCCAGAGTTTATAAGCGCGAATGGAAAAGTTTTGTGCACTCTCCTTGGTAACAAAGAGAAGAAAACAGGCTACTTCAATCCTAAATATGTTGGTTTACCTAAACTTCCAAATATGTTTACTGTATTGATAAATGGAGCACCAGCTAAAAAAGTTTACACCAATACAGAGAATATATTAGATATCAGAACAGAGGCAGAAGGATTTATACGTCCACCATTCTTGCCGCAAGGTGAACAATCTCAAACAGCTATTATTGAGACATCTTTAAAAACTGGCGAAGTATATATCGAACCTACAACAGCAATGGTATTCTTCTCGCAGGAAGATAAAGGCAAGTCATACAAAATTGAGTACAAATACTATATCGACACTCATTGGGGCGTAGACGAGGTTACAAATGAATAACAGATTAGAAATTCAATCTTTTCAAGTTGTGTTTACAGATGGAACTAAGGGGGAGGTTCCATCTCAATTTCATGACACGTTTCTAGTTCCATTTTATGCATCAATTCACGATATAGAGATTTCTCTTCCAATAGGGACTGTAACATTCACAGATGAGTTTGCATTAAAGGTAGCTGAAATCATCTTTAATAAATCCATCTGGATAGACCTTTACACTAAAAGAAAGGGGATTAAACTATCTGAAGAAGATATGTTTATTTTAAAAAGAGATTATGTAATTTGCGCAACTCTTGCTCAAATAGGCACAATTCTTTATGGTATCATTTTAAAAGGTCAATCCGTTAAAAAAGTCCTCGGCGATTTTGAAGTTGATAGAGATACCAATTATGACACTGATAAAGCACTAAATTTTGCAAAAGATGCCAAAAAATGCATGGAAGATATTGTAGCAGAAATAGATAAGCTTGCCGCTACACTTGCTGATCCGTTCTTACTCGGTAGTTTGAATTGCAAAAATAGACGCGCAGATAGATTATGGCATCATCCTCCTTTCTTATCTAAAATGCCTATCGCGGCAAATAAAATGCTAGAATGGGACGGCAGATTCTATAAAACAGGATTTGGACATGGCAACGAATATATCCCCCTTTATACAAGAGATTGATCTTCGTCAAGAATTGATAGATTTGTTCACGGGCAATGAATTTGTCAATAAAATGAAGGAGCTCATTCTTAGAGACTCCAGAAAAGACAGCAATGGCAAAAAGATTAAATGTCATTGCTACAATACACAAACAAACGAGGGTAAATCAGACTGTCCAGATTGCTTTGGTGCTGGATATTTATGGGATGAAAAATTGATTGTCGGCTATATGTGGATGCCGCGGGAAATTGTTATGACAAAATCAAATTCATTCAATTCCATAAACGGCAAACTAGGAAGATCCATGAATTCAGAATGGATGCTAATTGTCCCATATTCTATAAATGTATCAGAAAGAGATATCATTTATACACCAATAGTCAATAATGAAGGGCGCATAAAATTCCCTATTGTTCCTGATAAAACTTTTTATGTATCAGAAACAGCTAGGATGGGGTTCGATTTCGGGCGAAGAGATTTCACAGCAATAGGATTATCAATAAGATGAGTGCATATACAGATCCATTTGAAACAGCATTAGTAGCATTAAGGCAAAAGGCTGGGAGATTAAAATTAGATACAGTACCATTAGATGTTTTTAATAAAACATATAGAAGATTAACAATTGACAAATTCCTAGACCTCCTTTATTCTCTATTCAAAATGGAAGGGCTATTAAATGATGAGCAGGATCCACTGGGTCCTAACAGTAATGATAAATTCTTCTATACAGAAATCTATCCCGATCTTCCTGAGGGAAAGAACTTCTCAAACACTGTCACATACGAAATTTATAAAAGACAACCGGCGGAGTTTGATTCTAAGGTCATCAAAGAGCCAGGAACAACTCAATATCGCCCAGATTATAAATGTGTAGTAACAGACACCGATTCTCGTTTAGCAATCTGCTATGAGAAACATTATGAGAACTATCTTAAGTTCACTGTATTCTCAGAAAAAGCAGAGGACGCCAGAAAAATTTCTTCGGTTCTAGAAAATTTCTTTACAAAATATTATCATTTATTAAGAATGCATGTTGGTCATCTGGTATACGAAGGAAGAGGTCAGACAATCATGACTGAAGCTTTCGGCAATAAACGTGTATTTGGAATCCCGCTATTATTCAGAGTCAGAACAGATGAACCTGGCTTTATTAAAAAAGACGATATTGTGTCTATCGACACTTATGGTCATGTCGTTGACTCATTCTTTATGGATGAATTAAATAAGATTAATAATTTTGAAAACAAAAACTGATAAGGCATAAAAATATGGCTACATATCAAAACCTACCCGGTGTTAATCTAGAGCTTCTAGACGGCAACCTTCGTGTAGATAACACAAGCGATGCTCGCCGCGTCCTTGTAATTGGTCGTTCAACAACCGGTAAAAGCAATCGTCTTTATACTGTGCGAGACACCAACCAAGCTGTAAATGCTCACGGCGCAGGAACTCCTTTGATTCGTAAGATGTCAGAGGCGATTCTCGGTGGGGCAACTCAAGTTCAGTTGTACCGTATCGGTGGACGTGCTGCTTCTTTGGACGGAATCTTCGGTGAAGGAACTTACATTCGTACTGTTGAAGAATCCGTAACAGCAGCTGATAACATCCGCCTTTACATTGGCCCACGCCCAAGCAATGATGGTAAATCATGCCTGATTGCATTTAAAGGCAAAAACATCATTTACTCAAATGTTCCAGGGTCAGAAGTTAATCGTAACCAAATTGAGGTTGTTGGATTTGACTATGATACAGACTTGGTATTGGGCACTCCGACTGAGCCTGTGCTGTTCTCTAACATTATTCCTACTGCTAAACCACGTACTGTGACTAGCCGAGGAAATGGCTCTACTTCAGATTACACTCTGACCGGCGCAACTAAAACAGATGCAGTTTCTGATGTTGTTGTAAAAGTTAATGGTGTAGAAAAAGCTTCTGGCACTGATTACACTGCCAAATTGGACAAAGCTGCTAACCGTCATTACGTTTCGTTCACTGCGCCAGTTCCAGCCGGCGAACGTATTCAAATCAAATACTCAGTTAAGCCAACTGGTAACGAATCTGGTTCAGCAGTCTTCTCTGGTGATGGTACAACTGTTAAGTTCAATCTGCCAGGCACTAGAGCAGCAGATGATCTGGAATTGACCAAAGTTACAATTGCTAATGTTGATGAACTGGCCAACACCACTCTTGGTAACTCAGATGATGGTCTGCAAAAAGCCATTACTCTGACAACTGCCCCAGGTGCACAAAAAACTGTTTTGGTTGAATATATTATCAAGAAAACTCCTGTACATGTTCCAGGTAAATTTGTAGAAGGCGAAGACAATATCGACACCACTTGGAAACGCTACTTTGAGTTGTTGCATTCGGCATTGCTGGATTTGGAAACCGTAAACTCATTCTCTATTGTTACAGACTCCGCAATTATCGACGCCCCAAATATTGCAGATGGTTCTACCGCAGAAGACCGCTTGGAATACGTTTATGTGTACGAAGAAGACGGCGAAGTTAAATACGACTGGTCAGACACCAAGATTCTGTATCGTAAGGGCACTACAACTACTAAAGATGTTGCAGAGGCCGATTTGAACGGAAACGGTCAACCTATCGTTGCACGTCGTTATCACGAAGCCAACTTCGCATATCTGTTGGCCAACTTTGCACATACAATTTCTGAAAATGAAGACTTTGTATTGGCAACGATCGGAGCATCATTGCCAACTTCTTTGACAACATTCGAAGTGAACAAATGGATTGGCACTCCAGCAACTAAAGACTCTGCTGGTAATATCGTTACTAACGGCACTGGATTGCTGGGTCTCCGCAATATGGTAGAACGTGCAGACACTCGTCAGGGCTTCTATAAAACAGATAGCGGATTCGTTGATGGCGATATTATCTATGACTCTAACGGCGCTCCTGTTGATATTGGTAAATATCTGTCAGTTGTTCCTCAAGTGATTGTGACTCAGGCTTCTGCTTCTAGCGGAACCACGGCAGGTGTTACAAACGGTGCAGCAGTTTATGCAGGTTTGTTGACCACTATCCAACCAGGCAACTCTACTACCAACACTATTGTAAATCGTATCTCTCTGCCAGGTGAGATCAAAAAAGTTAAACTTGATCAACTTGCAGGTTCTGGATATGTGATGTTCACAACTCGTGACGGTCAAGTTCGCGTGGTTTCTGGTGAGTTGGCAACCAACATCAATTCTGACTACGATTATGTATCTACAACAATTATCGTTGCAGAAACTATCAACCGAGTTCGTAAAGTTTGCCTGCCATTCATCGGACGAGGATTGACAGAAGCAACATTGGTAGCTTTGGATACCGCAATCGAATCTGAATTGCAAAAACTTGCAGACTCCGATGTGATTGTAAACTTCGCACACGTTGTTAACCAACGTCAAGTTGTTAACGGTAAAGGTGTTCTGGATGTCGCTCTGACAATTGTTCCAGCATTCGAACTGCGTGAAGTTAACGTCTCACTGAAACTGGCCCTAGAGGTATAAGATAAAAAGATAGGGAGAGACTTAGTGGTCTCTCCTGGTTATAATCAATATAGGAATAAATATGGCTATTAAAGAATATCACAGCTTTGGTGGTGTTGATATCACTCCGGTGTTTGGCAATACAGCTTTCGGCGAAATGCAAATGGTTTCATATCGTGCAGACCGGGAAAAAGCTCCAATTCACACAATGGGATCTCCCGATGCTCGCTCAATTGCTCGTGGCAAACGTTATATCTCTGGTGCATGTGTATTCACAGTGTTTGACCGTGATACATTGCTTGAAGCTATGGACGAAGCTGGACGTACTGATGTATGGTTGAGTAAACACGAAACTGCCAACTATCGTCGCGGCGGGATTTATAAAAATATCAATAACGGCCAATACCAAGATGCGATCACTGATGCTGCTCGTAATGCAATTTACGGCTCTAATAACATCAAAGATAACAATGGTTCTCGTGGTGGAGGCACCCTGACTGCTGACTACGGTAAAATCAATTTGGATACATCTCAAAATATTCGTTCATCTTTGCGAACTGCTGCTAAAGCTCGCTTGGCTGACCAAGTATTGCCATTCGACATTAACTTGGTTGCTACAAACGAATATGGTCACACAACTAAGATGGTTATCTACGGTGTTGAATTGATGACCGAAAGTGGCGGTGTATCTATTGACGATTTGGTATTGGAAAAACAACATACATTTATTGCGCGTTCTATTTCTAACTGGATGCCAATGGATCAATACAACACCCGATAATTTAATCTAACTCTTTGGAGTATAGTTTATGGCTACAACAATAAGTACAAGTAGACAAGAAACATACAAAAGAGAGTATCATAGCGTGGGTGGCGATGCTACCCACGTTATTTTTAATTTCCCTGGACACGGAGCGTTGTACATGGGGAGTTTGATTTCTCTTTCATATCAATCTTTCAGGGACAAAGTTCCCATCTACAATCTTGGAAACACTAATATAGATGGATTCGCCATTGGCAAACGTTATGTTGCTGGATCACTTATTAGAACAATTTTCCTCCATGACGATCTGTCAGACTTTTTAACAAAAATCACAAAAGCTATCGGTTTAAAGAAAAATGTTGATAGCATTTATCAAAATAAATTAGAAAAAATGAGAACGTATCATCATCTCATGTTTGATGACATCATTCCATTTGATATTATTATTCTTTTAAGTTCTGAATACGGCGCATATTCCGTTTCAGAAGTTATATACGGCGCTACACTTATCAATAGTGGGCAAGTGCACTCTATTAACGATCTTATTGCAGAGGGAACAATGTCCTTTGTAGCAAGAGACGTTAGACAAACTAGAGATAAAATAGGTTCAGTAAAATATGGCCAAGCTTTAACAAATGATAGAAAAGCCTCAGATTTAGGCGACAAAGCAGATTATAAACCAGAAAGCCAATTTAAAAATAAAGAAGCTGAACAATTAAATCAAATCTTTAATCAAATGAAGGAAGATGCCAACGAAGATGGTGTAGTTACTGCACAAGAATTGAGGGAGCAAACAATCGTTTCTCAAATTCTAAGAGCAGTAAATGACGGGGAAGATTTATCAAATTACATTCCACAGATAAATGAGCTATCTGACAAATACAAAGGCAAAGTATCAGAATTGGTTTCTCAGTCTTATAAAAATCAAACTGGGTCGCCAAGACAATTGCCGTCGGTTTTTGATAATAAAACAGCAGATAAAAATACATTTGTTTATAGAAATAATCCATCATCTGATCCATCTGAAATAACAGACGGTGATACTGTTAAATTTAAAGGTGTAAAAAACATCGGCGGCGAATTATACAAAGAGGAATATGGCACTAACGGAAATTACAATACATCTAATAATACAGACAGATTAAAAGAGGGCGAATATAAAGCCCGCCTATTTCCTATTGATGCACCAGAAACATCACATATTCCAGATGGAGAAGGTCAGCCATTCGGGAGAGAATCTAAACAGTTCCTTGAAGAATATATGAAATCTGGAAAATGGGATGAAGATGTTAGACGAGGATATGTTAAAAACGTTCCATACAATACATATGGCCGTCATGTAATCTACAATTACAATTATGCATTGGCAGCTATCAAAGCTGGAATGGCACACTACAGTCCATCTGGCGCAAGATTAGCTGGGGCAACGGCTGCAGAAATGAGAGAGATGGAGACTGCATATGAAAATGCTAAAAAGAACGGCGTTGGATTGTGGGGTCAACCACCAGTTGTAATGCCAGATGAATGGAGAAGAAAACATGGCAACTCTAGCTAGTAAACGACACGTCAGATACGAAACTGATAGACAAAATAACACTATCAAAGTATTTGCAGTTGATGAACAAGGCAACAAACAAGAGCTTCATTCTGCTGGAACAGCTGGCGACTTATATGACATTGCTATGAGCTATTATGCTGCTCACTTTAATGGTACATCAATGGAGAATCAGTCCGTTAAAAAAGCCAATCTAGATAAAATTGATTTGGAATATGGAACCACTTTCAACACGGATAAATCAACATACTTTAAATCAAATGAAACATGGCGCGGCTATTCAAATTACGTTAAAGACCAACAGGGTGCTGATGCTGTAAATCAACAAACAAAACTGGGTTTTATCCCAGGCAACAATAAATGGGTTAATCCAACTAAAACAAAACCTGACGAACCTACATTTACGCCACCAAAAGCAACAGAACCTGGCACAGGTGTCGAACAGCTTCGCCCACTTGGTGCAGATGATGCATTTAAATATCAGATTGATCCTCCAGAGATCCCAGAGGAGAATGAAGTCCTCGACAAAGACGAACAACAGGAAAAAATAAAAAGAGAAGCAGAATTAGCTAATAAAACAATTAGTTCTGTTGGTTATAGTGGACTTTACACCAAATACTACTCTTCAAGTGACTTTAAGATTTATATTGGAGACATACTTCTTGATTACGCAGCAAGTGTTGCATTTAGTGAATCATTATCTTCAATACCTGTTTATACAATAGGAAATAGTAGATACAGCTTCTTATCGCGTGGCAATCTTTTAGTTTCTGGATACATAAGCATTAATAAAGCTGGTAAAGATTATCTAGCTAGGACATTAGCAAACTTCAGAGACAATAAAGTTAGCTTCAAATCCTTAAGCCCCTATGAGCAAATGCAATTGACAGCAGATGAACTTAACGCATACAAAGAAAAAGAAGCTAGATACATGGCATCAGAGGTTTCTGCTAAGTCTGTATTGGATCTATCAGATTTAGATCCATTTACTCTCAATCTCGTTTATAATAATTCAGATGTGATTTCTAGAGGTGTACAGCAACAAATATCTATAATAGAATGTAGAGTCATAGGGTTCGAACATAATGTAGACATAGGTTCAGACGGACAATTAATAGACGGATACAAATTTATAGGTAAGGAAGTTGTACCAAGATGAGAACAGAAGAAATTGAAGGCTTAAGCGCATTGCCACAAGACGATCTTACAAGTGAAGAGATTGAACATCTTGAGATGGCTAAAGAGCAACAACAAGAAGAAGAGAGACGAGAATACACAGACGTTGATATGCTTATTGAACTTCTTTCTGATAAGGAAGAGGCGCCGACTGTTTATGATATCGAGGGATGGAAAGACGAATATGGTATTATTCAAGTTTCTACGATCCTAAATGAGGATGACATTTATCTGTGGCGTATTTTAAGACGACAAGAATATAAATCTCTTCTTAAAAGTGGAACATTAAATGAGCAGGCGAGGGCAGAAGAAGCAATCGTGAGAAGATGTCTTCTATATCCTAAGCCAAACGAGAAGTTTATGTATAACTCTCCAGCTGGGGTTATTTCAACACTAAAAGAGCAAATCATGTATAAATCTGGTTTCGTTCCGGATGCAGTTGCTTTATCTCAAATTAAGGTATTATAAAAATGAACACAGTAAACCTCGGCGCGGGAAATATTTTAATCCCTTTCAACAACTCCATAATTGAAATAGATGGAATCATGTATAAGGATTTAGTTGTCATAGCTAGACTTCTAAATAGTGAAGAAATAACTCGCGTTTTGAGGATTTCTGTAAAAGATGCATATGGCGCAGACGAAATGTTTGAAGATATTTTTCGTTCATGCGTTGTTAGTATTCCTGGGATAAAAGATGGTTCAGATTTAGAAAAATCATCGGCCGGATTTATAGCTACAGTTGGCTCAGCAATATTAACCAAATCAATGTCTCATATTGATGATCCAATAAAAACGTTTAAAGAGTACACAGAAAATGTAGACATCTTAGATACTATGTCTGCTATTGTTTCAAAATATTTATCTACTCCATATTTAGAAGTGAAAAAGCTTCCAATAAACAAACTATTTGAAATGTACGCAGTTTGCCATAGAGCATTCCCAAATGAAGTAACCGAAATTCAGGAACAAGAAGATACTATTAATAAAGATGTAGGGGTCAATACAGATGACTAGCGGCGTAACGGTAGCTATGCTATTCAACAATGGGGTCATTCCAAAAGACGGGATTCAGCCCGGAGAAATAAGAAGCCCCTATATTAAAGAGAAATTATACACAACAAGTTCATCCCCAAATGAAGTCCAATCAGATGAAGAAGCGCAAAAAATAATTGGCTCAATCACAAAATACGGACTGTCTGCTGGGGCAATGTACCTTATTAAACGTGCACTTGAAAATCAAAAAATACAAAAACGAGTTAGGGAATACTCTAACTTTGGATACTTAGCAGAGTCTGTTTCTGGAACAAAAGATGATGCTTTAAGAATCTTTGGCGGCGGGAGAGTTACCTTGACCAACTTGCTAATGAACACAGCAAGAATGGCTGAGGAGCTCTCCCCTTTTCACATTTTAAGAACATTTCAGATTTCACACATTCTTCAACCGTTTGCGACAAGAGAAAGTGAACACTTCTTTGATTCTGATGCATTAGCTGCACAGAAAAATTATTTCAGAGAAATGTTCAAAATGCATGGCGAAAGAGAATTAACAACCTCAGATTTCGCAAATGGCATTACTTACCGTTCTGGACAAATGTTTGATTCAGAAGGAAATTTGATTCTTAAAGATGCAAGACTGGTTGCATCTGAATTTACAGGGATAAACAGACTTCACGATGAATCGTCTGCTTATAATCGAATCCTATCTAGATTTGTCGCAAGAGCAGGTGTATCTAAAAATGCAGAACAAGAAGTTTTTAATTTAGGTAAGAATGTAGCGGAAGGAGCGCCACCTTTAACATTTATAGCCTCAAGCGGAAATGAGTCTTCAGAATTTAAATGGGCTAAAACAGTTGTTGGCCAGGCTGTTGCGCAAGGCTTTAATACAGTAAATGAACCAGTCGCTTTCGTAGAAGAAATGACAGGGACCTTAATTAATAAAGAAAATAAGGTTTTTCAATTTCTTAAAAAGTATGGAAAGATAAATCCTAATGCACATCAAAATGCGGGAATAGGAGAGCTTGCACTCGGATATATAAAACATGGTTCAGTAAAATTAGGAGCATTAGGCCTAGGATATTATGTCTTAGATAATGCATCAAAAGTATTTGGCTCAGATGGAAGCGGATACGATAAAGGTGTTTTAGAAGGCTTATCTGCAAGCGCAGTAAATGCAAAAATCAAATATAATGAAGTTGTATCTGATAACTTTAGGGAATATGTTGCAGAGCAAGAGTATATGGCCCCAGGATCAACTAGTCTATTAAGACTAGCTGGATTTCCATTAGCAGGAGCTATGGCCGCCGGCACATATGCGTACGCAGAAAGAGCTCTCCCTTCATTTCTAAGCGGAACATATAAAGAGGGGGTAAGAAATGCTGTACAGCAATCTAATGTAATATCCGGCGCCGTATCTGATGCAGTAGACCATACTATTCTAAATTCTTCTATTGGTAGAGTTACAAGAACAAAACAATTCGCAATGAGAGGTGCACTAGTAGGTGCATTATTAACTTTACCATTCCTTCCGGGCGCATTAATGGGTGAATCATCTGACGATGCAAAAGCTGAATACTACGAAGGCAAAGATGTAGCAATCAAACGTAACAGAATGTGGTTCAGCGGAAGTGGAGATATTGAGGGCGAGGGAGTAAAATACTTCACCAAAAACTGGTTCAATAGATTGCAAGCTGGCAATAGAGACAAAATTCTATATGGAGACGGAGACACAAAAGAATCTTTAAATCCATTCCTGCATCCATTTGATTATCTCAGAAATCCATATAGATTTGAAGAAATGCATAAACATGATATGCCATATCCAGTTTGGGGTATGGACGTATCAGTTGGTGGTTGGGCTGGTAAAATATTTGAGAAAACAATAGGGCAAGTAATTAAACCTGATATTATTAATCCAGAAATGTATAAAATCTCTGGTAATAATATTCAGCAAGGATATGAATACGATCCAAACAGTGTTTCTGAGTCAGGAGACTTAGGTCTATATAATAACGGCGATATCCAAGCGGGAAATTATTTCCAAATAGCTGAACAGTATACATCTAAGTTTAAATCTCTTATTGATGATAATTTAGCAACTGGAAAAGTTAATCCAAGATATGATCCAGTAAGCGAAGGATTTAATTATACATTCAATGCAGCACAAGACTTTATCGGTCTTAAAGGCTGGGCAATGTCCGGAATAACATCTAGCTTAGGAGTAGGAGATACTGATCACTCTAATCAAATAGCTAGATCAGGTGAAGCTACAAACTTTGCAAGAGAATTTCAGTCATGGAATCTTGGCGGCTTATTTGGAGGTGCTGACGTATTGCGCCGTATTGTTCCAATGTCAACTGAGGTCACTTATGATAGAGTCAATCCATTAAGCAACCAGGTTTCAACCACATGGCTTCCTAATGGAAATTCAAATTATACAGATTTCTCAAAAGGTGCATTCTGGGATAAAGTAGAAAATGGGTATGATAGACTTCCTGGCGCAGGATATGAAACATATAATCCATCTCTAAAAGGTGTTAATCCAGAAGATTATCCAGACATAAATAAATTCGAAATATTGTCAGATGTTGCATATGGCAGCAAAGAATATTTCGCGATGAATAAAAAGATGTCTGATCTTTATCAGTCTGGCGAAATGAATGAACAAGATCGTGCCAAGTTTGACGAGATCTATATTCAAAATCAAGAGCGAGCTAGGCAAAAAGTTTTTCATGAGTATAAAACAGATGATGATGTAGAAGGTATTTCTTTGTGGGGTAGGACCTTAGGAACATTGTGGGAGACCACAACACATAATGCAGAACTACCAACAGAAAGATTATCTTTCTTCAGGCCAGCAGGCAAATTACTGCATCAAAGAACAGCTATTGAGGATTATCAACATACACAATTATCAGGCAGCGATACAGCATTGTGGAATAGGCCATATGATCATTTTATTCGTCCATTCTTTTCTGATGTAAATAAATATTTTGACCCAGATTCTATTCCAGACCATGTTCAAGAAAAACGAAATGTAGATAATTATTTCGATGCACTTGAATATTATAAACAAATGAAACTGTATCGGGAAAACTATTACGCCAATACAGGTCTTGCAAATCAGGCAAAAAGAAATGCCGGTAGAACTTTGTATGGAGCAGTAGCAAGTGGATTAGATTCTCAACAAGAAGTAGAAGCTGCATATTCAGCATTATCGGATAATGAAAGGGCTTACTTTTCTTCACTTGTGAATGCAAAAGGAGATGACAGAGCTAGAATATCTGCGATGGTTGATGGGGCAAATGAATCCCAAATGTATAAAATGCTTTGGGAAAGAAAAGATGCACTTGAGAATGGTGAGAATATTCATGCGCTACTAGAACAAGAAGAATCAGATTTAATAAAATCTCACGCCGCGGCATATAAGGGATACCAGTCTAGTGGAGATTCTCGTATTGGTATATCATTTAGAGAATACCTCCAAGAGAAAAGAGCAGAAGAGGTAATATCCGATGCGACAGGGATCCCAGATGAAAACTTTGTAGGTTGGGATCCAAGGATTGAGGTTAACGATATTAAACTAAGGACTCTTCAAGTTTCTAAAGCAGATGTAAAAGAATACGGATATTGGAAACAAGACGAACAGGCTCTGTCTCAAAACTTAGCAGTCCTTAAAGAAACCCAGGTTACTACAAAACTAAAATCCATAAGTAACATAAGTGCAAGAAGAGATTTTAACAATTATTTAGCAATAAAAGATACGCTCCATCAACAAGGTATTAGAACAAAAGATGTCATATTTTCTAATACAGGTTTTGGAGATACAGACATAAATATAGGTTAAGACAATGGCAGAAATTAAAAATCCAAGACTGATGCTCGCAGGTGCAGCATTAGGAGCTTACACACAGGATCCAGAAAATCATCCAATTATGGGATTAGCGGGCGTTGGTATTGGTGCCTATGTCGGAGCTAATCTACAAATAGTTAGAGAAATCCCAAAAACTAAAAACAGAGTTGATAGACTTGGCGCGGGTGTATTGGATTACATAAACGTAAATCCAGAAGAGTTTAATGCTACAAAACATGCAACAGTAAAAGAGTCCGAGATGGAAAGATTTATTCGTGACAGAGTAAGAAATTCCTCTCGGGCTAATACAGCCATGAGAAGACATATCAATGACAGAATTAGGGCGTCAATGCAAAATTCCGGAATTGATACATCTATGTTTAAAAAATCATTTATAAATGAAATGATGAATTCTTTTGATGGTGAAAAGTTCACAACTGGTTTTGATAAGTTTCTAAGAAATAAATCTTCTCTAGGCAGGAATGTAGACTCAGCCCTCTTTTCAGAAAGACTCACTAGCATAGAAAAACAGGCTTCAGGTATTATTAAAGGTGCACAACAAAGATATATAGAAATGCAGGCATCATATAGAAAGGCTGTAGACGCAAACTTTGTAGCCTTAACTGGTAATTCTTTGTCTGATGTGTTCACAGAGGATCAAATCAAATTCCTGCTGAACGGTAAAAGTGCAGTTGAAAATCCACAAGAAGTTATCAAATCAATTGAGAATGCAAAGATAGAAAAAGATTATATCCGCGCGCTTAAATCTTCTACAGACCCAGAGAATATTGCTATTGATGAAAAAGGTATGTTCTCAGCTGACATAAAATCAATAGACAGAACAAATATCAAAAGTGTAGAAAGTCTACAAAGAGGGACTCTAAATTTAACTGAATCTGCATCCAAAAATGACAAGATAGATTCTATTAAAAAATATCTAGTTCAAACACTTGGCAACACAGAAGGTGAAGCAGAAAGAATTGCTACAAACCTTGTAGAGTCTAATCCAAATGCATCTTTCAGTATTTCGGATAATAATCTACAAATTAAAAGACCAGGAGAAAAATCTGTATCAATGTCGCTAATGGAAAGAAAGAATGGCAGGGCAATAGAACGGATTGGTGGCAATACATATAATCCAATTATGCTTAATCCATTCGGTAATGCAAATGGAAATGCAAAACTGCCAAACGGGCAAAGAGTTGCTGCATGGCATTTCGGAATGGGAGACTCTGCACAGGTATCCGGTATCATTGGAGATAACCATAAGCTAACTGGATATACAGCAGCAGAGGCGGCGTCTCTTCATTCTGCTGTTACAGGAATTCCATTAAGTGAAGCATACGATATATATAATAAAAGAGAATTTATTGGCGCATCAAGTGTAGTAGATGATTTAGGAATTCTTCCAAGAAATTCTCAAATTGATTTCTCAAATTCCATGACATTTAGCAAAGGTGGAATAGCAAAAGGATACACTGATAGTTTAACATCTTCTGGATACAAAAAGATCATTGAAGATGTAGATATGGCTGCAAGAAAAGCTGGTATACCATCTCCAGCATTAGCTAAAATCCGTTCTCAAAATACAGGTATAAATGACACTAGCACTATGAACTCTATAGCTGCAGGGATTTCGCCACATCCAGAACGTTCAAGCGGGAATTTAAGCAGAACAAACATTGCTACAGTATCAGATTTAGAGATACCATTTAAGGCAACTACAGAACAATTGGATGCAGGCCTAAATCGAAAACTAAGATCAGAATGGGTTAACGCAACTGAGGCAATGGCAAAAGATGGTAGAGGTGTAAACCTTAGAGGTTCAATTCCAGTAACACTTGGTACATCTGCCGGAAGAAATTCTTTAGGATCATTGGTTCATGGCATTACTGTGTCAGATGGTCAATCTGCTACATCATTAAAAGGTGTAAATGTAAATTTCCCATTATCAATAAATCTCGGAGAAGGAGACATTAAAGGCAATAAACGCCAAAGAGAAATTATAGAGTCACTTATAAATGGTGGTGGACCAGTAGAAGTTCCTCATAATGACATCGTTGCTTTTTCTGGAGGTAAACCAAATCAGGTTCCAAGATATGCAAATAAAATGGTTTTAACAGGCATAGAAGAAAACGAAGGCAATGTTAGACTATTGGGCTATGGTGTAAATTCTATAGACGATCATAACGCCGTTGGCATGAAAGGATTTGGAGATATTAAATCTAATATGGTTTTTCAAGATGAAAGAACAAGAAAAGCTGCTAAGATATTAGACGAGATGGAAAAACTTGGAGTCCTAACAAATAATAATGGCGCAATTGAATTTAGTGATGATACAAATCTCTCTAAAGAAGGAAAAAGATTTAAAAAACTTCTTCAAGAATTTAAATCTAGTAGAGAATCCAATAAAGAGTATTTAAAACAATACGGCGCGGATAATTATAAAAAGCTAACTTTGGACATGGTAGATCAATTAGAAAATGATCTAACAAAACCAGCATATAAAAGAACCACTCTTACTCGTGCGCTATCTTCTATTGGTTTAGATAAAAACCTTCCAGATGTAGTGTTAAGACAGCAAGACTCAAAAACAGTTGCCGTACTGGAACAACTATATGCTCCAATAAAAGAATTAAATAATTCAAAAAATGTATCAGAGCAAACTATTAATAGGGCTCAACAAAGTATGACAAATACTCTTGACATATTAATAAATAATGCCGATGATGGGAAAGTAAAAGAATCTCTGCTTAATATAAAAGAACAGGTTAAAGTCGCTCATGAGTCACATTCTCCAGTGGATGTACTAAAAGATATATCTTCTCAAGCAAGGGGAACGCTAATAGCAGAGAGAGCAATTAACGATGGTAAAAGTTCAAATATAGCCTTATCAACAATACTGAACAATCTGTCAGAGTACAATAAAAAACTTAAAGATGGAGTTCAAGAAGAGTTTCTATTTCATCATGGAGATGGAAACACGTCAAAGATTCTTCTCGGTACAGATGCTTTTGGAAATAGAGTTAGATCGGAAGATGTAATAACTCAATATCTAGAGCACAATACTGAGCGTATGAAAAAAGCCGCAAATGGTGTTCCTAAATTAGGCGGAATAACATCTAGCGGATTTTATGAGGCTGTACAAAATGACTTTGCACAATTGTACAGAAAATTAGATTCTAAAGATATGGCTCCAAAGATTTGGGGATTGGTTACATTCCAGTCTGGCAACGAGGCAATAACAGGTGCAAATGCATCTAAGGGTACTATCTCATGGATGGCGCAAGATGCAATGTCTATGAACGGGATGTCAAAAGAATCCATAGCATCAATGACATCTTCAAACAATGATGCAATATACGCATTCAAATCTAGACTAGCGCAAAGATATGAAGCCCAAGGCATAAATCAGGCATTCAGTAATGATGTTGATGTTGCAAAAGGTCAAATAAATAAACTTTTCAATCCGGATACGGCACGAAAAGAGTATGTTGAAAAATATTTAACAAATGCCAAAGTTGACAACGGAGTTATGACAATTTCTCTAGATAACGAGGCATTAAAAAATATTAAAGGCAACTATTCTAAGTTTAAATCTTTGTCTATTGAATTATTAGATACAGATCTAAGCGGCTCTGTAACTATGGAAGACGGTAAACCAGTAAATAGACAAATAGATAAATTAAAAAGAAATGTACTGATTTCTCAATTAGATTTACAACAGGCCAGAAAAAGTGGTCATCAAGAAACAATCAGGTTGGCAGAAGAGGCATATCGTGATTCATTTAAAAAATGGGCAGATATGGAAATTGCAACAGATAAGAATGTTGTAAAAGAGGCCATCAAAAGGGAGTTCAATCAAGGTGCAACTGTCACAGCTGTTGAAACGACTGGTTACGAAGAAGCAATCAGAATCAGAGATTCTAAAGCTAATAAGAACGCTGTATTCATAAACGATGAAACATATATAGCTTTGGGATTTAACAATGGAGACTATTCTCTAATAGATGAGGGTAATGGTATTCAAAAGATTGTATTTAAACACGATAAGTCAAAAGCTGCAGTAGGTTTTTCTGTTCGTGAACCTGCATCTGGCCCATTATCATCTATGGCCGGCGAGTTTTATTTAAATACTCAAAGAAATAGAAATGGGCTAATTCTCGGTATTGGTACTAAACAATTAGCTGCGCAATCTGGCGACTATGATGGCGATAAATTGGTATTAGGAATACTCAAAAAGAATGCTCAAAAATTTGATGACATTCACAAAGAAATTTCTAATATAGGATCAATGCAGACAGAAGTCTTTAACAGATATGGAGAATTCATTGAGGGAATTAACCTAAAAATGGCTGAGGCATCAAAAGAAGCTAAGGCAGTTAATATAGTTCCATCTATGAAAAACATTCCAGAAGATATGCCGGCTGCCTTAGTAGAGAAGATTGCAAAAGGTTCAAGAAGAGATTTCGATGCTCCAGCAATTACCTCATTGCAACAATTGATAACAAATTCATTAGTTGCAGAACATGAGAGAAATGTCGCTACGTTGATGGCAAATGAAAAAATGGATGCCATAACAAAAGCCGGAGCAATAAAAGATTCTCATATAAAAATGATGTTGGCATTTGAGGCATCAAGATCTATTCAAGAGGATACACTTAAATCCGTTCGTAAATCTTCTACTGGTGCAGCAGTTCATGACACTCTACTTGATTTAACATCGAGAATTAAAGAGGACTGGGGTAAGAATCCTGATGCAGATTTCACAGAGCTTGGGAATACAATTAAAGGCTTTATGCATGAAATGTATGGAAAACACTTTACATCTGACGAAGGGAAACAACTCTTAGATAATGTGTCAGAAACAATTAAGACAGCGATTATAAATCATGGACCTGGCATAAATGCGAATCCAGCGAATATGGTAGGTGATTTGCATACTGCTTCTGATAAATTAACAGCCGGCGCAACAAGATTATCTGGCATATCTGACAATGCACTTGAAAGCATTCAAGCTGGATCAGAACAATTGCAAAGAGCACTGGAATCAAATATAATTTCAGAAACAGACGATGGTCTGAGGTCAATGGTTTCAACACTCAAAAAGAATAAGCATTCTTTAATTCTCGGCGCGGCAGGATTTGGAGCGTTAGCCCTTATTGGTGGCGCAGAATCTCCAAATATGTCTTCTCCAATGTATAATTCTCCAGTAGCAAGAACAAATCCAACACTACCTCCATTAACAAGTGAATCAGCATATATTCAAAAATGGGGAGCAGATGGTCAGTCTGTTACTATCAATGGTCAACAAATCAATAACTATTCAGAATCTAGAATCAAGCAAAATATGCGGTCAATGTTCCAAGGTGATACAAATAGTCGTAACACTGTAAGGTTTGATAATAGAAACTATTAATAAGGCAAATAATAAAATGGCAAGATTTACATTTAGTATCAATGGGCGACTAGACTTAGAGCCAGTTTCATTTGATAAGGTAGATAAATTTTACTCATCACAAGAGGAGTTCCTAAGGGACTCCTCAGTTTTGGTGTCCACATCAAGATATAGCGAAATGCTAAGCCTTGTAACATTCCAATTCGATGTATCAAAAGAGGATGATGTAGAAAAACTATCACAGCTAATCTCTATGTGTAGAGCTTGTCCATATGTCTTTATTAAGTCTGATGCAATAGAAGAGAATCATTTATCTGATTTAAATCTAGCCATTGGATCTGGATACTTCATGTATGCTATTCGTGAATACGAAGCAGAGATGAATTCATCTGACCAAGGACAAGGTGTTGTAACATTCTCTATGCGCCTCCAAATGGTGAATTGGAGACCATTAGCTAAGTCTATTAAATTCATTTCTTTATATGGAGATAAGAAAACAATTTCTCCAGAAGTAGGAAGTGTTAGAGATGTTGCATTAGCCGGCGATGTTAAAAGTGCAGAAGAAGGCGGCGGATTAACCGAATATACTGACAATCCAGAAGACTCGAATGTTTTAGAGGCAATGGTGGAGCATTATCTTTCTGATGTTAATAAACATTCCGGCGGCCTATTAAATAAAGGCAATGATAGAAGTTACGATTTTAGCATTGGCTCTCCTAAGATTTATTCATCAGAAGAAATTGCAAAAGTAGATAAAACAAAATTCCTATGGGGACAAGTTAGATCATTCCGCGTATTGAAAACAGTAGAAACTTCAAATACCGGGAATATCGACATCTCTGCGCAAAGAGATTCTGGAAAAACAAAAAACAGAAATACGTCAGAAATAACCGGAAAAGATGTTGGCGATAAGCAAAGATTTGATGAAGATGGAGGAATCTATATCGGCTGGTTAAGAAAACGCATTGCAGGCACATCTACATCCGAAACCAATACAGCAATTCAGTCTATTAGGGTAAGAAGACGTAATAGATTTGCTAATCAAACAGTCCAAGGGTATGTTTATCCGTTCTGTCAATATCTTGGACACTCTCCAACAGAACTGCTTATTACAACAATAAGTAATCACGAAAAGGGAATGTCTAGTTCAGCAATCATGGCGGCAGTAGCAGAAACTAGCGCCGCTATTGATTGGATCCGTCATAACAATCCGTCTTTAAAAGGTCTGGATGTAATGGCAGTTGAGAGTCCACTTGTAAATGCAATGGGCTTATCTTATGTAGCGCTTGATTCTAGTCACTCATCTACAGCTGGCGAGGCAAATAATGTCATTGTTCACAATCACACATTTATTGAGTCAGATTCATATCAGGCAATAGAAAATGGGAAATACTCTTTAGCCTCCAAAGTTGATGCATGGAATGATTATGTAAACCAAGGAACAAGACTTCTTGAATTTATCAAATTAAAAATTGAAAAAGATAAAACAGGAGCAGTTGACACAGGCCTTAATTCCGTTATTCAAAGAATTAATGAAGAGATTCTTGCTGCAACTAATGAAATGATTGATAGGGATCGCGCGAATGATTTAGAAAAATCAAAAGGCATGACTGTTCACCAAGACTCTCTATTGGCCCCAATGGTAAACCATGAATCATGGAAAAAGGCTACTCCAGCAGAGAAAGTTCAAAGAATAGTCGGACTATATGTAAGCCTTCAAAGTCAAAAATCAGCAACAGGATCAGAAGAAAGAGTTAAAGGCGAAGCACTAAGAAGATTAGAAAGTGCCGTTAAAAGAGCTTATAGAAAAGCCCTAACAGGAGGCTTAGACACTCCAGAGGTAATTAAAGCCTTAAGCGAGGACATTCAAAAACAAGAGCAGTGGATTGCAGAAAACGGTGGCTCTCAAACAAGAATGTATGGAGAAGGTTTACCAGACTTCAATTATGGAGAAGTTCTAAGAAACATTGCTCAAACAAAAGAATATCCTGCATGGCAATCACTTCCAGCGCTTCCATTTGTGTACGATGTAAATATCATATCTGGAGAAAAACTCTTAGCTACATGGCAAGAGATGCTTCCACAAATAAATGAACTTTTAGTTGATACACAAGCTTTAATAGCCCCAGGAATGGCAGAGTTCACAAATGTAACAGACTTGTCAGGAGAACTACCAACGACAGGTGCAACAAGGGTTGTACAAAATCCAGACGGTTCAGTTGCAGATGTTAAGCGTAATAATGAGGGTGTTAAAGTTGATTATAATGGAGACTTCAGTGGTAAATCAGAGGTAGACTCTGCCCTATCTGCACAGCCTGGCAAATGGCTGACAATAGGACAAGTTGTCAGATACGAAAGGGTATCATGTTATTTTAGAGAAATAAGAAGAGTCGGAAGTAGTCCACATTTAGGCGTCGATCTGGCGTGTCCAATTGGCACACCTGTTTATGCTCCGGCAGATGGCACTGTTCTAAGAGCAGGGCCGGCCGGCGGATATGGAAACCTTATGGAGTTATCTCATGAAGGAGGTATCGTAACCAGATATGGACATAATTCAAGATTGCTGGTTAGCAGAGGGCAAAGAGTTTCCAAGGGCCAAAAGATAGCAATAAGCGGAAATACTGGACATTCAACCGGGCCACATGTTCATTATGAAATAAGAAAAAATGGTGGAGTTATAAGTCCATTTGGATTTCATAATCAAATGGGCGCATATAGTGGCACAGGCACAAAAGGTAGTAGAAGAATAGATTCAAAAGGTCCATCCGGCGTCCCAGTCGCAACTAAACAAAATGACACAAAAGCCGTATCAGACAAAGTGCAAGATGATATGCAAAGACTCCGCAACCAGGTTAAGGCTACAAATGCCAAAGCTGGTCTAGGGGCAATTAGCAAAGACCATATGGATATGCAAAGAATCATTGCCGAGGAAGCTACTAAACTTGGCTTCGACCCAAATCTTGCATTAGCTATGGCATGGCATGAATCCAAATTCAGCCCAAAAGCATGGAATCCAGATACAAAAGCTGCTGGCCTTATGCAGATTGTCAGAAAATTCCATAGTGATTACGGAGTTAATGACACAACCGTTTGGGATCCAAGAACTAATGTTAGACAAGCATTAAAAATGCGTCAACAGGATATCAATTCATTTAAAAGAAGATATCACAGAGAGCCTACTCCGGGCGAAGTGTACATGATGCACCAACAGGGTCTTGGTGGTTTCTACAAAATGTATGACAATAGAAATAGGCGAGCAGTTGATGTACTTGGTCAAGCAAAAGTATTTAAGAATGGGGGAAATGCATCTATGACTGTTGAACAGTTCATGAGATTGCATACTAGAGAAATTGACCAGAACTATTCTAAAGCAGCTGGCGGGCAAGTTGGTATCGGCGTTTTAAATACTGGTGACCTCGACATACAGGGCGATAAGGTTGCCGCGCCAAGAAGTTCTGAGCCAGTAGATATCGCTATTGATCCAATTCCTTGGACAGAAGAAATCCAAGCAGAATCAAGATTGGAAACTCTTTCTAAAGATTTCAGAACTGGACTTGATAAACTTTTGCCAACATATAAAGTTTATATGGTTCATGGCAACAATGAGAATAGCCTTATTAAGCTTATTAACTTCCGCACAAATGCAAGTTACTATGAAATCCCGGCAGTTCGCAATATTAAAGTTGAAATGGCAAATCAGGATAATCCTGTAGCAGTTGCATCATTTGAAGTAATGAATCCATTAAACACTTCATCAGATCCAAGAGAGGTTAGAAGCTTAAAAAACTCTGCCATAGATTTATCTTCATTGGAGAGTGAAGAGGCACAAATTATCACTTTAGACATGTTGAGAATCAAGGCTGGTAATAAAATTCAAATCAGAATGGGTTATGGCAATGATCCAAATCTATTGTCTATTGTATTCAACGGCATGATCACGGAGACCAATACAGGCGAGGTATTACAAGTTGTTGCGGAGGGGTACGGAAGAGAGCTTCAAAACGAATTATTGTTCTTAGGAGACATTCTTCCTACATTCAATTCGTCTGCAAATGATGACTTATATATCTCAGCAGCTGTTGCCAAGGTTCTTAAGTATGCAAATATTCAACACTTTGGCAGGGGTCCAAGATGGTTTGAAGATGCAGATGAAGCTGAAGCAGAAGGTGCGAATGTCAATGTAAACGTTGCTCAACAAGAGATGGATAAAAATCACGCTTGGGCTACAGCATGGAACACAAAAACAGATGAATACTTCTTCACTAGTTTTGGCGGGCAAACAGACGTGCTTGAAAACACATGGATTATGAATGTGGATATGGCAGATAGATTCTTTATTACTAAATGGCATGATATTTTCCCATTTGGACTTAGAGATTATTTTCCTGACTTCCACGTTCAAAATAAAACTGTTTGGGATGTAATAACTACCGGCCGCCGTATATTCCCCTCTTCTATCGCATTGGTTAAAAATCTTGATGGTAGATCAACTACCTTTACTGGGATCAAAGAACAGATGATGATCAAAGGTGAAAAACCTCAGAGTCTAGCATCTCAAATTAGGCAAAGCATTTCTAAGGATAGTAAACCAACATTAGCAGGTAATGGCGAAGAAGAGCTATTTGCACCACAAGACACAACAATGTCAGGAGTTAAAAAGGTTGTACAGGCCAGAAATGGATCCAGAGAAGAGCAACTAAGGGCAGAACAATCAGCAGTTGATTTAGCTCATGTAACACATGCTGCACAACAGACAAAAGAAGTTGACATTGGAATGTATGGTCCAGCCACCAATTTCCATATCCTTAGCGATTCATATAATATCTTATCTAATCAGTTAAGATTAAATCAGAACTGTATAACAGGCGCAGTAGTTGAATATGGTAGCGAACCAGGAGATTTTGGACTTGGTAAAAATGACCAATTCAGCATGAACTCCAATGGCGGCTTATACCCAGCGTATGTTAAGAAAAACTTCATATCAGATTCTTCAATATCTTCGCAAGGCATGGCAGTTAAAACTGCACAAGGATACCTGCTTGAAGAACTTGAGAAAATGTACGACGGACAAATTATCATAACCGGCAATCCAAATATTCAACCTGGAGACTATGCCTATGTGGTTGATGACCTAAGAGTTATGAAGGGTGTAATCAAATGTAGAGAAGTTCAACACGTTTATAATGAATGGGATGGCTATATAACAATAATTACTCCAGGCATGTTTGTTGAACCTGCAACTCATTTGTATTCTAACCTCTATATGAAGTTCGGAATTTACATGTCATTTGTAGCTAGAGCATTCTCTGAATTTAAAGAAGCTCAAGTTGGATCATCTCACGCCGCGTATGTTTATAATCAGGCAGACATTTCTCCAACTCCAGGTGCATCATGGGAAAATGCTTTATCATTTGGCGGGAATGCTGCTGTAACTGGTTTAAGTGGATACCTAACATATAAAGGTGCACAGGCCGGATTAAGATGGATTGGTGGCAAAGTAACTCAATCAGCATTACTAAGTGGATGGACATCAAGAATTGTAGGTTTAGCATCTAGATTCAGTTCCTCTATTGGTACAGGATTCTTAAGATTTTTCCCAAGAACAAGTGCACTGATACAGCAAACAATAACAATGGGTGCAAGACTCTTTGGTGGAGGATTACTATCAGGTGGATTTGTAGTTGTTACAGTATATGCAGTGATTATTATTCTTGTAGCATTGGCTATATTCGGTTTCTTTAAAAATCTGTATGAATCATATACAGTAAAAAGAGAAATGCGACATAGATCTTTATTAAAAATGCCATTAACAGTATTTGAACAAGAATATACAGCAGGTCTATTTGGCTGGAATAATGATAAATCTGCTTTAGAGTTACAATGGGAAAATATCAAAAGAACTGCATCCAATATTAGCGATATCTGGAATGCCGGCAAAGGCGAAGATGCACACAGATTTAGAATCATAACAAAACTAGCAATGGATGAATGACAATGTTAACACCTAAAAAGCCTACATTGGTTGACCAAACAATTAATAACGCAGGTATTAAATATACTGACCAAGGTAAGATTGAGTCAGTATCAATACAGGGGACACAAATATTTGTCGTTGTTAGACTTGTCGGTAAAAATCTTCCAGATATGATGGGCAATACAGTTAGTTGTGGGAGGCACTTAGTTGGCCTCCCTACTCACGCTCCTGAACATACAGCAACAATGGCAGAGGTCTTAATTCCTTTAAATATGAATTCATCAACTCAGGTTGTTGATCCGAAAACGCTTATAGGTTCTCGTGTTCAGGTGTTTTTTAAGTCTTCGGGTTTCCCAGAAGGATGCACATTGCTTTCTAATCCAGATGCAAGATCAGTGTCAAGAGAAGAGTTGTTTAATTTACGATTTGAAAGTAAAGATGGTATAATAGATCAGTTTACAGAAAAGAAAATTCAATTAACTGATAGTCAAAAAGCAGAGCTAATATCAATCCTTAAAAAAGAAAAATACGATCAAACATTTCATAAGGGCGCAGTTGGGGTATACGGGAACAGTCAAAATATGTTTGTATCAAACCCAATGCACCAATCAACTTTTGTAGATTTTCAACAAAAGGCAGATGAAAAAACAGTCATTAATGATGTTAAAAAAGAGGTTAGAAAAAAGGATTGTTATATGCCGGCAACAGTATTTACAGGAAAATCATAAATGATAATTAGACCATCCCCAACAAGTACAACAGTGGTAGATATAAGAGAAGATGTCGCAACAATGTCGGCCGGCTCTATGTCCGTATCTACACACAAAGACTATGGATCATTTATCAATGGTCCATTATCAATCTCTTCTCCTCCGACATCTATTACAATTGGCGGATTCTACAAATTCAATCCGGTAGCCTTATCTGGTATGCCGTCAACAATTATAACTCCAGTTCCAACATTTGAAGTGACAGTACCAGTTAAAAATATAGCAACACAAAATATTATTAATGGGATCGTTACAAGCACTATAACAGGGCTGTTTTAATATGCTAATAGATACAATAACAAGAGACATTTCTCAAGATAAATATGGAGATCTAATTTTTAATGGGTCTGACATAGTTACATCTTACAATAAAGATGAAATAGCAAAAATGAATGCAGCCCACAGAGTGTTTTCAGCAAATGGAGATTTGTTTAAATATAAACTATACGGCGCGAATCTTATAAATTATATTGGAAAACAATTAACAGATGAAACAATAGATGAAATGGTAAGATCTATAAGACAATCATTGACATCAGATTTGTTTCTATCTGCATATGAAATAATGATTGTGCCGGTGAGAAATGGTGTAGACTCCGTATATTTTAAGATATCAGTTGGAACATCTGAGGGCTTTACAAGAGAAAAAGTTCAAGAAATCAATATAGAATTTACAACTACAGGCGGAGTTAGATATGTATAGCGAAATATCAAATCCCGAATTATTTAAAAACCAAGTCTTAACAGAACTTGGAAAAAGTACAGGGCTGAATAATACATCTAGATCCTCTGTATTGACACAATTAGTAGATGCAGTATCAGAATCAATGGTAAATGTATCTAAATATAATGCGTCATTAATTAATTCCACTTTTACAGAATTAGCATCTGGAGATTTATTAACAGATAATGCATATGAATTTGGCGTATTAAGAAACGTTTATTCTGATCTATATGTAAAAGCAGAAGATCAAATTGTAGTCTTATCAACTGATGATGGGAATACATTTCCAAAATTCTCTCACGGCAAACTTGCAATTCCAAAAGGGAAAAGATATACAATAGGGAATACAACGATTGAGGTTCTAACAGACGTATACTTGCAATCTGACTTATATGAAATTCCATTATCTATAAGGGTAATATCATCATCTACTACAGATATTAAAAATGGCGCCGTAATAGATATAACTGATAAGAAAAATATCAATACATCTGGTCTTAAAATAAAATTTAAGGAACCAGTATATAATCAGTTAACAGAGGAAGATGACAATTCTCTTCGCTCAAGAACTATGTCAGCCAAAATGAAAGTTCATGGTTCAAGCATAGACTCTATTACTGGTATTGTTCAATATACTCCACTTGTTAAAGCATTCTTTATTGACGAAGATCAATCTAGCGGCGTTGTAAGAGTTTATATTGCTACAGATAAAACATTGAAAGGCGAGGAAGATAGCTCGTTCCCGCATATGAGATCTAAACTATTAAATACATTTGATGCGATTGGCTCAGCAGAGCAGTCATTTCAAATTCTTCAGCCACAAATCTTAAAAGTTTATCCTACATTCACTTATTCAAATACGACAGAGGTAATGGCACTGGGAGCTATTAACCAGTCATTCTATTCTACATATACACCTTTCTCAAAAATAATAGACATAGATGCAATTAAAACAGAATTAACATCATATGGCTTAAATGTAAAAATTGACGCGCTAAGTTTAAAATCTGAAACATACGGAACATCAGAATCTGCTAGTAGTGGAGTAATTGAAATTCCGGATGGATATGTGATTTACTTCTCGGCAGCAGACGCATTAGGGATAGAAGAATGAAGCAGAATTTATCTACAAATATCATAACAAGATATTTTGCCAAATGGTCAACTTCATATAAGAGCAGATATTCAAATATGGCAAGAGTAATCTTGCCTTTTTCTTCTATTGTAAATTCATCTATGGAGAAAGCTATCAATACGGTGGCAATGAGATATAGAAATACAAAGCTAGAAGTAACTGACGAACTTCATATTCTTGATGTGTATGGAGATTATAAGGAAATAAAAACCGAGGGATCAAGAATAGAGTATAAAGACGGAACATATAAAACTGTCGGTTCCCGCATTCTTGAAAACGTTGGGCATTATTTATATTCCGATTATTCTCAATTTCCTTCTGATGGCGTTATTCTTACAGAATCAGATATAGACTGGATAGAGGATGCATATGATTTAATCATAAGCGCAGGCCAGACAAAAATTAATCATAGATTTGTAAAAGAAAACAGACTATATGTTAAATTGCCACAGACATATGATGAAAGTTTTACAATTACTATTTTGGGATACGATAAAAATTTCAAATATATAACTGAACATATAAATGTAAGATATGAAGGCGTGTACGAGACATTTAAAAAATTCATCTACATTGATTCAGTTTCATCGCCGGTAGAAATTATACTAACTAACTATGTTAATTGCTCTATTGATCACTTTATTTATCCTAAGCATATCCCTTTAAAAAGAATAACAAACACAGAGGGAGAGTTTATCTTCCCATATATAACAAAAGATGAATCATCTGTTTATATGTATGATATGTCCGGCACAACATTTGATCCGTTAATGCAGATTGACCTGGATAATAAGCCTAAGTATCTATTTGTATCAAACAACTCTGATGTGTTCTCAGTAGATGCTAATAACTGGTTAACAATATCTAAGCCAACTTATAATTTAACAACAGAAACAGAATCAAATGGATCTGCAAATAATAACCATTTCATATTCTTAGAGGATGAGGAGAATAGAATCGGTACAACAATAAGGTGCACAGTTATGGCCCATGATCTTGCAAGAAGATCATCTTCTCCAAATATTAGAATCTCAGTTAAAAATAACGGTTTCACATACTATGTAAACAGATATGGTCAACTTGTAGAAGATAATAACACTTGGATTAATACACTTAATTCAGAGAGTATTATAACTATCCCGGTTATATGTGATAATAAGCTTCCATATATCTTCTCGGTAAGAAATGAAGATGGAGAACTGTATCAGGCGATATCTGCGCAAGGAATATCTCAATCATCTATGGTTCTGCCAAAAGTTAAAACAATGCATCTTTATGATTCTGAGCTATATGTTAATTATGAAGGAAAGATCTTTAAGGTTAAACCAGTAAGACACGTTTATTCAAGATATTCTCCAAGATCACTATCATTAGATTCTCTATATAAGGAGATTAGATTAAAATGATCAATACAAAAAATATAAGTATTAATCCTTTTGAAAGAGCAGAATTCTTTCCTTCTTATAAAAAGAATATTGGGGAGCTGTATCCAGCATTTCTTATTAAGAATACAGATAAGATAATTTCTATATATGATGGAATTCTTACAATTGGAGATTTAGAAATTCCTATGTATGAGTTATCACTTGCTGATGTATTCTTTAAATTTAAAGAAGCCAGTGTAGATGTTAAAATGTTTACACGTGGAATGGAGACTATAACTGCATTATCTCTTGTTGATTTTTCAAATGTTGATGTATCAGAAGTTGAGTTAGTTTCATCTCCAATGAGTGCCGCGGCGGCAGTGTCTAATAATATCGCACCAAATATCCCCGGCGCGTATCTTGATATGGTAAATATTTCTATTGATCAAACTCAAAATGTAAAACTTCATAATGGATTAATAATTTCAAATTCAAATCTTCACAATACAAAAATAAATGTAAAGCATTTCGCAAAAACATTTATTCTCTATATCTCAGAATCCAACATTATTCGGAACATAAAAGATTCTTATAAACTTCCACAAGTAAGAAACGCAGTAATCAATTACAATCTAGAAACATTCGGAGCAGAAAGATGAAGACATTAAAGTATTCAATTAGAGTTGGAACATCTTCTTTAAGTGCAAAACTCTCACATAATGTCCATATAAGGAAATCCGAAATTAACTACGATAGAATGGAGACATTAGAGATATTATCTGATGATCCAGATAAATCAGAATTTGGATGGGGAAACGAGATATCAACATCTCAAGAGTATGGGAGTGTAAATATCCCAAACGAGATGTGCGTTCTTGATGGAGCTAGAATCTCTGGGACAGGATGCTATAATATTCCTGTAAGAGAAAGAACAACTTGGCTTGGTGATTCAGACGTTATAGAATCAATATCTATTTTATCAAGAAAAAACGGATACATAGATTCATTTGTAACTTATAAAAAAGATGGCAAATCAAAATTCTCATATACCGGGATGACAGAATATGCCACTGAATTCTTAGATGATGATGATTTTGTTAAAGCCTATAATAAGAATAGAAAAATCTTTATTCCTAAACCAGAAACATATACTCGTCATGTAGTAATTGATAAGACAGCTATTCCAAGACAAGAGCTTAAGAGTTCGAATGATAAGGAACTTTGTCAAACAGAAAAAGATGGAAATAAAACAATCTCATATACAGAGTTTCTAAACATTTCTGAATATGAATTCTTTGATCAGTCTAATTCTAAGATAGTTCCAGAAAAAGAAGATAGTTATGGCGGCATATTTGTTTTCAATGGCAATTATGATAAAGTTTACGCAGAGTATAAGGTCTCTCCAGTTGTGCAGATAAGTGGAAAACCTATTTACTATGCGAATAAAGTAAATCCTGCCGCGGAGATAAATTTATTCCAATTATCAAGCCCAGATATAAGAGTAGAAACAGTAAGTGCTGTAGAAGATATTTCTATTGATAATGGATCAACGACTTCTGAGTTACTTCTTTATGCTCCAGAATATAGAGAATCAATTTTTATAGAGCCAGATGCGAATATCTTTATAAATGGAGATTTAGTAAAATCCGGAGATAAATATGAAATATCAAATCAAGGAACAAATTCATTAACAATTTCTGCTCCAACATCTGCCATTGACTTACTAACTACTGTGCCCAATACGGCTGGCAAATATGAGTTAACTGGATATATACAGGGGACTCTAGCAGCAATATATGGGGAATTCAGAGACGGCGATACATCATCTATACAGCATATTTCGTTTAACAAGAAATCAGAAAAGTTATCTGATTATTTAAGCGGAACATTAAATATGTCAAACTCTGGGCTATACACCGTAAGACAAACAGGCCCAGGATTAGATATAGCGTTTAATACTGATACGGCCGGGATGTCTTTGGCATTACCCGCATTGTCCACTAAAGAAGCTATTACAGTTTATAAAGAGACATATGGTGTAATGGCCGAATATAGTGATTGGGAGTATACAATACCAGGAATAGTAACAGTCAAAGAAGGCGGCGTTTATAAAGTTTCATACACACCTCTTATAAGTCCAGACGAGACGACAATTAGAATCACAGATAAAAAACTTCAGCAATCTTTTATAGACAAATTATCAGTATTCAGAGATAATTTAGTTAATCTATATTCAATATATTCTAGTATTGTTAATCTTAAAATTGGATACATTACAAATGATAGTGTGTCATATTCAGACAAAAATATCTCATTCAATCTAAATATTTCTCCATCTGCGATAAGAAGGATGGTTTCAGAAAGTAAAAATATAATCCTTTAAAGGTTAAATATGAAAAAATTAAATTTATTATCTGGAGGAGCAGTTTCGCCAGAAGATACGTTTAAAGCCATTAATGGTGTAATAGGAGCCATGAATTCTTTAAGCGATGATATCGGCGATATTAATAACCACTCTGGAACCACATCTAGTTCTTTTAACAGCAGCGTTATTGGGACAATAGGTGATGTAGAAAAATTGGCCCCGAATGTTCCAACTGGAGAAACCCTTACAAACTTCACAGAAACGTTCGCGCCATCTGTTAATTCTGATTACTATCTAACATTGACACCAATAACTGATATTACAATTGTAGACGGCACAAACACCTATACTAAGGTTGATAAAACTCTTTTAACAGACGCCACACATTATGCAATTGACGGCCGCAAGTTGATATTCTTCAAAAGTCCAGCAAATAATTTTACAGTCAACTATAAAGGAAAATTCCCAACTGTATTAGGCTTAGAAAAATATACTCCCAATACCTATCCTTCTATTGATAATGTAAGATCTGGTAATCAACAAAAGTCTACAGTAACAAAAATCTCTGATAAACTATACGAAGTAGATATTAAACAAACAAACAAAGTTGGAAATATAAACATTCCAAATGGTATTTATGCTTCACTTCCAGACAAAGTGAGAAATTTTGTTAGTGCATCAGGATCAATTAAGGCCCCTGTATCAGATGTATCAGTTTGGATCTATTACAATAATATGTTCCAAAAAATTGATGATGCATCGGTTTACTTAATGTCTGATCAAAAATTCAGATTCCAAACAGAATTAACAATTCCGGCAGATTCGTTTATCGTTCTATCAGTTAATAGCTGGACAATCGCCGATTCTGTTAAATTCTTAATGGATTTTGCTATCAATCATTCTCATAATGGAGAAGAATTAGGCTCCGTTATTTCTCATAGTAATCTATCTGGATTGAGATCAGAAAGATATGTTCACGGTAAAGAATATGGCGTATCTAAATTCAGTGGAGATGACCATCCTCAATATTTCAATAGAGATGGATATGTAGCTGATAATCCTGGTAACTTCAATAACGCCATTATTGGTGATGTGCTGATCGGTTCTTCTAATGAATACAATCTGCACAATAATGTATTAGATAACTCTAGAAAATTGTTCTTTGGGTCTATTTCAGACGGCTCATCTTTAATGTATGATTATGCATCAAAAGGATTAAAACTATTTGGCGCAGAAAACGGTCTTAAAATTTCTACACATGCTCCACAAAGTTCTACTGATAATCTATATGGCAAAGGCCTAGAGATAGATGGAAACTCTATCTACTCAACTGGAGATAAAGGCGGCGCAGATAATATATTTAACATTGAGGCAAAAACAGGTGCAATTAAATTTCCATCTGCACTTGGCGGACTTTCAGAACTATTTGCCAAGGCTCTTAATGTGCAAGATGTTAATCTTAGTGGAATATTAACAGCTAGAAATGATGCTGGCATTAAAATTGGAGACGTTTCATTCATTGCCAAAGATGGCTCAGTAGAGGTCTCATCTGATAACGCCGCGGCCGGTGTAAAATATACCACTCCAGTAAGTATTAAAAATCTTACAACTGAAACTATTACACCTAAAGATATTAGAATAAGAGACGACGGTAAAATAAGTTTCGGGGACACAGATAAAGATGGATCTATTTTTGCAAAAGATGGATATATAACGATATCTGGCAATTATCCTATTGATATAACTAACTCTGGTAAAAATACCGGTATCAGATACCACAAAGATGGTTCAAGTGTGTATGCAAATATGTACACATCGGCAGAGAATGGCGGTACATCGACAGAAACAGACCATGACACGTATTTGGAATCTGGAAACGGCAAAGTTTACCTTCTTAAAGACACAACAAAAGTTCAAACTTTAAATGGCAAAAAATACGGATTTGGAGATCTAACTGGACAAGGTTCGGATACAACTAGAGTTGACAATCTTAAATTAATGCCAAGGGCAAGCCTTAATGCTGGTTCAGGCGACTTCTATGATCTAAGAGTTGAATCATCTAGTTTAAAAGATAGACGAGGAATTAATCTCGGCGATACATCTGCTATTTATGTAACAGGAACTGATACAGAATGTCCTCCAGGTTGGCTTGTTGTTGAAAGTAAAAATGGTGTTGTGTTTGTAGATGCACGAGCAGGCGCAATTGATTGTCAAACAATCGTATACAGCGAAGTTACAACTGGTAACTTAAAAACATTTGGCACTGCATCAATAGACAAATCACTTGGCGTTTCAGAAAACATAGATGCCGGTGGATCTATCGGAGGCAAAGAATTAAACATCAAAAACAAGGCAACAATAGGAAGTATAGAAGTAAAAGACGAATCCAGATTTACTGGTTCAGTATCCTTCACTGAAAATGTATCTATTAACTCTAGTCTAGATGTTGGTGGCTCTATTGTATCTAAAAACAGATTGACAACTAATGAATTGCAGGTTGATTCAAGTTCAATCTTTAACGGTCCGGTATCTATTCTTAAGTCTGCTCGTATTGATGGCAATATTGTTGCAAACGGTTCATTTAATACCGGCGGCGATCTTACTGTAGGAGGTAAGCTTGCTGCAGAGGGTGGTAGATTTGAAGATGTATCGATCTCCAAATTGAGAACTGTAAACGTTATTGATGCTAAAGGCGGTGTTGAGTCATCTAGTAAAATAACTGCTACAGGAAATATTGAAACCGATGCAGATATTGTTGCAGACGGAGGAAGATTCTCCACTCAGGTTAAGACAAATAACCTTATTGTAGATAGAGACACAACTATCGGCGGCGAGGCATATGTCAAAGGAAGACTGCAAGTCTCTGGAGATGTGACACTTGGCGAAAGTAAAAGCAATAAACTTTCAGTTAATGCAGATACAATCTTTAATAATAATAAAACATCATTTATTGGCGTAGTGGACTTCGCAGATGAAGCAACATTCAAATCAGAAATGAATGTCGGCGGGCAATCTAAATTCATGTCTCTATTAACAGCAAAAGCCGGAATAGAGATGGATGGCCCATTAACATCAAGATCAACAGCAGAGTTTAAATCTTTAAATATTAAAGAATCTACATATCTGAATGGAGATGTCTCTGTATCTGGTGGAATTGCCGTATCAAAAACAATCCGCGGAGACAAAGGTGCCAACATTTCTGGCGATATACAATTAGGTAGCGCAGGATCAAATGCCATCATCTCTGCTGATACACACTTCAGTAATCATAAAAACATCTTCGGCGGAGAAATCTTGGCAACAGAGAAAATGACTGTTTCTGGCGATGCAGTGTTTAACTCTAAGATTTCTATTGAAGGCGCATTGAATGCAGCAGGCAATATTAATGCCGGCGGTGTATCAACTCTTAATACACTTAAAGTTCAAGGTTCAGCAGAATTCCTTAACGGGTTCAGAGCAGAGAAGCAAGCGCAATTCCAAAACATTTATGCAATAGGAAAAACTATCCTTGCTGGAGATGTATCAACAGATGGCGACGTTCATATCAACGGAAGTTTAACATCTCTTCCAGGCGCTATTGCAACTCTTGGTGTAGTGTCCGTATTAGGATCTGTATCTCAAACAGATAACAAAGCTACTAACCAATTTGCTGGCGACACATTCTTCAACAACAAGGTCTCTGTAGCTGGAGCACTTAATGTTAATGGAACATTTAAAACTGGATCAGACGATGCTGGCGTGGTGATCGAAGGAAACTCTGTAAGGATTAACGGCGAGACATCTTTCATATCGTCTAAAAGAGCATCTATCGATGCATTAGAGGGCAAAACAAGAAAAGTAGTTCAGTTGGCCAATAACAGATCTCAAAGAGCATCTCAGGCTGCGATAGCATTAAGCACTAAGCAATACACAACAATAAACAATGCGTTTATTGAGGACTCAATAGTTTCTTCTGGTGACATGCTTTGCCAAGGAACGCTATTCATAAATGACTTGGTAATTATGGATTCGTCAGGAAGAATGCTTGATTCATCTTCCCCAGTATTAGAAGTAATTGCAAGAAGGGCTAGATACGCACCATGAAAACTATAACTTACGATCTAAGTATTGTAGGATATGATTCTGGCGTTACAGTTAGACATGCAAAGGATAGCAGAAATGCTATCCTCGCTGTTGATACGAGTAAATTTGAAGGATCAAAATACAATATTAATTATAAGGACCATTCTGATAGAACTAGGTTTGCGAAGGTTGAAGAGAAATCAATACGAGGAATAAGGATTAGGTCAAATTCTCCAGAGATTCTAATAACAGATATTATTAAAGATGGAGTTCCTTTTTATTATAAGACGCTTAATAGACATCCTCGCGCTGAATCTATTACTGTAAATGGACATATTTCTCCTATTGATAATAATTTTGTATACAGCAGGGAAAAGATAGGCATTGTAAAATATAAATTAAGAAATGGGACAGAGCTAGAATCATTCGAGGAATTTGTTCCAGTCTATATAAATGAAAATAATCATTTTAATAAACCTATATCAGATATAGATAATAAACTCTACACCTATATTCAGGATACAAATAAGGATTTTATAATTTCATGTCCAAATCCAGAGGTCGCATTTACAGCTACCCCTGGAGAACTAATCCTAGTAGAGCAATATTCAAAATCCAACAAAGACCACCTGTCTTTTGTTTTAAAAGACTTCTATAAAGAAAAGAAAGTTTCATTGCTAAGTAAAGAATTACTTTTAGCATATAAACAAGAGCCAAGAGTTTCTGAGGTAGTAAAAATAATAAATGAAACTGCTTTCTTATCTAATGATATAATTCAATTAAACAATTCAAATATAATTTCAGAACATTTAAGTTTGGATTTTAAAACTCAGTCTGGTGTCAGAACAATTAGAGTAAATAAAGAAGCTATTGTCAATAATAAGGGCCAGATAAATATTCAATTTCTAAATGAATCAATTCCAAATGAATTTGAATATATTAAAGCCTCTTATAGCTACATCTCTCCTAAAATAAATAATATTGAAATTCCAATTAGAATTGTTAATAATTCTAGCTTTATTAAATTGTATATCAAGCCAACTCAAAATGGATCAAAAATATGTGTCGCAGCATTTGATAAATTTGGAGTGTGTGTATATAACACAATGGGGATAGATATTCAACAAGGAATCGTAAATATTAAAAATGGAGAAGGAAAATATATAGACAAATCTGGGAATACATTAGCATCTATTTCTAATATCGGAAGTATAATAGATGACAAAGCAATCTTCTTAGAAGTTGCAACAGTGTTCAAAAAGGACATTCAACCAGACTTTGCATTTAGTGGAAGAATCTCAAGACCTAAAAAAGATTCTACTCCTTTGCACAGGATTATCGTTCCAAAGATGTCCTATTTAAAAATTGTACTAGGCAAAGATTATGAAGAGTCTGTAAATGCCGGTGTAGCTGTTATTAGGGCAGGGTTATCAACAAACGCGACAATAACCAAATACTCAAGCACAGATACAACTACAACATATAAAATAGACATCAGTAAAGATAAGTATTCTGGCAATCCGATTGATTATGTGGAAGATGAAGATCTTTTAAGGTTTGTTAAATATAAAGTTCCATCATTTTTAAAAACTAATACAGATGGATACAAAATCATATTTAATGAGGCCGGAGAAAAAACATTTGCCAGAGAAACAAAAAGAGTTCTTGATGGAAATGATCTTTATATAACAGTAGATACATCAACTGTTGAATACCTAGATTCTGTATCGGTAGGTTTTAATTCCATTTTTAATACAATAGAGATAAAAGAATGAAGAAGTTTATAGAGAACCAACAGTTTAATTATATAAATGATGTGCTAAGAGTTCCACAACAGGCCGTATTAGACGAACTGTCTTTTGAACTATTAACACAAGAAATAGACAGATTTGCATCTACTGCTAATACATCTGTTGATTTCTTGGTTGAATCTATGGGAGATATAGAAGATAATCTTGAGAGATGGCATAAATCTTATATAGAAAAGATTGCAATGGTAAAAAACGGCGCGGCATTTATACAAGGAAATAATCTAGCATCAGAAGATCCAGGGCACTATGGAATAATGGAAATAGATACATCTATAAATAATTCTGTTGTATTCTCTATTGATGATGCTGGATATACAATGCCCCCATATGACGAAAGATATGCAAAATGAGTGAATTAAAAAAGATAGTGTCATCAGACTCAGTATTCTTTAATAGGGTTGTATTAAAACCCAATGTCTCAGAAGTGTTTATTAAATCTGTTACTGCAATAGATTCAAATGGTACAGCTATTAGTTTGTCTAATATCCCGTTCGTATTGGAAGATACCGTTATTCTTAAAAATAAAAATAAGAATGCAATAGCAGTAGAAATCATTATTGAGCATCCATTTATAACGAATGGAGACGACATCTCTAGATATGTCGATGTAGATGTTAATAGAGTTTCAATGTCTAGAACTGCGAGAATAGAAACAAAGTCTGTTCAAGTTCTAAATAAGGGTTCACTTCATGTCGTGTCTAAAATGGAAGACGCCGAATCATTAATTGTGTCTGCTAATGTAGGGATAACTGGATATGGTAATGATGGTAGAATCATCCTTAGCGAGTTTGTAAGAATTGGATTAGGAAATACTAGAGAACTTATCTCAAATGGAGACAAAGTTGATCATACGCCAATAAGCATTGTAAGATATAAGGACGGAATTGTTTCTAAAGACAAAATAGAAATCAAAGACGGAATCATCCAGGAATATGACGACTCATGTCTATACATCTATAAACCAGACTACCTAGACAAACAAAAAGATATCAGTGAAGATGTGGTAATAGATCCATCAAACTCTATAATTATTAAAAATAAAGATGTAGTAAGATTAGAGTGCAGACTAGGCGCAGATATTCTAGATATAGATGGATCAGAACCAGTAATAAAATACATAGGAATTATATCAAAATGATTTTAGATTTTATGTCATCTCTTGCAAGATATACTAAAAGAGAATTGGGATGGAAATCTGCATTGGTTTCTGATATTAAAAACAGGGCAGATAAACTGGCAGAAGATAATAACAATCTTAATAATGAAATGTCAAACTCTGTTGCTAAGTTTGCAGAAGGAATTGTAGATATTAGAAAAAGAATGCAATCTGTTTCTGATATTTATTTAACCATTTCTACAATAAGTGGTAATTCAAACACCGAATACAACTTATCTAGAATGCCGATTTATTCAAAAGAGAATATTATTATTTCTGGCAATACAATAAGACTTGAATCTGGCGTAAATGTTCCACTGCCAATAGTTGATATTGACATCTTAACAAATGGTGCTCTTGGTAATCACAATGATTATGATGATGTTCGTAATAACAATAAGGAAACATTAATAACGGATTCTCCAGTTGAGGTTGAAAGAATTGACGGCGCAATTAATATGTCAATCATTGCAACTATTCGTGACAGATCGAGTGTAAATGCAATAGGTTTCACACTTTCTGATTTTGGTGTTTCTCATGCAGATGTTTCTTATGTAGAGATTTCTGAAGATGGTAAATCATTCCGGCGCGTCAATTTTGATTTAGAAAAAACAGGGAATAACTTTACTGTAACAATTCAAAATTCAGCAACAAAAGCAATTAGAATTTCTATAATTCAAAATAATCCATATATAGCAAAGAATGGTAAGTCAAGATATGCAATAGGTGTATCTAATTTTTCTATTGGCCTTTCATCTTCTGTAGAATCTGGCAATATAATATTTGGCCCTATAAATAGTAATTCAGAGGTTATTAAAGCATCTATTCAGGCAAATATGCCTATGGATGGATATTCATTCAATAATACTCAAATAGAAATAAGCCCAGATAATGAAAACTGGGAGAGAGTTTCAATTCCATTTTCTGTATCAGAATATCCAAAACATTTGGATTTCAATACGCTGTCAGAGAAATCAATTAAAACTAAGAATCCAGTTAAAACACTATTCTTAAAATTAACTCTTCATGGTTCTGATGCAAAAAATAACTATACATCAGATAATATTAATAGACATGTACAACAGTTAATGTCTGCTAATCCCTATATAACAATTCCATTTGCATTAAGTGATAAATATATTATTGGCAAAATGCATGGTTATCCATATGGAGAAAGATTTACATATAGTAGTTTCTCCGATGATCTAAATGTGCTTGATACATTAACATCAATAAAAAGTGAGTCAGATTATGTTATTAAATCTCTCGCGCCGATGGGAAACATATTAAAAGCAACTACAAGATCCTTTTATCATAAGTGCGCAATTGAAAAGAATGATCTGTTTAGAATTATTCCGTCTCAACAAATGGACACTGGTACGGTAAAAGCGTTTAAGATTTCTAACCCAATTAAACGTCCAATGAGAATTATTGATTCTAATAATGTGATTCTCCCATTCTCTAACGATGCCGGCGTATACACTCTTACAGATGGGGCAATAAGTAGAAAAATAGATTTAAGATCTGGATTCTTTTCTTCTGCTTATCAATGGATATATAAGGTGCATAATAAGGACAGCTATCTAATAGATCCATTAGGATTTAAGGTTCATACATTTGAAAAAGAGAAAATAATAAATCTTTTGGATTATTTCCAAATCGAGACACCTATTCAAAATGCAGACACGCCGACTGGTGTAGTTTTCAATAAGAACTATCCGGCCGCGCCATTATTGGACGGAGAATTCTCTATTGTTGATAATAAAGTATATTCAACAAGTTCTTCTGCTATTGTAGATGTATATACATTCACTAAAGAAGAAATAAACCTAATCTTCAAAGCTAATTTGAATTCAGTCTCTATCTATACGGACAATGCTAAGTTCTCTAAAACATCTGAACGTCTAACAAAATATGACGGACTTAAGATAGCAAAACTATCCAAGTCAGGCATATTAAAAGGTTCACTTGTGTTTAAAAATAAAAACGCATCATTAGTATCATTTATTAAAGAAGTAGAGTATAAAAACGGAATAGATGAATTTAGAGTCGGAGATAAATTAGAAATATCAATTCCTAAAAAAGTGAATAGATTTTCATTAGGAAGAAAAGTAGACCACTTCTCAGATTTGAATATTATAGGCTACACAGAAGTCTTCAAATCAAAGGTGTTCTCAAGAGATGAATTAATATTCGCCGGTGATTACATGATGGAAGATGTTGGTAATGAAACATTTATTCAGCTTCCAGATGGAGTATTCACACATGACCTTATTGAGACATCTATTATAATCAATACAGATACTAGTTCGGCTGCTAATGGGTATTATTCTATTGACTATAATAATGGGATATTGTATTCTCAATCTATTATAAGTGGCGAAACAGAGGTTGAATATATAAGCTCAAATGTTTATATAACCGGCAATATGATAAATCCAGTAAGCAAATCCGAATACACTGTCGCCGGATCTCAAATTCAAATTAAGAATATCTCTGATGGGGATAAATTTGTTGTCTTATCTCCAACAAAAGAAGATAGGTCCTCTGAGATATTAAAATCACCTATTGTTAAAAATCTAACACTAAATACGGTAACAATCTAAAATGAGTAAATTAGAACAAATAATGAATTCTTTAAACTCATACAGAAAGGTTGGAACAAAAACATCAGGCCCTGCTATCACTATAAATAGGAGCAATCCTTTTTATACGAGGCAGGGTCTCAATGCTATGTTGTATCAATGGTATACGAAACTGTTTCACAACCAGGATAAACTGAATGAATTAAAGATACGTTCAACTAAATTTAAACAGAAGTCCAAAGATTATATCAAGGATATTAAAATTAGATTGAACGAAGCATCATCAGAAGCAAAAGCTGCGAACATAGCAGACAGATCAATTTCTTCTTACACTACAGCAATCTACTATACTCCAAATAAAGTTTCTTACAATAAAAACGAAACAACTGCTAAAGTTGAAGGAAGCAAGATTTATGGAGTTCAAGAATCAGATACATTCTTAGATGATTCTAAAATATCATCATTTAAAATTCCATTAGAATCTATTTCCATTTATCATGTTGATGATTCAGATAAAAGAAATGCAATCTGGGTCAATCAAGATGGATCTCCAATTGTTGATTCGGCTATTAATAAAATTGTAAAAACAAAGATGGAATTCTATTCAAGAAGTCCTGGAAAACAAGATTTAATAATTGATATTGATAGACTTCAATATGGTTCGTACAACAATATTCAATTAAAAACAGCGCGGGCACATATTTACACTGTATATACAAGTAAAGATGGGAACGAATACAATAAGATTGTTGACAAAGAATTAACAAATAGTCTTAATGTTTCTATCTCAGACAACAATGAAAGATATGTCAGAATTTATATAAATATCTCAAAAGAAGAATTTATTAAAAATGCTGAATACCTGTACAGAGTTGATATTGAAAAATTCTTTATAGCAACTAAAAAATATTCTACACCAACCACTTGTGTTACTGGAGAAATTCCAATTAATGCAATCGGCGAATTTATCGGTATTGATACATGCGATAATTATCAAAATCCGAATGTAGAAATGAATTACGCAGTTTCAATTAATGACGGACCATTTAAGGATATTAAACCATTAAGGAAGCTAAACACAAGAAATCCATCAATCAGAGCAATCATCCCAATAAATGATTATCTAGATAACAATATAGTTAGATTAGACGAGTACACTTCAACAGTAGATGGAAATGTATTTAAATCAGAAATCAATTCTGAGCTTTTAGAAACTAACCTATTTAAATATTATGACTGTACAAATCCAATACAAGAATTTGGAAACTATGTTGTAACAACTGGAATCAATACAGAAGAAAAAGAAATAGAGTTTGATGATACATATTTCGTAAATGGCATTCCATTTGTGGGGAAAACAAAGGTACCGGCCGGCGTTAATACCTTTATGTTCCCATCTAAAAACTATTCAAAATTATTCGACACGTATCAAGTTAAAATCCTCTCTGTATTGGACGGAACAATAAAATATAGAACAGAAGACGGAAAAGAATTAGAAATATCAGATCCAACACATAGAGTGAATCCATTTTATAAAATAGTTTCAGTATGTAAATATATTCTCGGCAAAGAAATTGACCAAGATGACGTAAAAATAAAAACAACAGATGATAAATATCAAATAGTCGTCAATAACGACATAGAAAGAATTTACGTTTCAGCTAGAAGAAAAATAGCAAACGTAGATAATGTCAGATTTAAAATCGACATGAAAACATTAGATGGATATACAATCCCATATGTATCAAGAATACTAATTAAGGTAGCATAACACATGGAAATTAAGATTAAATTAAAAGAAGCCAAAAGATTCTTTGCAAACTGGATAGACGCAACAAGAGAATGGAAATCTTTCAAGGTCGGCGAAGGTGATTTTCGCACCATTAAAGCAATTGTTGCAGGCGCAGAAGATAAGCAAATCGAATGCGTTCCAGGCGCAGAAGTTTTAAGAGTCTATATCACTAGAGGTGGCTCAGGATCAGGCGGATCAGGAGGCGGTTCAGGAGCTCCAGGCCCAGCGGGAAAAGATGGCGAAGATGGCAAATCAGCTTATCAGATTGCTGTAGCAAATGGGTTTACAGGTTCAGAACAAGCCTGGTTAGCATCATTAAGGGGTCCACGTGGAGAAAAAGGACCACAGGGACAACAAGGTGATCAGGGCCCAGCAGGGCAGCAAGGCCCTCAGGGTGAACAAGGTAAAACTGGTCAGCAGGGTCCAAGAGGCATTCAAGGCGAACAAGGTATCCCAGGACCACAAGGTTCACAAGGAGAAAGAGGTCTCAAAGGCGATCGAGGAGATCGCGGAGAACAAGGTCCTGCCGGTATTCAAGGTGCTCAAGGCCCTGCTGGTGCTATTGGTCCTAAAGGGGAAAACGGTGCCAATGGTAAATCAGCTTACGAACTAGCAGTGCAAAATGGATATATTGGATCACTATCTCAATGGTTGGCATCTATCAAAGGACAACAAGGTGAACAGGGGTTGCAAGGTCCAATTGGAGCAACAGGCCCAGCTGGCCCTCAGGGTGAACAAGGCCCTCAAGGATTGCAAGGCTTACAAGGTGTTGAAGGCCCACAAGGACAAAAAGGTGAAAAAGGTGAAGACGGCAAGGACGGTAAATCAGCCTATGAAGTTGCTGTTCAAAATGGATTCACTGGCACAGTTCAAGAGTGGTTGCAAAGTCTAAAAGGTTCAGGTTCAGGTGGCGGTTCAGGTGGCGCAACTCCAGTTCCAGGACCAAAAGGAGATAAAGGCGAACCTGGAAAAGATGGAGTACAAGGTCCAGTTGGTCCAGTGGGTCCACAGGGTCCGACAGGCGAAGCCGGCCCACAAGGCCCACAGGGCATTCCAGGTCCAACGGGTCCTCAAGGTTTAACTGGAGAAAAAGGCGCACCTGGTGAACGTGGTGAGCAGGGACCCAAAGGTGATCCCGGTGCCAATGGCAAATCAGCATACGAATTAGCCAAAGAAGAGGGATTCACTGGTTCACAAACTGAATGGTTGGCATCCTTAAAAGGTCAAGATGGTCAAAAAGGCGAGCGAGGAGAACCAGGTTTACAGGGCCCGGTGGGACCTAAAGGCGAACAGGGACAACAAGGCATTCAAGGCCCTATTGGTCAACAAGGTGTACAAGGCGAACAGGGTCCAATCGGTCCAAAAGGAGAAACCGGAGCTCAAGGTCCACAAGGAGATGTAGGCCCTAAAGGTGATACAGGACCTCGTGGCGAAAAAGGTGAAAAAGGTAGCGATGGACTTCCGGGTGCAGCAGGTGCGAACGGTAAATCGGCTTATGAGTTAGCACAGGATAACGGGTTTACCGGAACACTTCAAGAGTGGTTAGCGTCACTTAAAGGAAAAGACGGCAAAACTAGCGAGGCATCAGAACAAAAATTGACACCTCAATCACTAACTTCTATAGCGAAAGAAGTAGAAAAACTGACATCTGATGATTCAAAACCGGTGACATATGGCCCAGCAGTATATGGATTAAGCACTGTGTTCTGGAAAGTTCCAAACGCATCAGTGTATATAAATGCATCGGAATTTACAAGAATAGGTGATGCAATAAGCGGAGACGTTAGATCAGCAAATAAAGCAGCCGGATCGGCAATAGCTACAATAGTTCCAACAATAAGTAATAGCGCTCTTGCAGCTGTGCCACAATCAAGAGGACTTGTAACAGAATACAACGGTCTCGAATATACATTAAGATCAACTGGCGGTATATATAAATCTATCTCAGAAAAAGTTCCAAGCGGCAAATTGGAAATGGTTAGAACCATTAATAAATCCGACACAGAATACGGAGCATATAAATTTGTATTAAAAGACGGTGAATTAGATGGATTCATGACGCCAAATTCAACTTTTGAATTATCCTCAAATGTACCAGATGTCACAATGACAAATGGAGCTGTTATAAAAGGGTTTGAATTCAGCAAAGCATTGACAAATGTAATTTCAAATCAAGAAGCAGTGTACAATGCTCTGTCTGATACAGATCTTCCTACATTATCTGGTGAAATTTCATATACCCAAACATCCTCAAGCAGCTATGAATTAACATACACAGGAGACAGTGAAAAGGATAAGACTGAAGCATATCCCGGATTGATAGCATGCGGATTGGGTAATTATTATGTAGCCTTAGATATTTATGGCGTATTGGATGACGGCAGAGAAATAGAAATTGGCGACGGATACATGTATTTTGAACCGAAATTAATAATTAGAGGAAGAATGTCTAAAATAAGGGATTGGAAAAGTTCTGCAGAAGGAAGGGGCTATAATGGTAAAATGAAATTCAAGCCATATGTTAAAACTAGATATGATGGCTCCGATAGAAAACCATTCTGGGGCGATCTACTAGTAAAAGAATTCGAATGGATTGGATACTCATAATAGATAAGGGAAAATAAAGAATGGCATACAGGGTTATAGCAATAATTATGATCCTGCTTTCCATTGCTCTATCTGTAAATCAATACGGTGAGTATAGATATAAGAAAGGAAAAGAGGCCGCCCTTGAAGAATATAGGGCAGCCTCTATGGAAACTGAAAATCGTATTTTAAAGATGGAGCAAAGACTTCATGAGAGCTTTGCTGAAACAAAAAAAGAGCTCTCAGATAAACTGGAGCAGGAGAATATAAGTTTAAGGGAAAACCTTAAAAGAGATTATTATAGTAGAGCCTGTATTCAAGATGACGTTAGAAATAGTTTAAACAAAAAGGCTAAATAAGATGAATAAAAAAATACTTCAGCTTAGCTTGATTGCCTTTATAATTGCAGGATGTTCTACTCATAAATCACCAATAAAACCACCACAAATAACAATACCAAAAAACATACAGACAGGTGAATGTGAGAGAAAAATCACAGAATTAAAAGGTAATTCAGCACGAGAATTAGTTTTGTATGCATCATCACTTATTGATAAGGTGAAATACTGTAGACTTGAAAAGGCATCTATAATAAAACAGATCCAGAAATATAACGAGGAAATAGGAAAATGATTCAAAAGAATTTTTCCATTGAAGGTAATGGGCACAATCTTTTTGAAATGCCTGAACCATATATTTATGGAACTGTATCAACAGGAACTTCTGGTTATGTTGTAACTGAAATAGCACCACGGCCTAATGAAAGTGGCGGCGCGGGCTATATCTTAATTAAACCTAATCTTCCTATTGGTGAAACATTAAATTTAACTTATAAAGTTAAAGAACAAGATACGTCTTTAAGACGTTTAGAAAAGAACGCATTTAAAGAAACAGTATCAAATAGAGCCTTAATTGAGATAATTGCAATTTTAAAAGACATTATTGAAACACAAGATAATTTATTAAAAGAAATGAAACAACGTGTTACATATAGTCAATTAGATACAGCAGTATATCCAATAAAGGAAAAAATAGATTTAATCGAAAAAACATTAGAACTTAAATCTAAGAAAAAACCATAGAAACAGCCCCTAGGTTAGAGCCTAGGGGTTTTATTTATACAAAGAAGAGTCGTATTCATCCAAAGCAAAGAAATCCAAAGGATTAAGTCTTCCAGATAATCCTAACCCAACATCTTTTTGAGTGCGCACTTCAAAATGTAGATGTGAACCAGTATCCATAGTCTTCATTGTTCTGGCATTACCTGTACTTCCTGTTAAACCAACAACATCGCCGGCTTTAACTTTTTGTCCAGGTTTAACTTTGATTCCGCTTAAATGCGCATAAAACACATATTCAGGACGATTATCCAATTTAATTAGGATAGTTTTGCCATAATCGCCAAGTCCTTCTGTATTGGCACGAATAACAGTTCCATCATCAACAGCATAACAGCGATAACCATTAGGAACAGCAATATCAACACCCTGATGAGGTCTTGGTTTCCCATTTGCACCAATGCGGACTAAGCCAAATGTAGCAGATTTCTTACTGGCCAATCCTGCCCAACGTAAAACATTAAGACCATCTTTTAATGGTTTATGTGGAAACACATATTTTTCAGGTTTATTAGGTTTTACATCTTCGGCGACAGAACTTTCTTCTATTGGTTTAAGTTCTGTTTCAGGCTCATTATTATCAAAATCCTGTAAATCAATATCTGCGCTAACTTCAGGTTGTACTTCTTGTTTGGACTCTTCGACTGGAACAAGTTCCACAGCTGTCTCTTCTTTATTATCAATATCACGAACAGCAGGTTCGTTTTTAATAGAAATAGGTTTTTTACTAATACTCATTATAACATTCCTTACAAATCGTCTTCGCTTCTAAACCCAATAAACACTGGATGCCTAGGCGCATCTTTAACACCTATATCGAAGCTTTTAAATTTTACTAGTTTTCCAAGATAAGATTCTTTATTATTCCAAATCTCTTGTCTTTCAGATTCTTTAAATCCTGTTCCGATATTAAATTGGATTCCATTCATTTCACAAATTAGCGCGCCAAGAGTATTGCTAGGTTCCAAATTTTCCATAGATGAAGATCTAGAAGTTTTTCCATAAGCATCTTCTTCAGCTTCATTATGGTTAATCATTAATTCGGTGAAGCCAATTATTTTAGCTTCATAATCTGAATAACGTTTAACCTTAACAAGTTCGCCGCCATTAATAGTCGCGCGCCCATGCTTATACGGAACATTAATTTTATTAATCATCAAACCTTCATAGCCAAGATTTAAATAATATTTCTCGTATTGATTAACACATTCAACAATATTGTCATTGTCAGGATTAAGAACAATTCCAAAATTAGCTAAGAAGAAAACTTTAATATTAAAATCAGTAAAATCAATTCCAGATCTACAAATATTTTCTAACGGCGCATTGGGATTAAAACCATCTCTACTAATAGTATCAAATACACAAAAGACAACATCAAAACCATTTTCAGGAACGCCATCAATAGAATTGATATAAGATGAAGTTCTTCTATAACAATCTTCATCATTAATAAGATTAGGAATAACACCTTTTGAATTATTAGAAGTCTTACAAACTAAAATTTCTCCATCAAAAGAAAATCCAGTATCTAAAATTGGACTAACCAAATCTAAGAAATGCTTATTTCTAAATGGCTTACCAGAGCGACTATAAACTTGGCCTTCATTTATAATTGCCCTAACGCCATCTATTTTTGGAGTAATCCAAATAGGATAATCAATAGAGGATAGATAGGCATCTACATCTCCATTAATTGATGCTGCTAACATGGGTCTTACAATGCTCATTTATTGAACCTCGATAAAAATTCAATCGCTAATAATCTCCGCGGGTGATATATTTCGCCATCGCTCATCAATTCACTCTTATGCACTTCTTCTATTGGAAAGAAGGTTTGTTTTTCAAATTCCATTTTAACAAGTTTTTCTGGTCTTCGAAAATTCAAAAATTCCTTCTGATAACAATCAGGGAAAACTGCATTAAAATATGTTGCAAATTTGAGGTCATATTCTCTATCAAATGTAGGCATGGCCCATGTCATAAATTTTTTCAAAGCATTAGTTAAAATAAGTTCCCAGTTATTATCAATAATCTGTTTATTTAGTTCACTTTTGCTATATCCGCATTTAGATAAAGCATGATTCATAGCAGGATCAATATATCCATTTTCTACAAATGCATCATAAATATCTTTATTGCGGTAAACAGACAATATATAAGATATAAGTCTATTTTTATCTCTGAGCCTACTTAAACGCTCCATGATCCTTGTATCATACAAGGTCATAATAAGAGAAAGGTCTTTTTTATTCTCTCGAATCAAATACCATCGAGAGACCAACTGTTTTTTACCTTTCTTTTTATAATAACTTTTATATGCCATAGTATTCTAGATTATTTTAAAATCTGGAACAGCTGTTCTATTGTAGCTTTTAATCATCTGCTGTTTCTTGTTTGTTACAACATCCAGACAATAATTAATAATACGTTTGGCAACAATAAGCATAGCTTGAAAAGTTAAAATCCCAAAAAACTTAGTAAAGGATAACATTTCATAATACCGCGATTACTTTGGTTAATTCTTTCTAAATGGATTAAGAATGGTGAATCGTGTAACCATCAATAATACCATCGGAATTTATTTGGGGTCTTATATTAAAAATGACGCCACAACTAGTGGCTGTTCCATAAATAATAGGTCTTTCAAGTGTTTCGGACCATTTTGTTTTTAAATCCCATTCTAAAGGAGTTCCGCATAAATGACATTTAGTCATTATGACTTCCTCTATTGTATCAAATTCGATTCCATCTTCGGCATCAAGATATTGATCAATCATCTTAATTGCTCCATATATGGAATAAGAATTTCTTTAAGGGAACTTATATAATTAGGTGTAAAATCATTAAAGATTTCAATTCTTGGATCAATGTCTCCTACAATAGAAATCATTTCAGATTCATGTTCAGAGAATTTAGATCTCTTATATTCTTTACCATCGGCGATAACATTTAAAACAATGCCATTATGATTAATAATATAATCAATTTCATTTTGGAATCTACAATCAGAAATAACGATAACATCTGCTTCGGTAAGAAACGAATTATCATTAATTCTTTTATTAAGAATGTTAACCCAAAAATTATCACCAAGAATATGTCTTCCCCAATCGGTTCCAAGACTTTGCATAAGCTCTCTTAATGAAACTCCCAGTCCCTCAATTGGCTCTTCTTTTTTATTCAATTTGTAAATAGCATCAACATCAACAATGCCTTTAAGCATATTTCTTACTGCATCTGCATAAGCAATTTTATAAATTTTTAAATCTGGAAATAATTGTTTAATAGCATCAGCAGTGAAATCTTTTCCACTGTATGCTTTTCCAGAAATACCAATGAGAAATGGTTTTTTCATTCTTTTACTTCCTATTCTTCAACTTTATGACCGTTTACGGCTATTATTTTACAGAAACCCCAAGTATCATCAATATCAATAGTAACATTTATATTATTAAATGCTCTGGATATTGCATCTTGTTGTTCTTCATTAAAATTAACGGCGCAACCTTCTAATTTAGGAAGCTCGCCGCTAACTATTTTGTATTGGCAATCTACTATCATAATTTTATTATCATTATTCTATTTCAATAGCCAATAAACGGCCATCTAGTTTATCAAATATTTACAACTACAGTACAATTATTAAACACATAAGAAGGCTCACCCTCAAACAGATCTGCAAAGCAATAATCTTCTTCGCATTCTGCTGGTGGAACATCTTCACAATCATAGTCATTAGACATACCTTCAAGTGTGTAATCTTCTACAAAACTTGCAAAATCGTTTTCGTCATCTGTGTAATAACAAGTATAACCATCGCCATCTGGCAGATTGACACTAACGAGCATACTCTTAATATTATAAGGAGACTCGCTAGGCAAATCAGCAAATGATTTACGAACAGCAGGTTTTGTATAAGTGTCTTTTAGTTTATCATATCCTCTTTGCATTTCTTTCAATTTAGCAAAGAGTTCACCATCAAATTTTTTAATATCCATCACAATTTACACGATTCACAATCGTCTTCATCACTGCTTGTAACAATAGTGACATCGCCGCCGGAGATAATATCTTTACCATCCATAAATGATTGCGATTGTCCATCATAATTATTATTGTAATAAAGAGTCTTACCACCTAATGCTTTATGCAAAAAGATATCATAATTAATAATCTCATTTGGAATTTTACCAGATGGATAATTACTCTTATTATAATAAGTGTTACAAGAAATTGCTTGATCTGTATACTTCTGGATTACTCCATAAGTCTTAATAAGGCTAGTATTATCTAAGTTATCCCAAACCCTATCGTATTTATTTTTCAGTCGTTTTAGTTCGGGCACGACAAATATAGCCCGCTTATTTTTGCCACCTTTGGCAATTAATAATTCTCTTATTGGTTCAATACCATTTGTTGTTCCAGAACCAGATACCTTAGCAGATGTCTCAGCAGGGAACATAGCTAACAAAGAAGCATTGCGAATCCCATATTTAGACAATTTAGCTCTTAAAGAATCCCAATCAATATGATCAACATGAGGCATAAATTTCTCATAATAATCATTAACCATATCCATCGGCAATTTGCCTTCAGACCATTTTGTATCTTCATATCCCAGACACTTGCCGCGCTCTTTAGCTAATTCAACAGAAGCATCAATAGCGGCATAACTAAAATATTGCATCCATTTATCAAGTTCATGATAACAATTTGAATAATTCAAATCATGTCGCGCCATCCAGTATGCTAATCCAGTAATACCAATTCCTAATGGTCTAAACAGTTCATTATGACGTCTAGCAGCAGGAAAGGGGTGTTTCTGGTAACTTAGCAAATTATCCAATGCACGATGGCCAACTTTAACAATACGCAACAAGTCTTCTGGTTTATCAACTGCACCAAAATTCACGCCGCCGAGATTACACAAAGCAATCAAACCTTCTTGGGTATATGTTTCTGTTTCAGAATTATACACTTTTCTTATTGGTTCAGTTGGCAGAACGATTTCCAAACAATTGCCAGTAAGAATTCCATTAAACATAACTTTATGTTCAAATGGTTCATTAACGCAATAAGTATCATCGATTCTCCCATTATCTTCTACAGATATAATAGAAATAAATCTGTTAGCATCTCTATTGGGAATATTTGAATAATGAATTTTAAGACGATGTGTTTTAAATCCAAGTTCACAAAGTTTATTTAATCCATTATTTGTAATAATAAGTCTATATAAACTTTCACACCAAAAATCTCCAAGTTCACCAGTTCCATCATTTTTAGGCAATTTTCTAAAACCTGCATCAACAGTTTTTCTAACTTTTGAATTAATGCCAAGGGTCTGTAACATTAGTTGAACATCTTTTAAAAAATCAAAATTAATACTACTCAAAACCAATTGTTCATTATTTTGATTTCTATATATAGACCCATCTGCATCAGCATAGCCAGCAAGCCATTTTAATCTAGAATCTATGGTATATTCAGACATAGGAACGAAAAATTTATCTTCAAGATTATAGAAGTGTTTATACATTCTATTCAAAGAATTAGATTGGTCAATCCACTTTGAAGAATCTTCACTTTCAAATAGGTCTTTAAGTTTAATTTTTTCATCATATAAATAAATTCTTTGTCCATCCTTGGTAAAACATCCGTCACCAGAATAAAACCCATTAACATATGATTTATCAAGAGATTTATTTCCATCGATAATTGGCAGATTAAATTTACATAATTTATCACCAGCTTTCAATTCGTGGGCGCGTACCTCTTTATATTCTTTGCCGTATCCATCAAAAATATAAAATTTATGATAAGGAGTGCATTCTATAGATTGCCCAGAATCTGTTTTAACGGATAATAGCCTTTGATTTGTCCCAGTTTTAATAACTTTTGTTTTTGACCAAATATTACCATTCCATACTTCCACATCTTGATTTTCAAGAGATGAAATTGGCAAATAACCATCTTTAGTTAAAATCAATGTTTCAGGGGCAACACATAAATTTGACTGTGTAATCAAATACTTATCATTTTTATACATTGACTGCTTATTAATATTATCAGCAAAAGCAATATATACCCGGCCGGTATTAAACCGTTCTGAAATCAATGAATCCCAATAAGTTCTTGCATTGATAATACTTCTTGGCAAATCAGATTCAACTGCTTTTTTATATTCAGTTAAAAACAATTCATCATCATCAGAATAAAATGATTTATACAATTCAGGAACATCATTAGGATCAAAACAATGTAATTCTTGATTATTACGAACAGCATCAAGAATAAAACCATTAATGAAAATAGTATGATCAGAATGCTTCATAGCTTCTGAATCTTTTTTCATATTGTTTTTATATGTGAGAATCTCTTCAATGTCTTTATGAAGCCCCCACCAATTAAATGTCAAACTGCCTTTTCGTACACTCATTTATGTTCAGCATAAGTCGTTAATTTATGCCCGGATTTTTAATCCAGCTTTACATCGCTGTAAAGATCAGACTATATCATACACGACTTATAAAATCGTGCCACTACATTTCGAACCACTTGGCCCTACGAGATAAACTCTAGTCGTTGAACTTTTCTTAAAGATTTATATATGTTTCCAAACTTCTCGTTTTCTAATTAATCTAATTCTTTCATATGGTAAATTGTATTTACGTGACAATTCAGAGTGAGAAATTTCTGAATCTTCTGATCTTATTTTTAAGACTAATTCTTCATTTATTTTAGCCATAGGATTTTTAGAACCAGAAACTCTTTTAGACTGTTTATAAACAGTTGGAATTCTTAAATCTCTATGTTCAGTTTGTTCACGCATTGTCATATATTCAAGATTAGAAATATGATTATTTATTGTATTGTAATCTTTATGATTAACAGTTAAATCAGATACACCTAAAAATGCATATGCAACAAGTCTATGGATAGTAAAAGTTTTAACCTTATTTAATTCATATAAATTAATTTTATAATAACCGCTAGAAGTAAGTATAGGAGTTTTTAATTTATTTAATCTTCTAATTCTACCACAATTAGAAACATAATAAAATTTAAACCCAATAAATGAAAGATTGATCCATATTTCATTAGGCAAGTCTTTATAATTTTTCTTAGACCTAAGTTTTAAAATCAATGTCAACATATCAAAATCTTTTTCTGATATATTTAATTTTTCAATTACCTCATTTTTAGGATAATTAAGAAATAATTCAAGAAAATCAGATTTTAATTTTTCATCATAATTATATAATTCTTTTCGACTTAGCTGCTGATTATCTTTCATATAAAAGACTTCCCAGCAATTAATAGTGTTTTCATTGAAATAGGAAATATTTCAACTTTGCGCCCAGATATTACTATCTGGCGGGGCAATATTTTACCCTGTGAACATGACAAAGCAGCTTCTTCAATTGATTTACTATGATAAAGTGCACCAGTATTAATAGCAACACCACCACGAATAGGAGCATTGCGAGACCTCAATCTTGATACATCAACGCCAAGGCCAGCGCCTAATGTAGCATATCTTCTAGCAGCCACAGAGGCCTCAGAGATCGATTCAATATCATCTCCTACTGGTAGTAGCACACATGAGCTAAACGCCTTTGTAGGAGTTCTCAAGCGTGCTAAATGAGGTGTTGGAATGTTCCAGTAACCAAGAGAAAGCAAATCATACATCTCTTTTATAAACCCAATGCGATCTGTAATGCCATCACCTTTATCATCAATAAAATACATCATTGATACAAGCATATAAGATACTTGAGGAGATTCAAATTTCTGACCAGTAGAAGCATTCTTAATGAGGTATTTAGATTCCCATTCACGCATTCCTGAAATTGAATACATTAAATCACGATCATGATCAATATAGTCATTTAATTCGTTAATTTCTTCTTCAGAAAACTTTTCAAGAATTTGTGAATCATACCAGCCTAAAGCTGTGTTATCTTTAATAATAGATAACAAATCTAATGGTTCAAAATCTCCATAAACTTCTTTACGAATGTCGCAAACAAGAATACGGCCAGCGGCAATAGCATAATCAGGATTATCTTCAGAAATCAGATTATGAGCACTCTCTAACAATGCTTTATTGATATCAGAAGTAGAAATACCATCGTGAATCATTAATCCACTATTTAAAGCGATCTCAGAAACACTAACATTATCTAATCCGTCACATACAAATTCAAGAAAAGTATTAATACGCTCAGGGTTATAAGGGACGACTTTGCCACCGCGCTTAATAACATTGATACTCATAGCGCTTTTACCAATTCAGACAATTTTGACATCAAATTCTTAAATTCAATATATTCATACTGATCATCTTCTTTATTCTTAAAGAAGATAACCGGCGCGGATCTTGGTTTTGGAGTATTGGTTTCACTTAGCATTGCGTTCAATTTTTCCATTTCACTACCTTGATCAACATAAATAACATCAGAATAAAATGAATCTAGTTTAGACCCATATTGTTGTCCAAAATTAGTAATAGCATTTTTAGCTTGTGCACAATTAGTACAATTGTTTTTAGAAAAGATTACAAATTTCATATTTATCCTTCGGTACCGAATAAAGGAATATTGGCAAGTTTAGCATATCCATCGGATGTCTTATCAATAATGCCTTTTTCGTAATCAGTTTTCTCAATTTCTTGTGGAGCAACCTGATCTTTGCGTTCGCCATTCCAATTTGAAATCCAAGGAATAGGATTTTCATAAACAGATTCCAGTCCACACAATTCTTCCAATGAAGGAAGATTATTTTTCTGCAAACGAGCAGTGGCAATATATCTTAGATATTGCATAGCAATCTTTTTATTAAAGGCAAAAATATCGCCTTTTATAAATAGGTAATCACCCCATTCATATTCTTCCATAATAGCATCACGCCACACTTCTTTAACTTTTTCTTTAGTTTCTCCTTCTTTTGAAACAATAGCAAAATCAGGATCATCAACAGGAAGAATAGCTAATAGGTTATTAGTTATAGCAACATGATAGTTCTCATCCATTATGTTCAAGATGTGTCGTTAATACATCCCCGCGGCATAAGCCACAGCTGCATGTCACCATGCAGATCAGACTATATCACGATCTTACTTATATAAGACCCTCAACATTTCGAGCCACTTGACCCTACCTTACTCACGACAAATGTCGCTTTCTTTAGTCGTTGCACTACTTATTTTTATATTTATTGGATTTAGGAAATTCAGGATATTGAGAAACAACATCTTTCCATTTCTTTTTAGCCCTAATAAGAGCAACATATCCTGGACGAATATTAAATCTTTTTGCTATTGTTATATTATCTAAACCAAATAGCATCATATCACAAATAGATATAACTTCAGATCTTTTTAATTCGTTCATTCAAACCACCATAAAAATAAATAGCTCAGGATTTTCTCTGCGGAGATCTCCCCTGAATTAATTGAGTTATTCAACAAGTGTCACCACTTGAGGCCGCAATCTACGGTTAATGAGTTTAATAATGTTTGCTAAACCAGGAAGTTTTCCATTTTGACCGAATACAAAACTACATGCAAAGCTTAACTGGAATCGAATTGATTCAAGCGCATTAGCTATATTCAAAGCGAGCCAAATGGCCCGCGCGGCTTCTAATCTTGTAACTTCACCATTATAATATTTTTCAACCTTATCAATACAATCATCGTAGTATTTGATAATAGAGTTTTTACAATCAACAATTTCTTGAATATCCATAACTTCATCTAATGTCTTAGTGGGATTTACAAAACTTTGTTGAATAATATGGGTATATGAAAAGCTATGAAGTGCTTCCATTGATGCCCACCAAGAAACACACACTTCTAATGTTGGATCGCCAATAGCAGGTCCAAACACAAGAGTAGGCGCGCGGCCCATAATTGAGTCCAGAAGAATCTGTCGTTTAATGTTTGACATAACAACATGTTCTTCAGCTTCACTCAAATTAGGCATATTAGTTCTATCATGACCCATATCTACTTCATTTGGATGCCAGACAGATTCTAATTGCACTTCAAGCAATTTTAAGATTTGACTATATTTGGGATTATCAAATCTCTGAATAGAAACCCCCTGGGCCTCGTTCAGAAACAAGGTCTCAGGGGTTAAACTTTGACTAAAAGTTGTATAAGACATTTTTAGTTTCCTTTTCTTCTTTATTGTTATTATTATCGGCTATATGCCGTGAAGATCGTAGATGAAAACTACGCTAAAAATTTGTTGTTCCCGGGGGAAACACGTAGCCTCTGGCTTAGTGAGGACCGCAGGCCGGAACGAGCCAGAGGACGCAGTGTTTCCGTAGGGAACTGAATTTTTAGAATTCATAAAGAAATTCCTTAGAATTCCATATAAATCAACGATTTAAACTTAAATTTGAACTACCTTTAAAAGGTGGAAACTGGCAGATAACTGCTATCTTTATAGAAATACAAAGAATTAGTTTCCTAAAATTACGTATCTGTACCAGATAGTAATTTCTAAATAACAATAAGATTTCCTTGAAAATCTAAAACGGGTGCTACTTATTTTTCACACCACGTTGTTTTTTATATTCTAAATAACGCTTAGCTCTTATTTCTTTTGCTATTTGATTTGTTTTATTTTCCTGTTTGCGCTCTATTGATTCATAATCATATTCTGCATCAGGATAAGGAACCGAATCGAGGATCTTTTTTAACTCTTCAGAAGTTTTAGGGCAATCTTTTTGAGCAATCCTAACCAATTTGATTCCAAGCTCTTCTGCTATAGAATCTTTTTTACGGTCCTTAAATATCTGTTTGAAAAATCCATTTTCATCTTTATGAAAATGTTTAATAAAATCAGTATGTTGAGCACCATCAGTTTCAACTACTATTCCCATCTGCTTAACAAAACAGTCAAATCTCATTCCATTTGGAAGGACTGCTTCATATATAACATCACAAGTTGGAAATAATTCACAAAGTTGACGATAGATAATTCTTTGCTCCTCAGATCCTCTGTTATCAATGCCACTCATTATTTTTTAAGACTTCCTGCCCGCGCCAGTCTCATACCATCTAAGACTTGACCTAAACCATTATCATAAAAGAACTGTTCATAAGTATCAAATGCTTCATCTGATTCAATTTTAGCAAAATTAGTAGAACGAAACTTCCAAATAGCATTCTTATCAATTATTTTATTGATATAATATTTACCAGTTGAAGTATCAACAATAAGGGCAATCTCATCGCCGCCATCTTCTAATACTGATACCACTACTTGTGTTTCTAGACTATCCTCTACTACAAAGCCAAATTTTTCAGGTGCCATGTGTTTTATGATCACAACATTCTCCTTCGTTTCCACCAAATAATAAATGTACTAAATAAAGGCCAAAAATAAAGAAAGAAAAAATAAGGAACATCCCGCCCATGAATATTAATGGAGACATAATTACGAACGTCCATGATATAAATGTAGACATCGTTAAAACTTTTATTATGAGTAGAATAGACCAAAAGAAAGCAAAAAATCCTATAAATGGATAAGCTAAATCAATATTCAGCATCTGACAGCGAACTAAATTAGGAATTAATTTTCTATGTTCCTTTTCATTTGTTTTAGTTTCCATGAAGTATTACCTCATATTGGTACAATAGGGATCATATCACTATATGTACATTGTTTATTGTAACTACAGGTTCTACAATTTGTTAAATTTGAATTATTCAAATTGTCATTTTGGAAAAACCGATAAGCGTATTTAAGCATTACTGGATTATTTCCATATTGTTTTAAGATACCTGTATCTCCCATTTTAAATGGGATTAGGATTTCATGATAGCCTTTAACTTTAACTCCGATTTCATCGAAATGTTTCATTATTCCAAGAATTCTAATGTTTAAAGTTCTAGATGAGGCATGTTGAACATGTTCACTATTAATAGGGGTTAAAATAACTACCTCTACACCATCTTCATGAGCAATGATTAAATCGATATCTATATAATATGTTCTTCTTGGTTTTCTTCCAAATGAAAAATAAATTCTTTCATTAGAAATAGTGCCAATGCAATTCTCAACTAATTTTGATACATAATCCATCTTTTGATTCATATCAATAAAGAGTTTAGAAGCATATTTAAGATCATCGTTATCAATCTTTTTTAACTTAATCAGCTTATTATAAAAGGCAGTTAAAGTCCCGGCGGGAATATTTAAATCATTAAAATATTCTTTAACTGTTAAATAATAAACTAATCCAATATATTCTCTATTGGTAAGATTACGATCTTTAATTTTATAAGGACTAAAACTTAAAACCTTATCAGCATGAACATAGGGATAATCTTTATAATTAGGGACATTTCTACAAAACAAAGAAGCAGCTAAATGATCAATGCTAAGCTTATTAACATTTGTAATATCTTTAAAGAATGTAACCTCTGGAAAGCTAATAGTGCCTTCCAGAGCTAATTCTTCTAGTTCGTTATACATCATTATACTCATATTCAACAGACCTTTCAGCTAAAGCTTTATTCTGTTCAACAAGCGCCTTGTATTGGGTTTCGGTCATTTCAGCAAAGAATGCTTTCTCTGGCCATGAACGACAATAGATATCACCTTTAAAAGATGCAATCTTATTCTTGCCTACACCCCAAACAACAATAGGACGTTTAACATGATCTTCATCTTCGTGATAAGCAACAGCTTTTTCTCTTAATCCATGAAGCTCGTTCCATCCATGCATAATAAGATTACTATCATAAACAAGACTGTTTGATTCAGCAATGTTATTATTGTTAGGACGCTCATTCATAGGCATCTTAGTATACTCAACAGTCGAGATCAAAGTTGCATCATATTCAACAACCATCGCCTTCATTTCATGAGAAAGAGTCTGGAATTTTTCTCTGCCAGATTTATCATCTTCAAGTTGAGTTAAGTGGAAATTATCCAAGAACAAGTAAATATTTCTTTGTGGATATTTTTCTCTATAATTTCTTAACAAGGTTCTAATGAAACCAAGCGATCTTCCATCGGCACTATCATAAAGAATGAATCTATCATCTCTTGCATATTGAAGATATTTCTTAAAGAAGATATCTCTTTGCTCATTGATAGCGGCATATTCTCTGCTATCTTTGTACAATTCAGGTTTAGCAAACTTGTTAATGTTTAAAGCATTGAATAAATCAAAATCTTGATTATCCCAAGCACGCTGAGAAGAATCATAACAGGCAATCCTTGGTAATAGTTCTTTCGCACTATCATCAATAGAAAGCATAATTACCATATCATTTGGATTATGTTCAACAATCCTCCAAGCTAGATTTACTTCCCATGAGGTCTTACCAACATTTGATCCGCCGCCGATAAATAACACTTTAGCTTTCATATCGCCTTCTGTAGCAGCAGAAAGAGTTGGCATATCTCCGCCCCAATTAATATATGTACTATTCTCAGTATCTTCTTGATATTCTTTAATGCTTAAGATGTTATTAATCCTGGTAGATGTTTCCATCAATCCTGCATTATGAGATTGATTAATTTGATGAAGATTAGATAAAGCTTCGTTAAGAATTAATTCTGGATCTTTAGATTCAGAAGATTCTAATTCCATTAACAGCTTTTCAATAACATGCCGCCGGCTACTTTCTACTCTTCTATCTTTTTCAAGTGTAGACTTATTGACTTCATCTCTGATAATCTTATCACTATAACCAGTAAACACAGACAATTCAGAGATCATTCGTTCTCTACGAATAGGACTAGGCTCACTAGTTATAATAGGAACCATTTTAAGTACAACAGATTCAGGATCATAGTCATCATCATTAAACTGAGATAGCCGCCATGCAAATGAATCTATTTTCTCTATTGATTTAAATTCTTCAATACCATATTTACGAATAAATTCATCAGGATCAATTTTAACTTTAACACCATCTACATATTCGTCCGGAAGAAATATAAATCTAAATCGAATATCATGAGTCTTAGCAATAACTGTATCAAGCATCTTTTTAGCTTTTTCAGTTCCTGCATTATCATTATCAAGACACATAACAATGTCATAGATACCATTTCTACGAAGAGTGTCCATATGAGAATCAGAGAAATCTAATCCACAAATCCCAACAGCATTTGTTATCCCGTGATTATGCAAAGAAAGAGCATCAGAATTACCTTCAACAATAATCAGAGATTCATGAGACTTCTTAGCCTTATCCAACAGATAAAGACGTTCATTCTTTTTATAAATATTCTTTTTTAAACCACTTCTAGATGCAATAAATTTAGGACCATTAATAAATTTACCATTCTTATCTGTAACACCGTCATAGGTTAAGTTACGAGCCTGAAAAGCAACTGGTCTACCGTTATCATCAGAAATAGTATAAATAATATTTCTAGGATTAAAGATATTTGGATTACATAAATCAATTTCATCAATAAAAGATGACATATAGCCAAGTGTTTTTAACTTCTCGCGTAGATCATTTACATTATTACAAATACCAACTCTATATTGACGCATAAATTCTTTTGAGAACCCGCGTTTTTCCATTTCAGCAATTTGCAATTCATTAAAATCTTCTTGATGAGAAATATACTTAGCAACATCTTCATATGCGCGATACATATTAAGTTCATAAATCTCATCTTCAGTCATCTTGCGATAGGTTAATTCAATCCCATATTTATCAGCTAAATAAGAAACTGTATTATCAATAAATCCTGGGCCCATTAATGGACGATCTTCCAATACATTTGCTGCATTAAAAATATCCATTGTAGTTCCACAACCCATACATTTAACAAGGGGATAGCCTTGTTCAGCCATAAACATAGACATAGATGGGTTATGGTCATCATGATCAGGATTTAAACAGCGGATCTTTTTACCGCCCGCAATATCGAGACCATGATCTCTAAGATATGTAGGAAGATACATCCTAATCTTGTCAAGTTGTGAATCAAAATCAGTGAGTTTTTTATAAGACATCCGCTGTTCCTTTTATTATTATTGTTCAGCTTTTATTTTTTAGCTTTAGAAGATTTAGTTTGTGCTTCAGGTTCTTTAACTTCCTTGGCTGATGCAGCTTGTTTTTCTTGCATTTGCTTTTGAGCTTCTTCACAAACACGGATTGTGATTTCTTCAATATCTTCTTCTTTAATACCTAATTTCTCAGTTAGGATAGCAAACAAAACATTATTAACTAATCCTAAACCATTGAGATTTTGTTCAATATAATTTGCCCAGCCACGTTGTTGCTGCATCATAAAAGTAAGTTGTTCATTAGTTAGAACTTCTTGTTTTTGTTTTTGAGTCATTTTAATTATAACCTTCTTCTTCTTTTTGTTGTTTACATAGGGTCTTATAATTACAATAGGAGCACTGCCAATCGCCTATAGGATTTTTTACCTTATCCTTGCTCCAGGCTTTATATTTAGTTTCAGCAATCTCGCCAGCCTCGTATAAACGAATAACTTTTTCATCATTGTAAACATGTTCATAATCAGGCTTAGGAGCCTCTTCTGCACCACTAACAAGATGATCAAGCAATTCCTTATACCTTGCAAATACACCTTCTATTGATACACCAGGCATATCATAAGAATGAGAATTCCCTTTAATATCTTTACAATCAATATGAATACGAGTTACACCTTCAGATTCTGGATTAAAAGAAATCCAGAATTCTTGATTATTTTCTGGTCCACCACAAGAGCGATCAAAGTAAGTCAATAAAACTCTTTTCACTCCACCATTTTCAGGTTTACCAAAATAATAGAGATAAAGTGCAGCTTGTAAAACATTCTGAACTTTAGGCATAGGAACACGAGTAACGCCACCTCTAGCTGGCATACCAAGTAAATCTACCTTAGCTTGATAATTTGCACTGCTATAAGTTTTAGATTCAACAATAATAATTTCATGTGTTTCTGGATCACGAATAGCGATATCAATTTCGCCAGATAGGTAATATTCGGGTATTGACCACTTATAATTGGATGTATAGTACCATCCGTTCAATTTGGTTTGCTCGATAATCCATTTTTCCCACATAACGCCTGCTGCAAATATATATTGTGAATATAGCCCAGCAGGATCGCTTTCTGCATACTCTTTAATACGATACCATTGGGCACGATTACATGCGCCTTGCACATCACCAATAGATGTTGTCCCAAAATTAGAATCACTTCGACAAGATGCTGCGCTAGGATAAAGAGTAGGCAACCTTTTGGCTTTAAGCGCCGGCTCTTCTAATAGCTTTTCACCTATTGATTTAAAAAATTCAATTACCATAAATTTTTATCACCATCAATTAGTATAATATAAACAAATATTTTCATCTTTTAAAATATTGTAACCTTTTCTAATAAATGATATTAAATCCTTCATTTCACATAAAGGCAATTGTGTATTATTAAAATATTTAATATCACTAGACCAAAATTCATTTTGTAAGAATTTGACAACTTTTTCTTTATCAATATTTTCGATAGAAACATCTTCAACAAGATTCATAAACGAATTAATATTAGAATCATAAACTAGTTTATCGATATCTCCCCCTGTTAATCTAACTGCTGCGCAGTTAAATTCTTCGGTTCCGCCTTTGGAATAAAACAGGTCTTTCATCCAGTTATCTAATTCATAAAATTTTCTCCAATAGAAGAAACTATTGTCCAATTTTTTAAAATTCGCATCATCAGATGATCTTAAGAAATCTCTATCCATTACATCTTTAGAAGTTGTAAAGGCATACATGTCTAATCCCATAATGGACTCCAATATTTGTCTATATTATTTTAAAAATTAAAAGCCACCACATTTAGTGATGGCCTTTGTTTATCTGGTAAAAATTGTAACTTCCGGAATCTCATTTAGCATTCGTATTGAATCAACTGTAAGTGGTTCAGTATAGAATGGACCAAACTTAATTTCGGAATCATTTTTTAATAACGATCCATCATAATTTACATAATCGTTTTTGTTGTTTTTAATTATCACAAATACATTGCTACCATCATCATATTTAGAATCAGATTTAATAGAATTGATTTTATTAATAATAGACTTAAATCTTACAGTGCTAGGAATACCATCTAAAGAAATGTATGCTTCTTTTATTTTAGAAACCTTTTCTTCTTTAGCTGCCTCCAATGCGGATGCAGACAAATCTATTACAGAATTTACAATGCAATCTATTGAACCATCTTTTTTATAACTAGGCTTGGCGGTTAAATAGCATTGGAGATATTTTCCAACTACAAAAGAATCTCTATTTGGAGCGAACACATTTGCAAACGCAGTCATTCTAATAGGATTACCTTTATGATTTACACCTTCAATAAATGCCATTTCTGATCCTGTTTTAGTTTTAAGCTTTTTAACATTGGCTACAGCACAAATAATTGGACCAGCAAAACTGCCTTTGATCTCCATAGCTCTTTCTATTTCTTTAGATGTGAAAACTTTTTCTTGCACCATTTTAGACACAATATCCATTGGATTTCCAGAAATATGCACTCCAATAAGAGCTTTTTCTGCATCAAGAATTTCCAATAAAGAAAATTCTTTAAATAACGGATCATTAAAATATTCAGCTTCTTTTTTACTGAATTCTTTAATTTCTTTTTCAACATTCTTAGTAATAGACTTCGCCGCGGCACATTCTTTTTTCAGCGTTAATTTAGGATCAAAATCTAAAATAAATTTATTATAAGATCTCATAACAACTGAACGTTTATATCCAAAGCAATCAACTGCACCAGACATAATTAGGGCATCAATAATTTTCTTATTGATCTTAGTGCCTAACAAATGCGCCTTAAGAAGGAAATCAGACAAACTGGTAAATGGTCTCAATGAAAGGATTTGATCAATAGCAGAAGAGCCAACCCCTTTAATACCACTTAAACCATAAATGATATCATTGTTTCTATTCAAACCAAATGTTAAATCAGATTCATTAATATCCGGCGGCAATATTTGTATTCTATGATTTCTAGCATCTTCCATATAAATACGTTGAGAATCTAAATTATCTTCACAACTAATAATAGAACAGTAGAACTCATTTTGATAATTAGCCTTCAACCAGGCTGTATAATAAGTAAGATGACCATATGAGTATGCATGACTCAATATGTTATCGTAGAGCTTTTTATCTCTACTTCTGTATTCGTTGTTATCTACAAATACAGTTCGGCGTACATTTTAATCTTTAAATTCGCTTAGAAAGTTGATCAGATCAAATGGCATAAAGGGTCTTAAATCAAATTCATGATAAAATGAATTTTCATCTTCATCCTTAATAGATGTTCTATACCATAATCTTAATTCATCATCTTGATCGCGGGAAATGATAATACTATCAGGATTACCAATTTCACTTTCTGAACAATCAGCAAATATCACCGCGCGATGAATAACTTTCTTATATTGAATCATCATCATAATCGCTTCTTTAAGAATCTTCCTATTGATCGAAACATAAAGAACAATTCCATTATCAGGAATATATTCAGGATCAATAGTTAAACCATTAAATAAATCAGATAAATTATTATCATCTCTATAAAATGTAGTCTTAAAAATGTAATTATCATAACTATCAATGTAAAACTCTTTTCGCATTTAAAAAGATCCTCCGGACTCTTGGGTTCTTATATTCTCTTAACGAGGTTCATAGCCTACGCTCTACATCTGCACCACACTTTTAAATATGGATTACAGACTCGGTATTAGTATATCAAAATCAATAAAACATTTTCATACATATTGATTGTTTTATTAACCATGATAAATAACAAACCTTCACCGATAGCCTTTTATAGACCCCTGACAAACAGGCTTCCAGAGTTCATTCTGCACATCACTGTACAGACGGCCAATAAATTTTTAGCATTAAACGCATACCTAGCAAACTCCATCAATTCTTCCCAGAATCGACTTAATTTACGCTCATCTTCTCCAGAGGCAACACCTCCAGAAATAAAATCATCTCTCAAACTTTTCAGTTTCTCAGAGTCCTTCTTGCCAACCGCTTTGCGCAAGACATCTGCTTTCACAGGGGAAAATCCGCACATTTCCATTGATAACGCAAGGCATTTTGTTATCGCAAAAGCTTTTTATCTTTTACATCTATTACTACTAGCAATCTCATAATAGTTCGGCATACATCTTATCCATATCTATTAAAAGTAGACTTAGGACTGGTCACTCGTGGGAATATTTTATTCTCTATCGTAAGAGGTTCAATTCCTATGCTCTACAATGTCTTATAACTTTTAAATTATAAGATTATCTCGGTATTCCAAATTCATATTTTTACTATTGGTTTACCGATTTTGACCAATTTATCATGTATATTTCTATACAAGGGATCCTATTTTATAAAACCATAATTTTCAACAAATCTAGAAAATTTTCTTTGTAAATGAATATTACTATCTTTATAACAATATTCATAAAATTCTTTACAATACTTTTTCTAGTGCAACATAAATTAACAACAACATTTGTAGTTTCAAAATTTTTAATTCTAAAATTTGGATTTATATTTTTAATAAAAAATTCTGCAAATGATTTTCCGCAACAAATCTGTATAGTGCCATCTGCAGAAATACATCCATCACCATCAAAATAACCTCGAATAAAATGTCGTATTAAATCGTCAGGAATTAGTCCAAATGGAATAATTTCTTTTCCAGATTTTCTTTCTATAACTCCATATCTATTCAAGTCATTGTAAATAGATTTTGAACCAATAGAAACTCCAATATTATTTCGATTAACAATTATTGCGCCAGTAAATTCTATTGCATTTTTAAATGCTTTTACAGCATCAACATCGTTCTTTTGTAATGAAAATTTTAAATAATATCCTCCAGAAAAATTAGATACATTGCCATCAGCCATAATAAAGCCAAGCCAATAAGCTTTTTCTTCTGTATCGATATTTTTAAAATAATCTTCATTACAAGATGCCTTTAAACCTCTACCTCTGGATATATCCTTTTTAGCAAGGTGATATTGTAAAATTCAGAATTTCAAATTAAATTTTTCTGAAACATTTTTAATTGATTCTTTGTGATCTAAATAATACTCAATAGCCGAATTAATTAAATCATCTGAATATTTTTGTTGTAATTTATTTCCTTTTAAAAACATAGTCTTATATGCTCAATCCTTCTTGGAAAATCAATTCGTTATGTGAATTTTTAAAAAGATGATTATATTTAGGAAACAGAAAATCTGTTTTCCCAATTTTACCAGATATTTTTCCAATAATACGTTCAACAAGACCTGGAATTCCAAGAGGACCGGGGCGCCAAGTTGACACAATTACTGCAATATCATGTATTGTTTTTGGTTTGCAGGCATTCACAAACCCAGACATACCAGCTTCTTCAAATTGAAAGATTCCATAGTTTCTTTCATTCCAAAGCACTTTATATGCCTTTTCATCATCTATTGGCAAATTATACCAATCTATATCTACGCCATGACGGCGTTTAATTAAATCCCGCGCGAATGCTAAGAGCTCAAGCGTTTTTAAACCGAGCAAATCTAGCTTAACTACATTCGCTTGTTCTTCAATTTTATTTCCTTCCCATTGAATTACTGGGGCACCTTTACTATCCCATAAAGGAACATCTTCCCATAATGGACGATCAGAAATAGCAACTCCACAATTATGTGTAACCAATCCATTGGCAATATATGTATGATCATCTTCAACTGTAAGATTATAGACATCAAAAATGCCATCAACCTTTTCAATTTCATTTATTTTTATATAAAGTTCTTCGCCAATAGGAATGCCTTTTATATATGCTTCGGGATTATGAGTGAATCTGCCAACATAAGACTCTCTGCAATTTACAACTCTTTCCTCAATTATAGAAGTTGTTGGTGAATTAATTTTTATACTACATATTTCACCAAAAGCTTTAAAAACCAATTCTGGCATAGAGTATACTAATTTTTTACTAACAGAACTAAATGATTGACATTTACCATTATTTTCTTTGCTTCCATCACCATAAAAATAGCCTTCAAGAAACTCTCTTAATAGGTGCGGCGGCAAGTTAAACACATCAGAATTAGGGACCTTATTTTCACATTTATCGCCAAATGTTCCTAAATAATCAAATAATCGGTTATCTCCTATATGAATAGCAAACTTATAACATGTTCTATGATTATCTATTCTAAAGTCTATATTAGCAGATTTTAATCTTCTCGAGATTTCTTCAGCCTCTTCTGTTAATTTTTCGCAGCATAAAAATACTCTTCTGTCAAAACGTATTGTTCCATTTGCACGTTTACGCTTTACGAATTCTCTCCATCCATCAGCCATATATAATCCACAAATCCACCAAAAATCAGGATTCGAGAAATTTATATTATATGGATTTTTTAGATTATCAGAAGGAATAATATTTAATTTACTATATCCAAGTTTTAAAAAATCTTTATCTTTATTTAAATTAGATACAGGTTTAAATCCACTAGACAACAATTTATTTTTATATGTATACCGTTTGGTCTCTTTGTCCCATTCTGTCCCGCGTTTAATTTCTTGAGCAAATATTGGATGGTTACCAGTAAGCATAAATTCGCCAGATGGGCCAGTTTTAATTCTATAAACATCATCTGATTTAGATATCATAGTTTTAGTAACAGGCTTATAATGACCTTTATCTGTAAGAACCAAATCTCCGATTTGAACATCTTCTATTTTTTTAATTCCAGAAAAAGTCCTTATAAATGAACCACTTACGTAACATGCATGAACGCCGACTGTAGAGACGCAATCACTCAATGCAATAGCATCATCATAAATTTCTCTAATTTCAGGATCTTCATCATAAACCTTTTTAAGTTCTTTGTTTTCCTGAATTAGATCTTTTAAATGAGGACACCCAATATCAGGCATCATAGATGAAACTTTATTCGCTTTTGCAAAATCTAGTCCATGAATCCTTGCTGCACTTTTCCAAGCATTCTTGCCACCGGTATATGTTAAAGTACCAAGATGTGCAAATCCATCTCCATATCGCTTTTTAAGGTCTTCAAATACCTCTTCTCGTTTATTTCTAGCTATGTCCGAGTCAATGTCGGGAAAGCCACCACCTTTGGTATGGATCTTTCCATGTGGTTCTTGATTTGTCATCCCGAGAAGAAAAGCAATATTAGAATTGTTTTTGTTATCAAGGTTTTTAACACCTTTGTTATACAAATTCAAAAGATAATTATCCAAATGATGAAGTTCTAAATGATTCAATTCAAACATTACATTCTTTTTGTTTGCTTTAAACCATTCAGTTTCAGATTTAGATAATACAACATCTCTTAAAGTTTCTTTATGTTTTGTCATTTTCCATTGCCTCCAATTCTTTTCGATAATAATACATTAGAGGATTGATGATATATGAAAATCTTTCCTTAGCAGTTGAAGATTTAGGTAGTAAATCAATAATCAATGCGAAACCTTCTCCATTAATTTCTGCAGAATGTTCTTGTGTGCAGTCAAATACTAATTGACCATCTTCAAGATTATGGATTTTATCTCCAATAACAACCGCGCCGGTAATTTTATTTTCATCATCATTTATTTGAACGGGAAGAAATATTCTTATTCTTCTATTATCAAAATTAATATGATCTTTATGTGTAGATACATCGCAATTATTAAAATAGTCCAATTCAATTCCAGCAACAAAATAATCATGATGTTTTTCAAATTCTTCAACATCTAACAATAAATGCTCAATTAAAGGAATGAATCGGTCATATTTAATAAATTTAGTATTTACTATTCCTGGACCAATAAGAAAGTCAGATTTCCATATACCTTCATATTTATCCATTGTATTGTTATACATCTGTTCTACAAATGAACTTTTATTATCTTTTAAAACCTCAATAGCTTCTTTAGATAATTTAAATTTATACTTATCAGGTTCTTGAGAATGCCTAATAAGCAATTCATCTAAACAAATCTTATATGTATTATATCTAGACAATATTCCTTTAGCATAAAGCAAAATATCATTTTTAGAAGAATCACTTTTAAATTTATCGCAAATTAAATAAAACCCATTACCTTCCAATTGTTTAAAACTATAAGATTCATACGGATGAAATGATGTTATATTCATTGAAAGAAAACTGGATTCAATTATTTTATTATTGAATTCATACTTCTGTAATCCAATAGGAATAAGATATCTTGATTCAATAATATTTAAATATGATTCATCGTCTTTATGAGAATGTGCATATGTTCTATTTTTAAATTTAACAATAGAAACCATATCAACGTCCAAACCTAGGCAGTATTTAACTGTAGATATTAGCCCGCCGATATTTTTTACTGCTTCTGACTTTAATATATTTTTAATCTCAACTGGACATACTGCAAAATTGTAATCAGAACCAAAAGTATCAGTTAGAGATCCATCATTAAATTGAAGCCTTGATCCGTCAACATTTTTCATTAGCTTATTGAATAAATTAATGTCAAAATCATCTTGGATATTTATACGTTGCATTTTCTTACTCCGTAAAATACACCAAAATCATTCCAAGTTGGAAACCATTCTTTAGAAATATGAACTTCTTCAACTTCAAATAAAAGAATAGGAGACTCTTGTAAGAATTGATTGTAATCTAATCCACCATATCCAATTAGTGTTCCATGTGGACGTAAAAGCTTATCAAAAACTTTTGACATGTAAATATTATCTACATCAGCAGCAAGTTCATCAACAAGATCAATAACAATCAAATCGTATGTTTCATCAGCTTCTTCAACAAATTCTTGAATAGTTTTTTCAACAATTCTTAAAAATGCCTTATTTTTATAAGCATGCATTTGAGATTTATACTGAACAGGAAACTTAGTTTTTTGTTTTTCTAATTCTTCGAAATAATTTGAGATATTCGGATCAACAATTGTAATCCGATTGTCATATGAAAGGAAATTGCTATCTGCGATCAGTTGAAAATCTCCGCCGCCGATAACTAAAATATTACACCATTCTTTAGGAGACTTATTTTCAGGAAACATTTTAATATATGTTCTATTAAAAGCATTAGCATATTTAAAATAATCTTTTCCTGTTGCCCATTGAATAGAATCATTTATATAAAAGCCGCTAACGCGGCCTTCTTTCTTAAATTCTTGTTTCATATTTTCATCTTTCATCAAATGCAAAACAATAATTGCTGTCAATATCAGTAACATTAAAACGATCAATTATTTCTTTTGCCTCAGGAAACTTATCCTTAGTACAAAACATAATTCGATAAGTATCATAAATCTTATATTCTTCAAAATTTGGAATAATTGCCTTAACAGTAGAAACAATAAGAGGATGCCATGTGTTCAATTCTACTTTGTCGTATTGGTCAATAATTAAAACACCTCTAATTGTCATTGCTTTAACAAGTTTAAGAATAGACATTTTACATGAGCGAGGATGAACCCAGGCTGTTCCACCAAATGTAGAATTATTTTCATCTTCATCTTGAGTGAAGAATCCAATATCCTTTTGTCCATTATTAACAATAAAAATTTGTTTATTGGAACTATTTGGAAGTAAATACATTAATAAGAATTGAAAATAGTTTTTATCATCATATTCCATATCTGCTGGCAATATTGCCTTAAGATCCTGCATCCAATCAAAGAATCCTTCAGCCTTATCATTTATTGACCAATCTTTTTCCACACAAGTAACAAGGAATTGTAAATCATGGTAAGTAGCTAATCTAATTAAAACCATTATTAAGCCTCTTTCATTTTATTAAAGAACCATTTTTTAGCTTTGTTACCAATCAATTTTGAAATACCTTTTTCACTTAAATCATTTTCTCGAATTGTATCAACCTCTTCTTTCATTACGTCACCTACGATCCATTTTATGAACGTTCCAATATTTTTAACATCTAATTCAAGATGATTTTCTTTCAAATATTCTAAACCTTGATTTAAACGATTTTCAGTGACAGCATATTCAATGAATTCTTGCTCTTTACGAATCTTCTCAACGTCTACCGGCGCAATAGTTTTAACTTTACTAACAGAATGAAGCATTCCTTTAGATTTAAAATTCAAATGTAGGAATTTAGATTCCAGAGGTTTATGAAGTTGAATGTGTCCTTCTTCAACTGGATAGAATTTAATAGCATTGACAGATGTAAATACAATTCCTTCACCAATACCATTAACACCAAAATATCTTCCAACAGGACATTCATCTTCAATTTTTAAAGTAAGATCCACAATTTGTTGTTGTGCATCAGAAACATTGTCCATATCGAGTTCAACTTTATAAGTTGGGAATACAGTAACCGGAAAACAACGAACTTCTTCGTTAAAAAGAATTTCTTTGATTTTATTTTCAGATTCATAAAAACCAGTTCCAAAATCAATGCAATCAGCAACAGTATCTTCTTTTACGAAGGTAACTTGAAATGGAGAAAAGAATCTTTCTACGGCAGATAATGCGACACCTTTTTGAATTCCCTGTCCGGCCCATTCGCCATAAATATAAATCTTGTCTAATTCACATGATTCATGACATTTATTCTGATAAATATTTACAATTTCTTTAATAGCGTTCTTGTAGAAATCATAATTATCTGTGGCGTATTGAGCAAAACCTGCATTATCATTGCCAACTGCAATAATGTTATTACGAGATTGAAAGAAAAGCTTATCTTCTTTAATATCATAAGCGATACAGGCATTTGTTCCGTGAATTTTAACAGTGCCATGAAGAATGATTTTATCTAATTGAGAACGTAATTCTTCTGGTTGCAAATCAAGAATATCGCGCCAATAGTTTGCATCTTTAAGATAATTGCGAAACTGATCAATTGATGGATACTTTAAAAATTTCATTTGCATCTTCTTTCATTAAATATTTAGTAACAGTTTTAGAATAGGTTAGCATATCATTGTAAGCTTCTTTTCGCTTATTATCTAAGGTTTGAATAGCTCTATATAATGGCTCTATAAACAATTTTTGAACTTCATCTTCTAACCAATAGAGACTTCCATCCACTTTGGAATCTCTATATTGGATATTCTTAACAGGGCAAGGAGTTAAATTATTTTCATTTTGTTCAATAACAGGAAAAGATTCATTATCATTTTTAAAATTGTTCTTATTTAAAAACTGAATAATCTTTGGACTATAAAACAATTCTTCTTCATTAGCGGCATGATCTCTACACATGTAGATATTCCCGCGCGGAGATATTGCTCTTACCATTTTAGAACATTGAGTACGTTCACCTTGATTAAACCATTTAGACGAAAGCAATTCTTTTGCCACGAACAAATATGTATTATCTGGATAATTCTCTATTGAATCTTGATAAATCCTATTTATCTGAATAAGAAACTCTTTAAAAAACTCTTTTGGAATTACAACAGGCTTATTATCATTATAAATAGTTAAAGGTTCATAACTGAAATAATTTACACCAATAGAGCGAAACAGTTTGTAATTATTGAACATGTTTTCAAATTTAGCGCGGCCATATAAAACTGTACTAATTCCTAAAAAGGTAGAAGTAGTCAAAACAGTTTTAATGTTCTTCATCACCTGATTAAATTCATCTTCAGTTTCAAACCTTTGCTTATTCTCTTCAAATGTAAAACCATCTAAAGAAATAAGAGTCTCACTTATTCTATTGGACACAGAAACAATTTCTTCATCAGTCCAGTCTTTAAACATTCCATTTGTATAGAGACGCGTATAAAGATTAACATCTAAAGAATCAATATAATCAAGAATCTCTTTTATAAGGTCTTTATGCAATGTAGGTTCACCACCATAGAATTCTATACACGAGTCGTCTTCTACATATTGATCAATAAATTCTTTAATTTGTTTAAAATCTGCATTTACTGGAGATAAATTTTTGGACTGCACGCAACAATACGCACAGTCCAAATCACAATGATTACTAAAGACAATGGTTAGCAATCTCATACAAATTCCTATTCTTCTGATTCTTCAATTAAAGCAGAAATGCCAAGTCCTAATGGGACTTCTTTCATCGAAATATAGTCCTCTCTTTCTGAAGAATCATTTGCATAAGCCAACAATTGTTTAATAAGAATAGATTTAATTTCTTTTCGATTATCATCAAACATATATAATGGGTGATCAACAGCATCATAATTATCAAGATAACCTTTAGTTTCACTAATTAAATCTTTTGCCATTTGCCAATAACGATCAGTTTCATAATCATAAATAAATTGATATTTAAGATCTCTAAAATCAGATTCATTAATACCATTAAGATAATCATAAAGGCTTAAAAATGATGACACATAAGAGCGGACTTGTTTTTCAGAGGCACCACGTAATTCTTCTAAATCTTCAGGGATCTTAAATATTTCAAGAAAATATTTAGAAAGTCCAATTAATGCTCGAATTGATTTAAGACCATCAACAGAAATCTCTGATTCAAGTTGAGAAACCTGAATGCTAAAATCATTTATAACTTTACCGACCTTTAAATAGATCTCATCATTAAATTCGCCATCTTCAAGTTCAAAACAGATTCCAAAAATCTTTTCCGCTTTAACATGCAAAGCATTAGTAGTTTCTAAATCTTGAAAGATAGTTTCTAGACTTCCAGCATTATCTGCCAGGAATTGATTATATTCCAAATGATTCATATTTATTCCTTCTTTTAAAATATTATTTGCCCTATTCCACAATCATAATATTTGAGGAATCCAAGCCTTTGCATATATGTGGACTCTGTATCATTGTCCAATAATGGTTCGTTAAAGTGTTTTTGTAATAAATGTTTCTGACAATGATTTCGATGATAGTATTTTAGAGTTGTTTTATTAACCCAAAAATATCTCGGGCCTATATATTGATATTCAAAATTATCAATAGTAGAGGCACCAAAAGACATAGTGAAATCATATTTAAATGTCCCATATTTATTTTTAAGGAACTTCAATAATTTAGTTAACCCACCAACAACTGTTGTATTTGATTCTGTGGAAATCCTATTTACTTTTGCTTCAAATCTTTTAGACGACTGATTATAAATATATCCAATAGAAACACACATAACAAGATCGCCATTATGGAATAAACCATATGATTCCTGATCTTTATATTTAAATCCGGCGCCCTCTATATGGGTACGATTATAAAAAATGTTAGCAACTTCACTTGAAATTTCAAGAATGTAACATTTCCTAGCAAATATACGTTCATCTATTTTGAGATAATGCTTAATTTTATTTTTAATTATCTCTTTTTTATTTGGAATAACCCAATAGAAATCAGGAATACTAATTAAAGTGACGCCTTTATTCTTACAATCAATGAGTTTTCTATAATGGTAATTCTTATCTCTATACATCTGAGATAGGAACTTATCATCCAAATCTTTTGAACTATGATGAAAAGCAATTCCATTAAATTCAATAGCAAGATTATGCTCAGGGATATAGAAATCTAATTCTCTACCATCCAATACAAAACGATCTTGAATGATTATTTCTCCACCATAAACAGATTTAAGAAAATTGTAAATTTCTGTTTCATATCTGTTCATACCTGTTTCTTTTGAACATAGTTGACATCCATATCCCTGAAACAAATGACTAGCTGCCCTAGATTGTTGCCCATGAACATGGCATTTAAATTTAATAAGGCTATCATATCCATTATAAACTGATTCACTAAAATCAAGATTAGGGTGCAATTCAATTAATCGCGGCCGCCATTCTTCTTCGTTTAACAGGCTTCTTTCACCTACAGACTCTTGTGAACATCTTAAACAGCCATATTCTTGAATCAATAATTTATAAGGAGTAGTTTCAATATCCCCATGTTTAGAACAGGTAACAATACAGGGATAGTTCATTCCAGAATATTTAAATTTGGAATAATCAAACTTGTCTCCATATTTCATTCTAATTAGCTCAAGAACTTGATCACCATCATTCATAGAATTTTCACGTTTGCATTCTTTACAGCCAGCAGATTCAACATTTAAACAATTAAAAGGTAGATATTCGTATTCACCATGTTTATTGCAAATAAACCGCGCGGGAGATTTCATTCCATCATAACTATCTTCAATAATGGAATATTTATCACCATGACGATTAAAAAGTCTTTGCTTAAATTCCTCTATTGATACTTTTTCTCTATCCTTAGAACATTTAGGACAATCAGAACGTAGATGAATCCTACCAGTAGTAATAAACATACCATGTTTAGGACAAATAATATTTACCTCGCCGGTAATGTTTTTATAGCCCAATTGAGAATAATCAAATTTATCACCATGAACTTGTTTAGCTCTAGTAATAAACTCTTCTTCAGAAATAATCCTTTTCTCAGATTTACAACCAGGACAACCATGTCCACCTAAATGATCATTAGGTTTTTGTAAAAAATCACCATGTTTAGGACAAGTTATCAAAACCTTAATCTGATTATTAATATATTCAACATGTTTATATGAATAAAATCCATTATGAATAGAAGTGGCATTAATAACAAATTCAGATTGAGATTTATCAGTAAACTCTTTTTTCTGCAATTCTCTAGGAAGTGAACCTTTTAAGTGATTAACAATTCTTTGTTCATAATCCCTATTGGTAACAGGATCAAAAAACTTAATACTCCCCCTAGTATTTGTATAACTAGATGGATCGTATTGAAAGCGGTTATGATGAATTATATCAGCCTGTCTTTTGAATTCTTCAAATCCTATTGCGGCGGTCATATCCATAACCTTCATGTAATTTATGTCGATGATATGCGTAAGATATAGAGTGAATTAAACAGTTCATGATTAACAGCTCCCCATATCATCTACGTACGAATGTCGGTGCACAGCAAGGCCTTCTACCATGCGACGAAGGTCATTTATATCATCGACCCTAATGTCATCATCTGTTGTAACTCGTCTTGCCTGACTTCCTCCAAATGGAGATACTTCAGTTTTCCCTCCAGTAGACCAAGTAGGAAAATTTATATTAGGTGGATCAGTTACAGTTGTCTTTGTACCCATAATTAAACCTTTCATTATCTAGCAATGTTCTGCATTGCATTTAAATTTTATCATGGTTTTAAAAAATTGTTTACTTTTAAAATTAATCTATATTTTGCGAACACTTAAAACAATTTCATCGCCAATATAATTGAACACATAGCCGGCGGTAAAATCTGACAATCGGTCTAAATAGAAATTCAAATTGGTTAGAACAATATTCATATCGCCTGGCATATTTGAAATAATGTCTTCAATCCATACACAAAGAGAGTCGCCTTCTTCTAAATCTTCAATTTGATTCCAGTTATTAACAATCTTTTTAAAAATTTGCTTAACAATTAAATCTTCAGTTTTCATAATTCCATTCCTCTATTGGATAACCTTCAAATTCAATCAAAGGAATTTTTGCGCGACCAGCATTTAAATAACGACTGAACAATAAACCATATGGAATAGGATCAATAGCGGTAATCCCAAGGGCATAAGAAAGTAAAGATCCCGCGGCGCTGCCTCTTCCAGGGCCAGTCATAATTCCTTTTGAGCGCGCGTTTTCAAGAATATCTTGCAACACCAATGGATAAGAACTGAATCCCATTTTTTCATACATAACCAATTCTTCATTCAGACGATCAAGATATTCTTTTTTCTTTTCATCTGTAAAATCCTTAGTATATGTATCATACCATTGCATTGCTTTAGCTTTAAGGACTGCATCAGGATCTTCATATGGTTGAGGATAAATAATGTCATCAGATTTCTCCAATGTTACATTGCACATATCTGCAATCTTATTTGTATTCTCAAATGCTATTTGATCTTCTTCTGTATTGTAATATTCATCATGAAGTACATGCCAAGGCTTAACATAATACTGGGATGGTTGATAAAACATAGAATTATTATCTACATCACTATCATCTTTATCGGTATCGGTTAAAGCAACATCTTTAGCCTTTTTATTTAATTGCCCGCCAGTGTTTACCAACACAAGCTTAGCATGGTCATCAGATTGCCAAGGATAAACATAATGACTATCACAAGTAATGATCATTGGAATGTTATGCTTACGACTTATTTCAGATAGGTTCTTATTTGCGATATCCTGCTCTTCTAGGCCTGTATAAGTCTTCTCTAGATAGAATCTATCTCCAAAGATTGATTTCAATCTGAGAGCAACCTGTTCGGCTTCTTCGGGCTTCCCATCTAAATACAACTGATTGATGGGTCCACCTAAACAAGCAGAGGTACAAATTATTCCTTCTGAACATTCTTCTAGTAATGCTAAATCAAAACGCGGCTTATAATACTTATATCGCGTCCAAGCAATAGAAGTAGCTTTCATAAGATTCTTATAACCAACATTATTCATAGCAATCAAAAGAATATGATAATTAGCTTTATAACCTTCAATCTTTTCCTTTATTGATCCGCTATGCAATGTCATATAACCTTCATTAGCAAAGATAGGTTTAATATCATGCTTCTTACATATAGCAGCCTGTTCATGATGCCCAAACATATTTCCATGCTCAGATAAGCACAAACCGCGCATACCTAATGCCTTAACACGTTCACAATATTCTTCTAATTTACCAAATCCATCAAGAGGACTAAAAACACTATGGGCATGAAGATTTGTATATTTACCAATATCAACTGGCATAATATCACCATTAGGATTTTCTTTTGTAGAAATATATTCAGACATTATTCACCCTTTATTTTTATAATAACAAAGTCTTTAATTCTTCTACAAATTCATCATCAACTTGACCCAATTCTGCAAAAGCATTATAATTAACCAATTTTCTTTCCAGAACTTTAAGTCTTTCTAATTCTTCTTCAGCAGCCACTTTTTTGGATTCGATTTCGGCATTTTTAAATTTGTTAATAATTTTGATTACTTTAATACAAAAATCCAAATCTGAATCATCCAATTTTAACTTATTTTTAAGTTCATATTTACTTAAAAAAGAATAAGAAATTGCAACAAATAATTTTAAAGGATCTTTAATTTGATATTCGTTACATAATTGATTCATCTCTTTTTCATATTCTGAATTCATCTCGATTAAAATTTCACGAGATTTTGACGTTTCAATCGTTGCAATATTATTCCTGCGCTCAATAATTTTACGCCGGAATGTATCAATCGTACTTTGTGATATCTTTTTAGCCATTTTTAAAATCCAATCTTAAAAATCAATGTCTTCATCAAGAATCGGCGGCACCCATTCTTTTGAACGAACTGTTCCATTAACAAACCAATAGCGAGTAGGATACATTTCATCTTCACCCATTACATCAATAATAAATGATTCATCTATATACATCTTAGATAAATAAGTGAAATCTTCTTCAATATGATAACATTTACCAGAATATCCGCCGTCCATAAGGATTTCTTCTAACACTTCGGGATCCTTGAAAACCTTTTGAGGATGTTTAAAATCATCAAGATTTTCTATTGGTGCTTCGAGAAGTTCAACCCTACATTCATAACCCATTTTTATTTACTCCCAATTAATTTGAAAAGAAGATGTACCAGGCACGATTTCAACTTTAAATCCCTGTTTAATTAGTTCGCGCTTAATATCGTTTAACTCTTTAGCATCGAATTTTTTAAATTCTTCATCACGAACAACGGTATACATTTTGCCAAGATCTGCAGCTTTAGACAATGCTGTTTCAATTATAAATAAAGCAGAATCAATATTATTTTGAGAAGCTTTTAATGCTTTTTCTTTAATTTCTTTTGCATTGATCATTTTGGATTCCAGCTTATTTCAATAGTTTTAGAAAAAATATCATTTTTAACATGATAACCAAGACTTTTTAAATATTCTACTTTTTTCATAGAGCAAATGGAATTATATAGTTGCTTATCCATTCTTTCGCTGATATACAAATAAATAAATCCATGAGAAGCCTTTTCCCGAATTTTATCAAATACAGGTTTTAAATCAGTTGACATAGTATTTAAATAATTCATAGAAATTGTATAAGCTTCTTTAGCTGTCATATTATTCATCTTGGCTCCTTCCATTTTTTAAATTCAACAATGCCGTCAATTATTTTAATCTTCCAAGGATTAAGACTAGATGGCTCTCTTACAGATGAAATAAAATAATTAAAAACAAATTCTTTTTTGGGATTCAATAAAGAAATCAAAATTAAAGATTCAAAAATATCATTAAAATAAACGTCTACCCAGCGTAATATAAACAAATTTTCTAGATCATTTTTATAATACTTGCAATGATCAAAATTGTAATTAGCGTCAGAAAGATTATTTGTATCATTAATTAACAATCCATTTGAACTTGGAATTTCATTTTTAACTTTAACAGAATATTTTTGTTTTCCAGCTTCAATTTTTACATATTTATCAAAGCCTTCGTATTCAATTTTTAAAACAAAACAATTATTACGATAGAGCTTAGAAAGATATTCAAAACATTCAACAATCACTTTTGAATTTACATTTTCACTGTAAAAATCATTTTTAAAAAAATTTAAATATTCTAAAAATTTAATTAAATCAATATCGCCTTCATAATGCTCTTCTGCCTTTTGTTTATCAAAATTGCTTGGTTTATGAATTAATTCTACACTTAAAACATTCATTTTAATTTTCCATTTATAAATGTGAAAAATTCTTCTTCATCGCCTAACTCAAATGAAGAAACCGTAATTTTAAATTCTCGGCCAGAAAATGTTTTAGAAATATCTTTCATATCTTCAATGAAATTTGGCCATCTAATATGAACTGGATCATCATAATCATCAAAAAGTCTTAATGCTTCCACAGACTCTATTTTATTTAAATCCAATTTAGAATAATTTCCATTTAATTCAAACATTAACACTTCTTGAAAATCCATGACTGATCCTTAAATAAATAAAAGAACTAAAATATGCCAACAATTTATAAATATCATTATTTTTTATATTTAATGACTCTTCCTTTGTCATGGTCATAAATATAAGCATACATTTCATTGTATTTATCCAATAATGTTAATGAATATTCCAGAACAGTTGTATTAACATTATAATCCCAATTAATAAATATTTCAGAATCTTTATAAACATAAATATTTCTGAATCCATCTAAAAATCCAACAAAAGAATTTTTCATTTCATTAAGAAAAACATCTTCTAAAGCTGGGTCAGAAATATCAAATTGAAAAAGATCTTTATCGATATTTTCATAATAAATTGATTTTAAAAATAATGGCAATACAATATGTTCATAATTATTCAAATGAAAATTATAAATTGGGAAATTGCCAAATGGAGAATCTTTAACTACATAAATATTTCTATGAAATTCAAAATTATGCTTATTTAATCTATAAATACGATAAACCATATAAAGTAAATTTTGATCATTAAGTTTAATTAATTCTTTAAAATATCCTGGCTTAAATGATTTTAAACATTCTCTAACTATATTTGCTAATATGTTTTGCGACTTCATTTTCAATATCCAACATTGTTTCTAAATATTCATAACGATTATATGATAGTTTTAAATTAGCTCGAATTTTTCCAAATAATTCTTCATATTCTGGAATTTCAAAACTTTCACACATTTGTTCTAACCAAAATAAATTGCCATCAATAAAGAATCTAAAATTTATGGAAATATATTCTGGATTATTTTCAATATCTTCATATATACTGCCAGTTGTTTTTGAATTTTTCCAAGCAACTAAACATAAATTATAAAAAGATTCCTTCAATTTAAAATATTCAACTAAACATATTGCGCGAATTTTATTTCCAGAAAATGTAAGATAATAATTATTTTCTTTTCTAGCATTGAAATAAAATGTATCCATATTATTTTACCTTATACCCTTTAAAGATATCCACAACTTCAGTATATTTAGAGTTATCTTTAAATTTTACACCATTTATTCTGATTTTCATATCTATCACCATGAAAAATATCCCGAGCAGAAATGATCTGCCCGGGGTTAGATTAATACAATCCAGATAAATCTGGTTCTTTATAATTAGGGCCTTTCATAACTTTACCGGCGGCATTTTTAATTGCTTTGCCATCAACAAATTTAGAAAAGTTAGAATCCATAACACGTTTGAAGCCTTCTGGAGAATCAAATCCAAATGTTACCGCTGTACCTGTATTAACAACTTCAATATCAACAATAGCATCTAAAGCTTCTTTCATATTAACTTTGCCTTTTAATGGTTCTCCTGATTCAATAAATTCTTCAAGATCATTTCGGGCCAAAGCAAAATTTTGTAATACACTATTGAGTAATCTAGATTCTCTAGAAGAGTCAATCAAACATGCTTCAGTAAATTCAAATGCCTCTTCAAGTAGAAGTTTAACACGAAGCAATACATCTTTATCAGATGGAACTGTAGGCATTCCATTTACTGTTTGACCTGCAATTTCCATCCAATGTTTAATTAAATCATAATGTTGTTGAGACATTATTATTCCTTTACTCTAAAGATCCAATACAGAAATAAATATTTAAATATTTTGGATCGTGAATTATTTTTTCTCTAATTTTTATTTTTTGAATAGCTGATAATTTATCCAAATCAACTAACAAAATTAAATTTTTCATGCCGCGAAGATTTTCAATATTTTGATCATTTGAAATAAAGAAAACTTTTTCATCTGGATATTCCGCGTCAAGATATCCTTTTAAACGTGCAAGACATGTTGTTTTACCAATTTGCCGCGGCAATCTTAATTCAGAAAATAAAAAATCTCTCTGAATAAGGCCTTCTGGAATTTCTCTATTGGCTTTTAATTCAATATAACGATTACGATGATAAATTTGATAATCAATCAATTCTTTAGCAAATTTAAACATCTTTTTAAATAATTTTTCATTATTCATCTGTCGGCTCCATTTCTGATTCTGCAACATCTTCATCAGATATGATAGCTTTATCGAAGATATCAACACCATTTCTAACAAGGTTTCTAAGCCATTCTACATCCTCAGGATACTGTGTTAAATAATTGTAAACACCATTTTTACCATGAACAGAAACCTCTTCTTTGTTTTCTGGTGTAAATTTAAACCAAGCACCGCTTTGGTTAATAATTTTATTTTTAAGACCAAGTTCAATTAATTCTTTGATAGGGTCAAAACCCTTCCAGAACATTAAATCGGATTCAGCCACACCAAATGGATCACCAACTTTATTTTTAACAACAGTAAATTCAACAGTTTGACCAATATATTTATCGTCATCATCTTTAATCCGCATTGATGGAGTAGAATTAACTTTGATTCTAGTGGAACTATAAAAAGGAATTGCTTTTCCCATTTTGTTATCGCAGAGCTTTTTATCTCTGCCTCTATACCATTACAGTATAGTTCAGCATATTTTTTCACCATATCTAAAAGACTTAGGCGTAGCGGCCTCGTGGAAGCATTATATTCTTTTATTAGTTTCAGCTTCTATGCGTTGCCCCTGACCGGATATTTAAAACCAGCCTTCGGTTCGAGTTGTCCTATGTAACAGGGAGGATTTTCTCGCTTAATTCCGCTATAATAATTCATAATATTTCTACTATGAACGGCAGAAAGTTTTTATTTTTTCAATAACTAAATCGGGATTGTGATTAATATCATATTCCCATATTTCTATATAATTAATATTATTTGACAAATAATAACATTTTTTGGAATAATCTCTTATTATATGTTTGATTTGAATTTCATCTTCTGGGCCATTGCCATAAATGCATGGATTGCAATGCCAATAATCGCCATTAACCTCGATAATTTTTCCATCTTCTAAAAGAAAGTCTGGTCTAAAATCTCCAAATTCTGCACAATAAATATATTTAATAGATAATTCATCAAGGATATTTTTCACAAATCTTTCAATGGAGGAGACTCCATTAACCAATGCAGGAGACTTGTATATGCCGTGACTTTTACGAATATTTTCAACTGTATCTATCGATACAGATATCTTTTTCGATATTTCAGAATCTGTCATTGATTCACAATTGTCTAAAATAAATTTAACATTGTTTTCATACATTATTTTACTATATGAAACTAAGTTATTTTTTCTAGCAAACTTATTGAGAGAAGGATAGCTTCTGCCAGTTATTTTAGAGATTTCAGCAATAGAGATTTTAGAATAATTTTCAATTATAAAAATTTTTTCATCATCAGTATAATTTCTACTTTTAGATGTATTGAGCCCTAACTTTGCTGCCCTTTGTATAATGGCATCAGGAGATACCTTAAGTTTAAAAGCAATATCATAAGTTTTAATTCTTTTATAATTCTCTTTTATAAATAAATCATCTTCCTCTGTATAGCTTTTTAATATATACTTAGGGACTAAATTCATATCTTTTAATTTTGCATAAATAGTAGAATATTTAATATCGAGAATTTCGCTAAGTTCATATATATTTTTATTAGCATAATTTTCAAGTAAAATATTTAATTTATCTTCAGTCCAAAATTTTGTTATATGGCCACCAGACATATTCCTCTTATGCTGGCGATATCGTGCTTTAATAGAATCTATAGTTCTGTAAGAAAGCAATTCATGTAAATCTTTAAATGTTCTATTATTTGTATTTTTAATAAAATCAATTACTATATCGTCTTCAGATTTTGACCATTTCTTCATGTTATAATCCATTTTTTAATTAACATAATGCTTCTCGCATTGAAAGGATTATAACATAAAATTTCAAAAATAAAAACTAATATTACCGGGTGTTACCAATCCACCCCACATATCCATCTTGTCTCGAACTTGATTTACAAAGACCAACGCAGTATTCGCCTTTTTTAAAGATTCCAATAATTTAGGAATTGATTTTGAAAGAAATCTGGCTTTTTCAGCCATAGTTTCTTTTTCAAAGTCGCCTTTTAATTCTCGCTCAGTTAACATTGCGGGAATCGAATCTACAACAACTAAACTGAATCCACCTGTTTTAACGGCATTATCAACAATATCAAATACCTCTTCAGCTTTTTGTGTTTGAACAAATACAACGCCTTCGTCATTAGCACAATCAAGGCCAAGAGCCTTCATATATCGGAAATTTTGACTTTGCTCAGCATCAATATATAATACAAATTTATCTGGGTACTGTTTTCTGGCATTTGCACAAAGAAGCGTAACTAAGGTGCTTTTACCACTAGCACTCTGTCCATGTATTTCGTGTACCCTACCTAGTGTTAATCCACCATTGCCTATTAATGCATTAAGGACTTCTGAACCAGTAGAAATAGATGGATAATCTCTTATTTCGCCATCTGCAAATACAGGTTCATCTTTGCCATATTTTTTATTCATAGCAGTTTTAAACGACGTAATAGCTCGCTTAAGGTCTGGATTGATATCCATTTTAATTTTTTCTGACATTTTATTCTTCTTATTATTTATCAGTTTGTCAATTTGCTCTAAATTGATATTTTTCTTCTGTATTCAATATAAATCCAAGATTTGTTAATCTTGAATCAAAATATTTTATCTTGTCATGTTGAGTTTGCCAAAACAATAGAAAGGCTTCTGCTATTCCCATAGAGATCCATTCCTGCATACATTGATTTTGAGCTACATTATTTATAGTATCAACACCGGGAACTCTTTTTCCCGGATTTTCATCTTTGTATTGTTCAAGAATCTCACTTCTAGCCTGTTGCATCTTTCTTTCATAATGCATTTCACAAACTTTTAAAGTTGATTTTGCATAAGAAAGATTAGATACAATAAGTCTCAACATTTCTATGTATTTAATATTGGCCAAACGTAAATCTTCAATATTAGAAGATTCATTAAGGACCGGTAATTCAATTTCTTTTTCCCAGTCATCTAATGTTTTTCCTTTGAATAAAGCATTCTTCATGAATGAATTAGCATACTCATCATAAGAACTATATCCAATAGAGAGCGTCCCTAAAACATCACTCATCTGTAAACCTTTCTGACAGTTTTAATAGTACATGAACCTGTAACATTAATTGCAATCCTATATTATCAGGATTTGCATAACAAGCAGATTCAACAACAAAACTATCGTCTAGATCTAATTCTTTAAGATTTTCATCTTTAATAATGTGAGCAATGGCAAATACTCTAAGAAGATTGGCGACAAAGACAATATACTCAGAACTTGTTGGTACATCATTATTTAGCACCTCGTTTACGTTTTCTAACAACTTTAGAATTCTGTTTTTGTTCATCTTCACTCTCCGTAGAACTTTGTTCCGCTTTTTGTTTGGAAATCTTTTCAATCATCAGTAATCCATATGCAATTGCAACCGCTACTGCATCAGATTCATCATAATTTTCCCAATTAATTTCATCATAATTAATAAGGAAATTTCTTAATCCTTCTCTAACTGTCTCTTTATCAGATCGTCCATTGCCAGTTATTTGCTTTTTAACAGTTTGCGGTGGGATTAAATCAAAGCCCTTTTTAAGGCCTTCAGATATATAATATTTGTACAATCCGCCTAATTCTGCTAAATCAGTAATCCGGCCGGGTGAACCAAAGCTATAATTCTCAATAACAAAGAATTTGCATCTCTGGATTTCTTCGAAAGTCGCACAAGCTAATTTAAATGTTTCTACTGAATCAATTCTTCTGTCAAAACCTTTTGTGCTTTTTCTCGGAGAAATAGTCTTCTTGGTGATCAGTTTAAATTTTCGATCACCAAGAAATTCCACAACGGCTAGTCCAGTTGAAGATACAGAAAGATCAAGCCCACAATACCAAACTGATTCCATTATTGTAAAACCATACGAATCTGACCGAGTGCATGTTGGATTTCTTGCATCCGTTCAGGTAAATTGGTACGATCTTTTAACTTAAATACAGTTAATTCCAATGCGCCAATAGCATCAAGAAGAGTCCATTCGCCTTCCATATCCCAACTGATGTTACCATTTTCAGATACAATATGGATAACTTTCTTTTTGCCTTCTTCGGACATTGGGACTTCTGGACTAAGCTGTACATCAATATTAGCAGGCTTCTTTGGAATCACTGCTTTAGGCGTAAACATAGGGCCACTTGTGTTTGTACCATTTTGATTTTGTTCAGTTTGCATTTTTATGTCCTTTTTATATAAAAGTCAATTTTTTCTGCGTCTGATATTAGTGCCATTTTAATAATAGAGCACATATCTTTAAAACTAATATGCACGCCGCCAAGTTCTTCTTTTATCACATTAGTAGGATAAATATTAATTTTACCATTAGGAGTATGAAGAACAATCATATCTGTAAGTTTAAGAGATTTACCTAATCCAGGATCACTTAATTTCAAATCATTAACAACTGAATCAATAATTTGACTTACATTAACAGAAACCTTATTAGATTCAATTCCCATTTCAGTAGAATCTGTGGTTTCAATAATAGGTTCCGGCGCGACAGTTTTAACTTTTTCTTCAACAGATTGTTTATCCTTATCAAATTCTTCTTCAAGAGCATCTTTTGATAATTCTTCTATTGGCTCAATAGACTTAACGCCCATAATAACAGGATAATATTCAATCAGCTTAGCCTTAATGCCTTGAATAATATTCCATAATGTAACCTTATCTTCATCAACACAATGCGGCATAGCATATTGAGAAATAGATCCGGATAAACCAAACAAAAGCATTTTGTTTTTATCATCTGTTAGATTCCCACGAAGAAGAGAACTACTAGGATAGCCACGTTCCTTAATAAGCTGTTGACCAATAATGGAAAATAGACCATTAAAACAAAGGAACATGGATTTACCAACAATGTTAAATTCTGTTGATTCTAAATCAACAATTTTATAAGCAGCTTCATTTATCTCGGCAAAAGATAAAACCGCTTTAATGGCATCAACCTCTTTCGAGGTGATACCTTTACCTAAGATATATAAAACATTATTCATACTTATTGTTCCTTTATTTAAAACGCAACTTCTTGTGTGTCTTCTAATTCACCTAGATTTAATAAACCATTGCGATTTCTTCTTTCATAATGAAATGAAGTCACATTCATTTTTGAAACCAAATCATGTGGCACAAACACCTGTACACTAACTGGAATCCATTTCGGTTTATTAGGATTTGTAGTAACAAATTCAAGAATATTACCTTTAATACCATCTCTTTCTATTGAATTAAATATGTTATCAATTCTATATTTAAAATTACCAATAGAGAGAAATTTTTCAATTAAAAATACTGCTGCCAACCATTTAGGTTTAGACATGTATCTATAATAATTATAATAAGATTTACGTCTTCTTGCATTTGTCCTGGTAAATCTAATGCTATGAATAAATTCTTTATAACAAATATCTGGCTTTCCAATAGAAATATCAATATCTTTATAGTAATCAACGCCTCTATCAAAAATATTAATCTCTATATTGCAGGCATAGTTATCATTATCAAGATTATCAAAAAATGCTTTCTTCTGATTAAAACCATAATGCATTAATACATCAGTATTAGATCCCCTAGCAGAAAGACCATAATTAAGTTTACCAATTAATCTAAGATCAGTTGGAATAGCAGAAAAATCTAAATCTGAAATTAAATCAATTAGTTCTTTACGATATTTTGCATTAAGGCGAACAGAACCATCTTGAACATTATAAGAATATCCTAACGCATTAAGATTTCCTTTATCAGAATGCTGAATACATGTTTTGTCATATTTCAAATACAATCCATATTTGTTATAAATCTTTTCAATAGCTTTTGCATATTTAAAAAGATTTCTATCATTATCAGATGTAATTGTCAAATCATCTAAATAACGATATCCAAACAAATTCTTATTATACAGAAAATTTGAAATTTCAATATCAGCCTGATGAATAAAAATATTTGACAAAATAGGACTGTATGACATACCAGTTGGAATAGAATTATTGTGTGTTAAAAATGAAATCATATAAATCAACATACGGTAATTCATATGGCGAATATGTTTAAGTGTTTCAAAATCAACCAAAAGTTCACTATAGTTATCGTCAACAGACATTTGATCAGATAAAAAATCTAATGATGCAGGAATATATTTTTTATATTCTTTGCTTAATAAAACCTGTATATTATCAAGATTTTTTGTTACAGCATTATCTGGTATATCGCCGCCTTGAAAAATAAATGGCGCGAATGATTTATTTTTAATAAATTTACTACATGTAACAGAATTAAAAAATTTACCAATATCAATTTTTAATAGAGATACAGGTTTTACATCATAACCATTATTACAAGATACAGATTCTACATATCTGAAAACTTTCATTGTGTCAGTTGTAAATCTTCTATCTATAGCAATTCCCGTAGATTCAATTCTATCACGAGATCCTATTCTAAAATTAGATAAATTTCTAATAACGAAAAAATATCGCAAAAAATTTAAATAACTTTGATGAACTATTTTAATACCCAATAATGAATCATCATCTAAAGATTTATTAAAGAATGTAATTCTACGCCCTTTTTTATTGATATAATCTCTAAAAAGAATTGTATTATTAAAATTTCCAATAAGATCGGCTAATTGTTGATATTTGAAAATATTCCCTTGATTAGGAAGTAAATCATAAATATAGCATGAACTAATGATAAATTCTTTTAATTCTGTTAAATTATCGTATCCAGCTTTTTGAACAACTTTATCAACGAGAGCTTTCATTTTATCACTCCCATTTTCATTTATTCGTTCCATTATCAAAACAGCTTCATAAGCATAGCTATAAAATAAAATAGCTAATCTAACGCCCATAGAGGCCTGTCTAGCTATTAAAAAATTATATCCTTCGTTATTCATTTATGTTCCTTAAAACGAACTCAGGCGGAAAAAATATTCACGCCCGAGACTTTATTAATCAAAAAGCCGCATTTACAAGACAAGTGCGAAATTTCTTGTCTCGACTGATTAATTTAGCAAAATCTCTTCCTTCATCTGTAAATGAAGAGTAAAGATCGGATGTTGTACGCTCAATTACTTCTTTACAAATAGTTAGATTCAAAGATTCATGAGAATACGGAATTCTTGCAACTATAGTATTTAAAAAATAATTTAAATCATAAGGTTTAGCAACTTCATGTACTGTTATATGTGGCATAGGAATAGATGTAAACGAAATATACTTAGGCCATTCACGTCTATGCTCCATAAATGAACACAACCAGTTATGAGCTAAAGTAGCTGCACTATCATTAGCAACAAGGAATTGGTCCTGTTTAGCTTCATCTACATCTGCTTCTGCGCATGAATAAATTTTAACTTCTTCATCGTTTCCCCATGCTGAAGTATTCCAGTCAAAGAAATTATCTTCAAAAAAGTTATAAAATTTATTATAAAAGCTTGCATACAATTGACCAAAAGTGTCTTCATTTCCAACATCGGCAATAACAATATTTGTTCTATTGGAAAGATAACTTGCTGAACAATGTAAGCTTTTCCGAGCATTATCATTATCAACAAGATTAAAGATAATAGTAACAGTATCTCCTCCTGTAAGGCCAGATAAAAATAAATCAGTATTAACAAAATTATCTTTATCTTTGCCTTCCAGATTTTCTTTGATTTTAGTCAAATATTTATCAAGATAAACAGTTGAAATACCCTCATTCAAGTGTGGTGAATAACGATCTGCCATAACTGAAGCTTTATTTTTGCCAATATCTTGTTCGATAAAGTTCTGCCGGATCAAATTTTTCGGTTCGCATTTTGTTACATATATTAATCCACTTATTATATTTTCTATCTAAACAAATGGATGAATCGCTATAAATTAAATTTAAAAATCTCAAAATATTTTCTTTTCCTGCTCCATTAAGAGAATAACAACAATTTTCTGTATCAAATCTTTTATACATTTTATCAAAAGTTTTAATTTGAAAATTAGATAAAACATCTCTTAAATCATTTAGAAAAGACTGAGTGCCACAAAAAGAAAAGCAATATCTTGTATAACCATCATTTGATTTATATTCAGAAAAACTTCCGTCTCCATCAAAATAACCTCTAATAAATGGAATTATAAATTCATCATTAATTTTCGGAAATTTAAAGTCAACAGTTTTATTTCTTTTGAGTCCTAGTTTTCTTAAAGAATTAATCATTTCTGATATGCCAAAACCAATATGACAAAATTTATCATCAATTCTGATTTTATTATTAAACCCTATTTCAGATTTTATTTTATACAAAATATCTATATCTTTAATCGATAGAGATATTTTTATTTCTTTATCTGAAACATGGCCATCAGCAGCTATAAAGCCAAGAATATAGGCTTTTGCTTCTGAATTAATATTATCAAAATAATAGGGATCTCTATAATTAATATGTCTATAAATATGTCTATTTTGAAGACTATGTCTTCTTGCAAATGCATTAACATTTACTTCACTACACCCATACTTAATTGATATTTCTTTTGTTGGTTTACCATCTGAAATATCAATAGCCATATTTATTAATTTGGTTTGACAATGAGTTAAATTTGCCTGTTTAATTCTTCTTTCTGCAGTTTTTGAAGAAATGTTAAAATGTTTAACTACATTTATTTTGTCAATTAATCCAAAAATGGACATCTTTTTAATTTCTTCAATTTGATTTTTAATTTCAATTTGATTCATTTTCTATCCTATCTATGATTATTGTCATTTTAGACATTAAAAATATTATAAGACAGAAAATAATATATGGCAAGCTAGTTTCTGTTCCTGCTTGCTCTACATCTCTTACTACAATACAGATTCCGATGTAGTTCAGACTATCGCTTCATTGTGTAAAAACAATGCTCGCCCGCATTAGTCGTTCACGGTCCCTATTGGGTTCCGCCCTGTTGTCTGCTGTAACAGATTTCCAAGTCAATTAGGGCAAGTTTATACACGGCCGGTCGAAAAAATCAGTTAACCGTGTCGCCATCAACAAGTGCCAATGTAAAATCTTTTGTAATCAAGTTTTTACGCTTCATATCATTGATGGTTTTTACAAGTTTTGGAATAAGCCAAGAGCCAGTACCGCCACAACCAATAACAACAATTGCTTTAACTGGCCAATTATGAGTACTTTTTAAATTTCTATTATTGAAAAGACTCACATTTTCATTCCCAGCGATAATTTGTTCAAATTCAAATTCTTTCCACGCCTCAAAAAAGCGGTCAGTAACTGGTTTAATCTTTTCTTTAAATTCTTTATTTAAAATATCCAATGAAAGATTTTTGAATTTTAAAGTATCAATATATTCCATTTATTTTATTCCCTTAAGAATTCCAAAACATTGATTTAGCAGATTCCTCAATAGCAGGAATACCTTCATCAATTGGATTTATTAAATTGGTATCGGCATAAATATTTGCAAAAGCATGATGCATAGCATATAATCCTGCGCCAGATAAATATTCAATAGTTGCATCGTACTGACCAGAAGAATCTTCTGAAAACTCTTCTTCCAAGCTAAAAGAAGGAGCTTCATTTTTGGCAAAATAATTCAACAGACCTTCAAACATATGTGGAATAGCTTCATTAATAATGAAATTATCCATATTTGTATATTTACCTAATGCATATTGAAAGTTTTCAAATGCTTTTGCAATATGTTCTTCTACTTTATTAGATTCCCAAACTGGTTCGGTTGTAACATCAGAATGACTATGTTCAAAGGCCTTTTGAAAGAATGGCTGAACAATTTCTACATCTGTAGTTTTTAAATTTAAACCAGGATATTTAACATTAATATCTGCAGCTACATCTTCAATTTTTGTGAATATTAAACCCAAATAAATAGCAGTATTTGTAGAGTATTTACCGCCGCCATAATTACTACTGTAATCACGTCCGTTCCCTACTGGATTATATACATTATAATAATCAGAATAATCATCATAATAAGGATAACCACCAGATCCCATATCGGTCCAAGGTTTAGCCTTAGAAGAACCAATAGAGGAAGTTCCGGTATAATAATTGCCTGCAGGATAACTTTTAGTTGTAGTAACAACAGTAGGCGCGCGTTCAGTGATATTTAAGTATAATTCTTCAGGAACCTCATAATGACCTTCAGCAGAAAAATCAAAAATATCATCAATATTCAAATTGATGAATGTATCCTTATAGCAAACACGCTGAACAGTCGTATAATTAAATGTTCCATCACCTTTTTCTTTCAGTCCACCAAATACAAATGAATATTGCCCATCACGACCTTTTTCGTCTGAGTTGTCAGTGCCGCTATAAAACGAAGCCATTACATGATGCGAATGGCTTGTTAATACACAAGTCAAATCGGGATTAGTATAAAACGCACCTTCTTTATCATATGAAATAGACGCGCCAGATACACGTTGAACTGGAACCTCAACAAGATATTCTTGTTTAGACTTATCCCACCAGATCTGCGCCATCACTTCGTTCTTATTGGTTTTATAAATATTACGGTAAAAACGAATAATACCTTGAAATAAATATCCAGGAATCTTTGGCAAATCTGGATTAGAAATAAATTTTGCATCAATTTCAGGCATCAATGGAATAGGATCTTTAAATTTTTCTTTCAAAGACCAAAAGTTACCAATGACTTTTTTCTTAAATTCATAAATGCCATCTCGGGCAACAAAAAGATCGCCATCCTCAATGTTATCTTCATCAATAGACAATACAGTACGAGGAGGCTTAGCCTCTGGAATCATGAAAGACATGAGACTATCCAAATCCATACCAGGTTCTTGAACCTGTTTATTAACATAATTAACAGTCATTTTAAACTCCCAATTGGCGAACATTAAAAGTATTAATAAAAGAAGAAATTGTGTCTGATTTCTTATAATTGTTTGTATTTTTAAAATACATACTAAAATCAGAGCTCATTTCAGGATGTGCTGCCAGATATTTAAACATCAAATAAGTTGGAACATAATAATCATCATTATCAGGTGCACTACCACGAATTGATGAAAATCCAGGCCATTTTTTAAGATGATTTTCAAAAAAATCATCATCATAATAATAACAGTTATTTAAATCACCATTAAAATTAGAGTTCAAAAATAAGTACGGCAAAGAAGCTAGTTTATTAATATCTTGGGTAGATATAATATCTCTTACAGTTCGACTATTCTCGCCCCAACAAATACCATAGCTATCAGAATAGTTGTTATAATTCAATTTATATAGCGGCGCGTCAAAATGAAAATTTTCACTACCAATCAAATTAATTTCACCAGTTAAATTACTTGTTCCGGCAGAACAGAAGCTAAACAACATATGTGGATAACGAACAACTTGAGGCTCTTCATCTCTAAATTTGACATCATACATATGAAGAATTTTAGTCACAAAAGATGGTACATAAACATGCACACATTTTTTATTGCCAAACGCCGAATAATTGACAATATTCGGCGCGATCATTCCTGTATCAAAACGCTCAACATTAGATGACAATGCTGATACAATTCCTTGTATTGATGTTGTCTTAGTTCTAGAAGAAACACCGTTATTAACGGTAATTTTACCAATTTGATCGTCCAAAAGTTCAATCAAAATTTTTTTATTATTCATTTGAAACCTCGTTTCTAAAAATTCCATTAACAATTTTAGATAATTCTGTAATACAAGCTATAAGTTTATCAGGATCAATGATGTCTTTTACATCCACTTTAAAAAATATTTTCTTACTGTCATAAACTTTAATTTTAAAGGGATTTAATAAACTTTCAAAAAAGCCAATAGTGAGCATCTGTCCATTTTCAAGCGTTATCCCAACAGAGAATCCATTAAACATACCTCTAATATAAGAATAAAAGAAACTTTCCAAATGAGAATCATCTGAATTCAAAAGATTTCTTAAAAATTCAATAGTTTTATTTTTAGCGCCGATTAATTCTAATTGATCAGCAAGTGCTGTAGCCAACGCCTTACAAATGTACATAGTATTGATAGTATTGTTATTATAAACAATATCTTTTAATTTGTATCCATTTACATCAGATGGCGGAGTATATGAATCATAATCAAGTTTCATCACAGAAAACTGGTATGAAGATTGCGCTAGACTAAAATAATCAAAACCATAATAATTAGAGTATCTAGGATCTCTAAAATCATATTTTATAAGTTGAGAAACATCATAAACACTATTTAAATTTGAAAATGCGCCGTTTTGATTCGACAAATTGGCAACAGGACCTACTCCGGAAAAGTATCTAAAACTATTTCTGTCATTAGGATTATATGATTTCCAAAATATTGTTATTTCGGCTTCATTGCCAAATTTTTCATTCAAAAATGCTTCAGCAGATGAAGAATTTGGAAAAATTCCAATATCATAAAATTTAATATAATCTGTACGTTTTTGTGCCACAAAGAGCATAAGACAATACATAACAAAATCATCACTGTAATCAAGTTTAAAACACTCTTTTACATAAGGAACAAATCTATTGATATTAAGATTAGTTAATGCTACATATGTTCTTCCAATGTCACCAAATCCGGACTGAAATTTGATATCATTTAATTCATCATGAAAACCTGTATTGTAATACAAGTCAGCTGCAACTTTAGCAAAAGCACGAACCGGATTCAAAAGGAATGTAAGATTTAACAACTCTTTCGAACTAATTTCACCAAAAGCAACATCTGCAATTACATCAGAAGTATCCATTAATTCGGATTTAAGCATATAACTAGAAGAATGATGCGCATCGATTAATGTATTGTATCTCCCAGGATAAACTTTATCTGACAGATATTCATTAAAATATCTAACGAATGTTGAAGGAATTCGATCTTGATTACCATCAAATCTAAATTTACGAGGTGTTAAATTTTCCTCTTCCTTGGCAATACTTAAAGATGTTGCCAAAGCTTTATAAATATAAGATTCTTTTTCATTCATTTAAAAATACCCCGCGCTGATGCAAACAGATGGAATGGTTTTTAAAGTGCCAGTTATTCTGTTTACAAAACTATTAGAAAGACGAAATTCTTTTGCATTGATAATATATTCAAAATCAGTAGCTAAAAATGATTTTAAATCTTCTTTAGATAAAAACTTAGAAGTTCTTGCTTCTTCAAGTTTTTTAGCATAAGGAGACTTTTGATATATAGGAGTTGCTACATTTTCAAATAAATAATCAAATCTTTCTTGCCAAGTTTCCCCAGCTTCCGCAACAGCCTTTTCAGCAGACTCTTTTTTTTCATCTTCTTTAGGCTCTTCGGAACCTTCTGGAAACAGTAAATTCAATATAGAATCATGATCCATATATTTAACCTCCGAAAAGAAAAGGCTTCCTACTTAATAGGAAGCCTACATATTTTACAGCCTACTATCTAGGCGTTATTGCGGAAATATCCGCCTTTTGCATTTAATTTGTGTAAAAAAGCTAAATTAAGCTTTGCTACCAGTACGGTTAGCCAATTGCAGAACGCCGCCTACAACTGTAGCAGTATATTTGCTAGGATCAGAGAAAGTCGCATCTTGAGTTTGCAGAACACGCAATACATCAGCCACAGTGGCAGTGCGAGGGAAGGTGCGAGTAACACCATTGTAGGTGTAGCCAGTTACCAATTCAGTCATTTGAGCAGACATTGTTTTTTACCTTTTTAAATTAACGATTGTAAACAGCGATAATATCGCCAAAAGCATCTTGGAGTTCGATACGATCGCCCTCTTCGATATTAGCAGAAACCCACAGAGTGAAGTCGTTAGATGAATCGAATACAAGATATTCTTCACCATTTGCGAAATTTGCTACATCCTCTGCAGTCATAGCAGGTGTTCCATTCAGATAGCGTGCCAATGATTCAGCATCCATTCCAGCCGCAGGTTCAGTAATCGCCTCGCGTCCATAAATGAATGATGAAAGTTCACCTGTGTCCATTGCAAATGGAACAGGAACAAATTCGGCGACAGCTTCTGCGGGAAATAACACAGAACTGAGTTCAGCTGCACTCATAGGTTCCTCAGGTACAATAGGAGGAATAATGGCAGCATCTACAGATCCAATAACAAGATGGTTCCCAAACACACGTTTGAGTTCGTTCATATCGAGAACACCATCAATGCGAACTTTTACAGTAGCCATGATTTGTTACCAATTTAAAATTGTTGGAATTGCACCTTCAATCAGTTTACTGATCGCAAATGCATCGGGAGCGGAAACAGGTATCGAAACCGATGATTTCTCACCTTTATTGTTTTGATTAACTGTTAAAAAGTATGGAGATTTTCCTTCAGTCCGCTTAAGCTGAATACCTTTGGTTATACCATTAAATTCATGGAACAAATTACATTCTGATCCACGAGATAAGGCATATCCAATTTCTTGTAAATCGGGCATTCCTATTTTTACGCCAATTTTATCTGTTTCCCATTTGTAGCTTTTGGCTTCATTTGTAAACTCTTTAACTGGTGCAATTTCTAAATAGCAAAAACCCTCTTCAAGAAAATCGCGATCTCCATTTTTTACAACACGAGGACGAATAAGTTTAATACGCATTGCTGCGGATTTTTTATAAACGCCATAATGTTTTGTATCCAATAAAGGATTGTATTTTACTTCTTGAGACATTTTGTTGTTTTCACTTTACCAAGGGGCTTTACCAACTGCAGGTTGGACTGCTGGTTCAATATTAATTGACTCTGTTACGTCTTCTGTTTTCTTAGGTGCAGGTTTTGATTCTGCTTTGCTAGTTTGTGTTCTAGCTCGCTGAACTGCATCTAGGATTGCTTCTCTTATTTCTTTATTAACTGGCCCGGCAGTTTCTTGCCATTTGCCATCCTGTTTTTTATAGCCAGGATAAGAAATAAAGTAACCACGAGAGTCATCTCCCCATAAAGTGATATTAATCTGGATTACATCATTTACAATTACATATCCAGCCGCAACATATTTATCATTGGGACGTTTGTCCCATAAGTGAACTTTAACTGTTAATGCCATTTTATTTTCCTTTCGGATTGTAATCAACTACACGGCGGATAACATTTGCACTTTTTAAGGTTTTGGCGGTTGTATTATACACATGTGTAACATCTGTATAAACGCGAGTAATATAACCTTTTTCAGACAATTTGGCCATTGTATTAGACATAGTTCCAAATAGATCTACGCCGGCAAAGGTTAAATTATATTCTTCCGGCGGCAAGATAAAATCAAAGTCACCAGCATTCACATCTTTAACATCACCATCAACCGTATTAAGGTGTAAAACATTATCAACACCTAACCAATTATCAGTTTTAATTTCCCAATTAATTGTTTTAGATTTACCATAACCATTAATATTATTCCATTTGCTATTGGTTGACCCTGTATAATCTACCAATACAAGAACATCATGTTTAACCTTGCCCTTAACAAGTGAATCTTGAATTTTGTCCAAGGTCACATTGGCATTTTTAATATATCGGCTATGATTTTCATCAGTAGTTTGATCATTTAGCATCGAAACAACTAAAAGCTCTTTTTTCTTATTTCCCATTTCAGGAATCCGTTTCTTTATTATAATTATTATCGAACGGATTTAATTTGGAGATACTCCATCACATTCAAATATTGTTTTACCATATTCCATTAATTCTCCTATTGTAGGAGGATTTTCAGAACATGTTGAAAAAGAAAATGCAATATGATTCATTTCTGGAAATGTATGCCAAGCAAAATGGCTTGTACTTAATAAAAGAACTCCAGTATTTTCAGATTCATTATTAAAAATATGATGGCATTCATTAACAACTTTCATGCCAAGTTCTTCCATTAATAATAATGATCTTGAGCGAATAATATCAAAAAGCATTCTCTCTTTTGGTTTATCAAAATACCAATATTTAAAATTGTAATTATGTATCTTCATTTCAATCCAACCTTTGTCAAAATCCGATTAAGATCGGAAAGACCGCGACTTGTAAAAAACAATCGCGCTTATCTAGGCTAAGCTAGTCATAATGTAGAAACGGAACTTATTCCGTAATCCAGTTACCTTAAACGGCCAAAGGAAATTTAACAGTTCCAACAGGATTATAACCTTCCAATATGAACATCCCTTCATTTAATTTAGAAACCATTTCTAAGGCTTCTGCGACATCGCATTTACCTATTTGGGAATCTAACTTCAATTGGGGGTAGTTGATATCAGAAATTAAATGAGCATTACGAATAATTTCTTTGGCGCCACCTATATGATTACTGTAAATGTGAGTATCTCCAGTTACATATACTAGTTCGCCAGGTTTGTAACCACAAACTCTCGCTAAGAAGTGAATCCATAATCCCATTTGTGCGATATTCGACGGAGAACCGATGCAGAAATCTGCACTACGCTGATACAGAAGTCCACTCAATTTTCCATCTTCAACATTAAATTGGTATAACAGGTGACACGGGGGTAACACTGCTCGACCATTTTCAATGTTTTCTTTATGGGTTTTTGTTTCATCAGGAACAACGGCAGGATTGAAATATGTAAACATATGTCGTCTGCTATTTGGTCTATTCTGTAAACCATCAATAAGAAGGGCGAGTTGATCTACACCCTGGTTATTGAAGTTCCTTAATTGTGCTCCATATACAGGACCGAGTTCACCGGTTTCAGGATGTGCAAACTCTTCCCAATATTTGCAATTCCGTTCTCGAAGCCAATTATTATTTGTGAAACCATTTAAAAAGAAAATAAATTCATTTACTACTGATTTCCAAGGAACACGGCGGGACAACAACATTGGAAATGATTCTGATATATCAATACGAATCATATTTCCAAATATTTTCCATGTCCCTACTCCAGTTCTATCTTGGATCATAGGTGTCGTTTCAGACTTTTTAACGAGTTCCTCTAGAACTCGACAATATTCAAGATCTAGATTACCCATAATAATTAAGCCGTTTCTTCCAAAACGCGTTTTACAGCAGCTTGTGGAACAACTTTCAAACGACGTTTAGCAGCAATTTGAATAGGTTCGCCAGTGCGAGGATTGCGTCCAGTGCGAGCAGAAGACATTTTAGAGGTTGCAGTAAACAAGGGCCCAAAATGAACACGAGAGCTTGGGTCTTCGACCAATGCACGAGTAGCATTTTCTAACCATACACTGCAAATTTCTTCAATGCGACGACCAGCTTCTGTTTTTGTGATCTCGGCTTTTTCAGCATATGCTGCAATGAATTCTTCTTTGTTAAACATTTTTATTTCCTTAAATAAGAAAGATAGTAGGTTGCCGTCTACATTTATTTTGTTTTATTATCTACATGAAATTTATCGAGATGAAAAACATAAACAGGAGATTTAATCGATTCATCAAATTTATTATGGTAAATTTTAACCACATTTAATAAATCATTTGTTGTTTTTTGATTTTCAGACAAATGCGCTTTTCTCAACATTTCTAAGTTAAGATTGTCCAAATGATGAAATTTATGTTCCATTTCATTAATCAATGCGCGGAATGTATAAATCAAAAACACGTTAATTACAATTGAAACAATCAGTATAAATGTTCCCATGTTATTTCCTTTCGGCAATAATCTGATGAATCAAACCGGCATCATCTGTTAAGGCTTCATATTTACCAATAATTTTAAAACCCTCTTCGGGACGGTTATAGAATTTAGTAAATTGTTTTTCAGTTTTAACATCCATAAAAACATTTTCGATAAATAATTCTACTTTAGGATTTTTGAAGGCTTCTTCATAAATCCCTTGTCCACCACAAATTAAAAGTTTCTTATCTCGTGCCAAAACATAATTGATAGGTTCATCAAGAATATTGAAATCACCATTCCCACTTCTTGAGATAATAAAGAATTTTTCCTGATATCTTTTAGGCATGGAATCATAAGTATTCCGGCCGCATACTTTCATATAACGATCATCAAAAATAAATTCTTCAAGAAATTTACGATCATGAATAGAACGCAATGGTAATTCTTTTTCAGGATAACAACCAATACCTTTTGTATTAATATCATAAGCAACAATAGAAACAACCTGATGATCAAAAGGGAATTTTGGAATATCATAAATTTTAGACATTATCCAATCCTTTCGATTAAATATTTAATTGTTTCTGACATATCAATACCGGGTGTTTCAAAATCAATATAGAAAAAATTCTGATCAAAAATATTTATACGCCGGCCATTAATAAATGCCAACGTATTCAAAACGTCGCCTTGGATATAATTCAAAATATCTAGAACACTTCTATTGAATACATCTATATTGATACCATTCTCAACAAACGGAACTTCAATAGGAATTGATAGAACAATTTTATCGTTCTTAGTCAATTTAACATTAACAAAAAGTTTTAAATAATTCATACCAACAACAGGATGTTCAAAAATAGGAAATACATCTTCTTCTAAAATATAGATGCCACCCTTGTCAAATGCTTTAATCTTTATTGCTGTATTTCCAACAATAGAAAAACATTCTGTTTTATATGTATTTAAAACTTCATCAAAAATTTTCAGACGTTTAATCATTTTTGACCTCTAAATAAATGGGCGAGAGTAAAAATGATAGAGCGCATAGATATCTAATTATCTACAAACACTATTCAAAATAATAAGTTCATTAATCAATATTTAATATATAAATTTTAAATACTCTCGCCGCTAAGCTTTTAAAATAGGATTGAGGAACACTGGTAAGATATGTGCTACTTCATTTTCGCCATAGATCCAATATCTATCTACATATCTAAACGAAAGCATTCCTCGAAAGACTTTGAATGGGAAGCATGGGGCTTGAACCCATAACCAACGGATTATGAGTCCGCTGCTCTAACCAGTTGAGCTAACCTCCCGTTAAAATTTAAATTACAATCAAATGTTTTGGTGGAAGAGGCTGGATTCGAACCAACATTGTTACCTTTCGGGCCAGATTTACAGTCTGGTGCAACACCGCCATCGTTGCCGCTCTTCCCTTTTAAATTGGTTGCGGGAGGTGGATTCGAACCACCGACCTCTAGATTATGAGCCTAGCCATCTACCACTGATATATCCCGCGATAATAACAGACAGGAGAGGAATCGAACCTCTGTCGGGCCAGCTCTGCCAACTGAGCTACCTGTCTGAATAGCTCCTAAGAATGGAATCGAACAACTAACAGATGATCAAATAATCTCTGCTCTACCATTGAGCTACTTAGGAATAAAACTGGAGCGGATATCGAGAATCGAACTCGAAACATCTGCTTGGAAGGCAGAGATTTTACCATTAAACTACATCCGCAGCTTGCTGCGGATTGTTCCAAAGGAATCTACATCCGCAATTTTAAGATAGAAAAGGAAACCTCTTCTCAACATGTTAGGGCCCGGCACTAACATGTCACAGCTCATCGCTACGAATCGCAGATTCTGCGATGAGCTGATTTCAATACACTGGAAACTTATTTCCATTTATTTTTTAAAGATAGAAAGTGTAAACTCTCTTTTTGATTCATTAATGCATATTTATGAATCAAATCTAAACTGCAGATCTCAGACGATGACAACCCCAGTTGGAAATCGTCTGAGATCTTTCTCTTACAATAAAACCTTAATTTTATTTTACTTCAATTTAATTCTGTTTTGTTTGTTTTATTTCGTTCAAAAAATTTTATTAATCCTTTTTCTTTGAACATATAAGATTCTTTGTATCCAATACGCTTTAAGGATCTTTTGTAAATTTTAAACCTTCTTGGTGTACTGCCTGCGACAAATAATATAAATTTGTCTTCTCTTTTCATCTTTTTAAAAATAACGCTTGGCAATTCTTCTATTAGAAGTTTTGCATACACTAATGCTTCTATATTACCATATCCAGAGCCTTTATTTAAGTGATAAAGGTTATCTTTATAAGATTTACGCTTATGAACAATACTTAATACAATATTGAAGCATAAAATTCCATTGTAAATGTCAAATACAAATGATTCTAATGTGAGTATATTTTTGCCCACTTTTGTTTTATAGGCAAAATATGCTTCATTTCCAACATATGAATACCATTTATCATATGGAATTTTTTCAACTTCCATTTTTGATCTCTTTTGTTTTAAGATCTCATAGTGATGTAATCTCTCTTCTTTAGATAACATTTTTGTCCAATTAACCTATAGGCTTTTTATCTGTATTAAGAAAAATCACATCTTTATGAGATCTTTTATTTTAGATTGTTGCCGTTTAATTTCTTTTTCAATTCAGGTGTTAATCTTGGTAATGGATGCCATGCTATATCAAATTCTGAATCAAAAATATCTTTGCGGCCGACACCATATTTTGATACACACCACACCTGTTTGTTTTTAGGTGGTGGATCAATAGAAGGATCCAGGCAATATACTTGATCTGTTGTTAAAACTTCCATTTCGAAGTCCTTTTAAAAAAGAATTTGGCGCGCCCGACAGGACTCGAACCTGCATCTACGTCCCTTCGATGGGAAAACAGTTTAGAAGACTGCGGCCTTTCCAATTAGGCTACGAGCGCATTTAACTTAATATAAATTTTCACTGTACAAATCTTGTCCAGCTAAATCTGTAACATGTTGTGAACCAACAAGACGTTTAATTTGTTTTCTAGCAATAGCTATTTCCATCGCTTCTTTACGATTAACAAATCTTTCTCTATTGGTATAAAAACCTTGTTCTACATCTTTAAATGTTGCGCCAACAATTGAATATGCTTGGTTCAAAGCAGCTATCTGATTTCGCATTATTTTGTCGTAATGGCGCGAACCTAAAATAATTTCTTCAATATTATTAATAGTTCCTTTTACAGCAGAACAAACAATCATTTCTTCCATTTTCTACACCTTTATTATTTTGTTGGTACTAAAAATTTTATTTAAAAAATATTTGCAATCCATTTTTATCTGTGCTACAATTAAAAAATAAATAACAGACACAAAGGATAAAAATATGGAATATGTAATTAATGAAACCAATAATATTTTAAAAGCTATTGTTGAAAATTTTGAAATTGGAGATACAGATAAAGAAGATGCTTTGCTTGAACTTCAAATTATGATTGAAGCTATTAATGAAGCTAAGGAATATATCTTATCTAAAAAATAAAAATAGGCCCGACATAATGTCGGGCTTTAATTGCATTTCAAATCTTCAACAATACGCAGATTGTAATAATTTACATCACCTTTGAATATGTGATAATTTACACATACTTTGTTTTTAATTGCCAAATCAGTTGAAACATATTCACCTTGAGCAAGAACTTCTTTTCCGTTATTTAATTTGATCTGATAAATTATATTATCAGGATCATTCTTTGAAATATAAATCTTTTCTAATATTCCATATTGACAGTTATCTTTGCTTGCAACTTTTAATGAAAAAATCAAAAATAGTAATGCAACCAATAAGGAAATAAGAATAGGTAAGATTGATTCAAAGAAAATATATAAACACTTATTAAGCAAATTCATTTTGCTTTTACAAATCTTTTTAATAATATTTAAAATACCAAAAAGATATAAGAAAACAAAGAAAATGATAATTGATAAAATAATGGTAGAATAAATAATATTCATCTTAAACTTTCAATTTTAATCCAGTATTAATAACAGCTTCAACCCAATTCTCAAAATCAAAATAAATTTTGATAACTCTTTTTCCATCTTCAATAATAGAATTCATATAAGCTGAAACAATAAATGGATCTCCGTATTGATCGTGAAGAGATTTCAAACTATTTTTCAATACATCTTTTTGAAAATCGTAATAATCAACAAGATCTTTTAGAAGTATCTTATCTAATTTTGATCCATAATTTACTTTTTTGAAATCAAAATATTTAAGATCAATGGAAACATATCTAATATTACCGGCGATCATATATGGATGAAGATTCTTTACCATCTTTTCTAATTCTGATAATTTGTCTTCTTTAACTGAAGCCTGATAAACATCAACATAACCCTCTTTGGAGCTTATTGCTGCTACCTGTGAATTAGGCAAGTTCATTTTCTTCTCCTTAAGATTTTTTACTTTATCCTTAATTATCCAAAGATTCAATCAATTCTTTGATGCCAGCTAATAATACTGCATCAACAGATAATTCTGCTCCAATGTCAATTGCTTTATCTGTAATTGATCCTTCTTCTGCGCCAAGAATATCTTTCGCTGTATCAGTAAAAGAAAAAATTAATTCATCTAAAAGACCTAACATGTCGTTTCCTTTCTTAACTATTCGCAAGAAGAAACAATATAATCGTAACAGATGTAATCGTCAGAATTAGTGTTATCATTTTGATTATTTCCTCTATTGCAATTTCGATCATCATTATTTTTATTTTGATGATATCTTTTTTGTTTTAATCTTTCTTTTGATTCTTGAATTATTTTATCAAGGGCTTTACTAAAGTTTGGATTTTCTAACCAACTTTGATATAGATGTTTTTCTTTGTTATTCATTTTGTTTTCATTTCTTATGGATACATTTATATCAAGACCCTACCCCTTGGAACCCAATAATTAAATCCCGCGCCGCTTACATGCAATCACTATTCTTTAATTATCTTCTTTATTTATTTATTTAACATCCATTTTATTTAAGATGTCAAAACAAATAAGAAATGTTTCCAAGCTAAGAAAAGGACTTCGATTTCCTTTTCGGATAGGCCTCAATAATTATCAATATGTTTCTAAATAACAAAGAAAATAATTTTAGAGAGGACAAGGGCACCAGGACAAGATCTCAATTTAGATGGTTTAACATCTTCCTAGTTGATGCTCCTAATCAACACATTGTTATATTAGGTGACACCAGTTGTAAATTATTCTTATCAGGTGACTTGATAACATTCAAGCCGAGAAACGCCTTGGAGAGCTTAGTAACGTCTATTACCAAGAACAACAAAATTTTTATGAGTTCCACCTCAATCTGTTATTCCATATTGGTAATCTAAGTATCCGTCTTCTCCTTGCTTAAGGGAGAAGAAATTCCAATTTGGGGTAAACCTATTTAATCTCTGGTCCAATTATACAGAGCCATCGGTCTTAAAATGGGATAATTTACAACTATGAACTTATTGTTTCTGTCTTCAAGTTTCTTTTTATTGTGAGTGACAATTCTCACAACCCAAGATGATTTGTTAAATCAAAATGGAAAGTTCATACTGGTAATTTTATCACAATCTGATTTTATGTCAAAATATTTTACATTCTTTAACAGAACAAATATTAAAATTATTTAAAGTTTAAAATGCTCTCAGAATCATTTTTAAGGCCATTTTGTATCTTAGATAGATAATCATACCAATAAAGAAATAAATCAAATCTGAGAGCATCCTAGAGCCATTAAACGCTATTGTTTAACGTCTTACATTAATACGGGAAACTTCACCTTTTGTTTTAGAGTAAACAATAACATTCGCGCCAGATTCCGATGTCCATCCATGTGAACTAGAATAATTATCTCTTGGTGCCAATGTTTGATGTTGTTCAACAATAATTCCAAAAGCTTCTTTAACGCGGCGATGATGTTTATCTCCCATATGTGCATAACGGTACTTAGTACGTCCCCACGCTTCTGGAAATAAACTTGGTGCAAACTGATGCATCTTATCAAATTGAACTTTGTCGCCATGATGATACATCAACATTGTGTCTCCAAATTCAATACAGTAGAAAGGATTAGAAGACTTAACAACATTAACATTTTCATCGTTCAGATAATAGTAGCTGAACAACTCTTGTAACCATAAAGATCCTATTGGATCATGATTGCCTTGTGCAATTAATAGAGTTACTGTATTTGCTTTTTGTTTAGCTCGCTGTACAAGATAATCAATAGAACGAACGGCTAATCCAATCAAATCTGGATAACGTTTATCTTGCGCTAATACATGGCGCGATGCGGGTGTAACAGGCAATAATGAATCACTGTGAAGAAAATCACCAAGAATATTAATAACGGCATATTCTGTTGCAGGAACCATCATCGTCATTTCATCAATAACTTTGACAAGTTTCTCAACAGCAATATCTGTATTCCATTCTTCTCCAGATTCATCTTCACTTGCCATCATACCTAAATGATAATCAGCAATAGTGTATTGAGCTAACAATCCATTTGAACTAATAGGCCGCGCGCCGATAAATGCAGGAGACTGAATACCAGAAGCTTTAAATGCATCAATAGCACTTTGAATAGTTTTAGCAATCAAATTTGCTTTAATATCTTCTTTAACCCATTGCAATTTAACATTGCCTTTAGCATCATAAAGAGTAGAAGTGCCTTTAACTTCATTTACGACTGAAGGCTTATCTTCTATTGGCACCAATTTAACATCTTTACCTCTAGCTTCTTCAATACGACACCACACTCTTTTAATAGCGCTAGTAATAGTTCCATTGGAACGATTCAATTTACGAGCAGCTTTTCTAATAGACCGCTCTTCAAGAATTGTTTTAAAAATTCTTTTTTCACTGTCGCTGTTGGCAAAAGCCAAAAGCTCTTCAAAATCATACTTTGAATTCATATTTATTATTCTTATTCTCTAAAATTCAAACAATCTAAAAAATAAGGGCCGATAGCCCTCAACGTTTTTCTTCCCCAAATGCTTTTTCACAAATAGCAATTTCACTTGCAACAATTGTAGTTTTGCAATTTATTTTATAATTACCCTGAGCTTCTATTGATCTCTTACTATTATTTAAAGACCAAATATAGAAAGAAGAAGCCAATAATATCAAAACAATAAAAATAATGTTTTGTTTCACACTTCCTGAATTACTCTTCATTCAAAAACTCCAAGAAGAAATAAGATACAAGTATAACAGCCCAAAGGAAACTGAATAGGGAAATCAAACCTCTTTACCTAAAACCTTTTTACTTGGGATTTTTGTAAACATCTAAAGGGTAAACCCTAATCATCTAACAATAAATAAAGAGTAAATTGTAATCAACTAATTTCTAATCTACTGATACCCTAATAGGAAAGTGGAAAATGCCTTACCGTTTAGCTATTTGCCAATAATGACAAAATTGGAATCGAACCAATATTTTTCTCTTATACCAAATATATCAATACAATGCGAGTTTTCAATTCGCTAACTAGTAATTACAATTTATATCCTAAAATTGTTAAAAGGGATTTATTCTTCAGTTTTCGTTATACTCGTATCTTATTATTAAAAACTTATTTTACATTTAATTTATTTTACCATTCATAGGTAATAACAGTACCAACATTAGATGTTGTAATTGCTACATTCAATTCTTCGTCAAATGCCGTAATCAATTGCCCTTGTTCATCAAGGTATTTACGATAATCAAAACCAGCAATAACTTCACGCAATTGACTGCCATTGATGCGCATGATTTCAAGATCACGAACATCTTTTGCCATATTAGCAGGAATGTTAGCAATCATATCTTCGGCTTTTTGTTTGCTATCTTCAACAACTTGTTCAGCAACAGCAACTTGATTTTTGATTGTGTTATACAAAGCACGTTGATTTTCAAGTTGTTTACGAATCATTACGGCTTCAAATACAGTATAATCTTTGCCACCAATACGAATTGTTTGTTCCAAATTTGACTTTTGAATTGCGTTTGTCAAGGAAACCAACTCTTTACTCAATGATTCAAATTCATCAAGATATGCTTTAGAGCGTTTTTCAAATGCAGCAACACCTTCTGATGGTTCGCCTTTTTCATTGCGTTTGCAATTCAATGCCAAATCAGTGCCAACCAATGATGTATTGCGCAATGTAGATAGATTTGTAAGCTGTTGGATGCGTTTTTCCAAAATCTTTTTACGTCCCAACGCAGCATAAACAGTAATTTTACTTGAATTCATTTTTAACTCCTAAGTTTTAAAATAATCAGACGCAGATACTCTGCGATGTTCAGCAACAAAAGAATTTGATTTACAAACTATTTTTAAATAATTAAAAACAGATGTTAAAATATTTCCTTCGTCTTCAATGATAACCAAAGAACCTTTATCAGATTCCCACATAAGGTTGTTTTTATTTACATTATATTTAAAAAATTTGGAAATTTTAATAAAACCATCTTTATTAATGACTATATTATTAATTCCTGTATGCTGTATAGCTTTAGCAATCTCTTTTAAAAGATCGTAAATAGAAAGATTAATGGAATCTAAACAAATTTCATTAACCAACTTTTTATGATTAATAGAGAAAGATTCATGCCAACCAATATGTAAATAATATTTACCATGCAAATAAGTAGCCGGCCGGGACATTTTAACGCAACTTTTTGAAATAAAGACAAACAAATCAAAAAGAGAATCAAATACAAATTCATCCGTATTGTCGTCATATTTAAATAATTTATATTTAGCACGAGGCAAATTATTTGGAATCAAAGAAAAGATGTTTAAAAACCAATCAAGCACTTTTGAAATTTTCAACATATTTATCTCCAGATGCCAAATTGTAAAGTGCTGGACAAAGATTATCTCTAACCAATTTATATAATCCATCTAATTTAAATTGATTAGGATCTTCAAGGAAATCTAAATCTGCATCAATCGCCATTTTAACAATTTCAGATCGATTTATTTTTTCAAAAGGAAGAAATACTTTTAAATTCTCAAATTTCAGAAAATCTAAAAGATTCACTTCATTATTAGTGAACAATTGCAATGCCTTATTTTCAAAGAAGAAATCTTTTGTAATGCCAAAATAGACTTCTTCAATGCTAGTTGACTTAACAATTGTTTTTATAGCAAAATTCATAACTTCAAATAAATCTTTAACACCTTCAAATGGTGTATCAAAATTAACCATTTCAAGTCGGCAATTATCATATCGATCAACAGATTTTTGAACAGCTTCTAAAATAGATAATTTAAATGAGCTATTATCAGATAAGTGTACAACAAGAATAGAATCATACATCGGAGATAAATGATCTAGCAAATAGGCAGATACAGGACCACCAGAATGCATAACTATACAGCGGCGGGATTTTGCTATTGATACAACAGGATCTTTTACAGTTTGCTTATGTCCAGATTTTGAATTTGGCCTAGATTTGACTCTCGCATTCATTTTTATACAACTCCAAGATTTTATTCAGCAACTCTATTTTTAGAGATGTTTCAGAATACATGGTTATATCTTTTCCGATATAACGAGCTTTATCCCAATTCAAATCAGAAATAACTTTATTCAAAAAATGCTTAATTTGAATATCAGAAACATTGTTTCCAAAAATAGAATAAATTTCAGAAATCAATTTGAAGAGAAAGTGTTTATATAAAAAACAGCCTTTCTCTTCTTCTATTTTTAATTCCTGTTTTAATATCTCATAAAGAGACATTCTAAACTCCAAACATAGAAATAGGAAGTCGATCAGAAATGAATGCTAACTGTTCAGCAGGAAGCTGATTCAAAGAATCTTTCAATTCTTCAATAGCAATAAACGGAGGTTTCATTGACACTAATTCTTCCTGATCTTGGCCACAAATATGAATAAGACCTTCAACCTGCATCAACGCAATTTTGCGATTACGTTTGCCATCTTTACCAAATGCCAATTCACACACTTCAAAATCGTTCTTAACACCTGACGCAATCAGGTTAAACAAAGTAGAATCGTTATTTGTTTTATGTAGAGCAAAACGATATTCAGTTTTAGTAAACAAATAAACAGATGCAATTTTGAAAAGCTTAGCCTTTACAAAAGAACGTTTACGACGCATTTTTAGATTATTCATAATTTAAATCTCCCAATAAAAATAATGGTAAAAATCAACACAGAAAATGAACATTGTTAGTCATCTTTTGCTAAGAATTTAATTGAAACAGGATTTCCCTTAGTATTAAGTAAAACACCATATGCAAGAGCGCCAAATCGATGATCATTATCGCGCACTTCTTTATATTTTCCAAAAATAGAATATAGCTTAACACCATTTGCTAGTGCCATTTTACAATACAGCGGCACACAAAGCAGCATATTGCCATCATTATCTTCTTTCCACACTTGCCAGCCAAGCAATTTAAGCAACTCTACATCATCAGCAGTAATACTATCAAGCATTTCTTGTGTAATACCTTGATAACACCATTTACGAATTGAACATAATTGTTCACGACAAAATTCATCTGACCAAGTATCATATTCAATTGCGCTAGCTGCTTCAGTTGCAATTGCTTTTAATAAATTAGAACAATATCCAATAATAAGCTTCATAATAATCTCCTAAAAATTAATTCAGAAAAATATCGTTAACCATGTCGCAATATTTAGCTGCAGATGAACGATCAGAATAACAAACACCTCGGCGCATTCGACAAAAATCAACGTCGCGGCCATCCCATACAGAATTTCTTACGCTAAAATAGTTGTCATAATCATCAGCATGAACATAGTAATAAACACTGCCTAAAATTGGACTAAACCTGTTCATCATTTAATTCCTTAAAAAAGATTAATTGTAAAATTATAATATTAGTTAGTTGCCGCGTCAGATGCTAATTTATCAACATACTCGTTCCATTGATCACCATTATGTGCTTTAACATAAACAAAGGAAACGAAATGCATTTCAAGAAGTTTATCCAATTCTTTCCACAAATCAGCATTTAAAACTTCTTTTTTATTGGAACCTTTCCATCCATTCTTTTTCCAATTTGTCATCCATGATTCACAACCATTCTTAACATATTGACTATCCGTATGAAGAGTCACTTTACATGATTTCTTCAATTTTTTAAGAGCCATAATAACGGCCATAAGTTCCATGCGATTATTAGTTGTATTAGGAATATGCCCGCTATCTTCAATTTTTACAGATGGATCAGATTTAATAAAAAGATAATATGCCCAGCCACCAAGTCCAGGATTACCTTTACATGCGCCATCAGTATAAATTACAATTTCATTCTTCATTTTAATCTCCTATTTACGAACAACACCATGTTATTTCAAATTCACAATGAGCAGATCATTATTGCGTTTAACATTTACCAAACCTTGTTTGGTTAACTGTTTAACTACTTGGCGAAGTTTCATATCGCAGTAAGAATAATAGTTAACTGTAAAGTCAAATCCTTGTCTATTTTTCGCTTCAATAATTTTCAAAACTTTTTCAGAAGTTGGTTTACGCATAAATTAATTTCTATATAGTTAAAAATAAGTTTTATCAAATACCTATTTTCTTTTTAATTTAATTCTTTGATCAATATCTCGCCGAAATTTATCTGAAAAAATCCCAGGAATAATATAATAAAGAATGGTTAATAATATCGCTAATGGAAGTACGATGGCAAATGGAAGCCAAAATGGGGCAATAATCCAATACCAAGCGATATCAATCGCACCGGATAAATCAAGTACCAACAACATAATCGTTAAAAATAAAGGTAAAGACATTTCAATTTTCATTTTCACACTTCTTAAATAAAACAATTGCCGGAGCTCCTATTGAAACCCCGGCTTGACAGCTAATCAAAGAATATCACTAACTTCAATTTCACTAACATTGCTATCATTACCATTAATATCAATTAACCCTTCAGCAATTTTATGGATTTCAAATACAGGCTTAATCATTCTCCCAAAGAAAGAATGTTCTACAAGCAATTCAAACCATTTAAATGTTTCAGGATTATTTAAATCAACAGCATCAACTTCACCTTTATTATGCATCTTCAAAAACGAACCAGCTAAGTCAATCAATTCATTCATATTAGCCCAAATAGCCAAAGTAATGATTGTCATAGCCTCACGTTTAGTATAATGCATTTCATTAGTGATAGTTTTAACAACATTTTGAAGATTTCCTTTATTTTCACCCAAATTCTTAAGCAAAAACTTCTCATGCTGCATCGCGCCGCCCATAATATGTTTAATCGCATTAATAACATAACGTTCAACCGTTTCTGTGTAAATATGATCAGCAGCTTGAAATTCAGCATCAGTTAGAGATAAGAATTTCCCATCTCTAAAAGGAAGACGAGCATCTTCGCTTTGTTGTTTTCGTAATCCATTATAAAGTTCAGCAATCATACCAAATACCCACGCTTGGTTTGTGCCTGGCAAATGTTATCGTAAAGGCTTTTTATCCTTTACTTCAGGGACTTTCGTCGCATAATGGAATGTTAATTCATTCCCTGTTCAGCATATATTTTCATCTCTATTTAGAGATGTCGAGAGCTCGTGGATTCATTATATTCTTTTTGACAACAAAAAGGTTCAGAATCTATGCGTTACAAACATTTATAACTTTTAAATTATAAATGCTCTCGGTATTTCCATATCTAAAAGACTTAGGATTCACCGATACATCTCGATTCATTCAAAGTGTCACCACTTTGACGGGCCCTAAATATCGGAACAGGAATATAAACATCTAAGCCAGAACTAGATTCTTTAAAAGTTTTTAAATCAATCTTTTTAAAGGAATTTTTAAAATCAAACACATCATTTTTTAAATAATCATTTACAATAGATTTAATATCAATTCCATTATAAATGTCAAAATCAAATATATGAATCAATTTGATTCCATTTGCTAAACAAAGCATACTTTTATCAATATGATAATTTTCACTTTTAGCAGTTTTATTTAAAAAATTTCTTACATCATCAGTTTTTGAACTGTGATGATATGCAATTCCATTGCATTCAATGCCTAATTTCAAATTTGGAAAATAAATATCAATAGATTTATTATTAAGAAATTTATATATTTTACCAAATTCCACTTTTTCATTAGGAAACATATTTAAAACTATTTCTCTAACGCAAAGCTCAAGAGAGCTAGTGGATTTTCTTGATAAATCCTTTGGAACAGAACCTTTAAGATGATGATTGGCATTCTGGATATATTTAATACCAGTTTTAATATCAATTACATCAACCTTCTTAGTTATTCCATTATAATTTTTATACTTAAACCTATTATTATGAATCTTAGAACAATATGAAATAAAATTTTCTTCATTCCATATAATTTGCTTTTGCTTTGGCAAATTGCCAGCGGCAACATGTGCAGGCCATTGCCAATATTCTACTCCAGTTTTTACATCTGTAAGCTTCATTTTATGCCTATAGCCTTTGTAATCAGAATAAATATATTCACCGGGATACATTTCTTGATGTTTCTTAATAACACCGTCAAAAGCAGTATCCATTCTTTCTTGAATAGTTATAAATCCTTTTAAATGTTCAAAAATTAATTGAGTATAAACCCTTTTAGTTTCAATCATTTTAAAGGTAACTTTTCTTTTATTCCAATCATATTCTAAATATTCATATTTATTTCCAAATACTTTTCCAGCATACAATTTGAAGATTTCAAAATCTTTACATCCCTCAAATTGCTTTTTATTTTTTAAATGTTTATACTCCATATCAAATCCTTAATTGTTTTTTAAATTATACAATTAAAAATTTGATTTTCAAATATTTACTTACTGACCGACTGCGTTCTTAGCCATCGCGCTATTAGTTAATAAATCTGGATATGAACAATCACCAGGTTTATTGAATTCAGCATTACAATAATAAACTTTATAAGTAGTTTTCCAATCCAGCTTTTCAATACTGCTCCATTCATCATGAAGGAAGTTTTCATCCCATGCTAACATTCTTTCTGTAACATTGGATAATTTAAATTCTTTCATAAGTTTTTGGAGATATGCGCCGGGAAGTGTAGTGAGTTGCACAAGATCACCATCACCATCTGAGTGCGATTGCATATTCAATGATTTTGAATGCAGAATGCAATAACGATTTGATTGAACATCAAGATAATCTTTTAGTTCAAAACCATATGTATCTAATAGATACTGGTTAAATCGTTTTTCATCCCAAACTTGAGATATCACTGTTTGCGTTTTCCATACGTTTTCTTCAGCATGATTCGCTAATTCATGCCCGGGACGAACCCAGCTTTATGTTTCCATAAAGACGAGACTATATTACAACTCCTATTGAATAATACACTAAAAATAATATCTATGAATTTATTATTTTATTAAACAATGAAGCCAGAGATCTTTCACAATCGCTAGATTGCTACTCCCATTTCAGGGATAGTCGTTGGGGATCAATTCCTATAAGGATTTAACCCTACTGATTACCTATTGTAACATCATAACACAATATCACATTATCATTTGTGTATGAATATCTATCTTATTCTTAAACCATTCCATTCTGCCTTACGACACCTGTTTTGGTTAAGATAGCTTTAAGGAGTTCCAGTATTTAATCTCTGTACGCACCAATGCATGATTTCACTGGTGTCCTAAAATACTTAAGAATGGATTTCTCAATGTAAACGCAACAATACTTGCATCCTTATATTCTTCATTACCTCCGTAAACATATTTATGAAGTTGATTGTAAATACTGTGATCAAGAATTACAGTTACGCCTTCTGGCACATACATATCATGAACTTGTTTAAGGTTTACGCCTTTTAAGCGCGGCACAATCATTGTTTGAATTAATGTTTGTCCACCAAGTTCTGTTTTATACAGCATCGCTTTTAATGCAATTTTGTAATGTTTATATGCACATGGGCGGTCCTGATTCCTTTCGCTTCGTTTTGGAATAATTTGATAGTAAGAATCCTGTCCTTCAATTGCAGCGCGGATAATTTTTGATATCTCTACTACAATGCCCGGATAAACATACTTACCATCTGTTTGTTTTCCACAGAAACGATTAATAATCTTTGCCGGCGGAACCCTTACATATTTTCCTTGACGTTGTGCACCTAAATTAATATAGAACCCCTTATTGAATTCTTCATCCAATAGACGACTCATATGCGGCAACAAGGTACTGTGGTCAAGAATAAGGTCTGATGTTTTGAACATCTTTCCAATTTCTTTAAGAGTGTAAACTTCTTTTTTCTCCGGCGCGGCGAAAGTTGTATTCTTATCATGCAAACATTTAGCAATCTCCATAACAGCCTCTTTATCTTCTTCATCAATAAAATTATTCAAGATGATTTCAGACAAAGGAGACTCTTTAGTTTGATCAATATATCGCAGAGCATTAAAGCTAAGCTTTTGATCCTTGATATAAGCAAAATGACTTCCTAATTCAGTGTACTGAATCTGAACAATGCCATACAACTTGGTTTCTCGCACTTCAACTTTATCAGCGCGATTAACCCTATATTTAATCTTAGGAATAGAAGCTGCTGCTGTATTGATTTCTTCTTCATCAAGAGAATCAAGATGAGTTCCATTTTTAGGAACATAGAAGCCATATTTAACAGCAAAAGCAGCCTGTGCAAGGCGAACAGTATTCTCTTTGGCCTTAATAGAGTTAACGCCACAAACAATATCAACACGTTCAAAACGAAGATTTCCATCTTTATCAATGAATTCAATATCTCCGCAATCTTGCATAACCTTGGTAACACCTTTTAAACCAGTATGACTGGTAATACGAGCATTGCCAGCTTTATAGTATGCAGTGTAATCAATACGAATAGCCTCAGAGAAGCCAACTTCTTTAATTTCCTTGATAAGGATTTTATACACACCATCTACAATAACTGGAACACCGTTATAAGTGCCAAGTTTAACAACACCGCCTTTAGAATAATATTCTTTTCCTTCTTCAACCAACAAAGATTCTGGACCATCAAATTCTGTTTCAATATGACGATCTTGAAGAACAATTTCACGACCAATACGGGGGCTAACCTCAATATCCCCGGCAACCATTCGATAACTATCTTCATCAATCTTTTCATAAACCATCAATGCATTACGAAAAGTTGAATCTTTTGTAACTAGTTGATTATCTTCATTGCGAACCAAATCTTGCAAGAAGATAGCTTCATCAGGTTTCTCAAGGCGGAATGCATCACCATTAAGATGAGTCTTCAATCGCGCAGGCAAAGCTGATTTAACAGGAAAAATGGTATAATAACCATTTACATCACCTTCTTCATTGTAAACCAATTCAAAACCAGTTGCAGTTGGTTCACGACTAAATTCATCAACAGCGACAACAAGCTTATTACTTTTAGAAAGCATTGTCTCAGAACCAGGATACAGGTTAAAGAATTTAGCATTCTCAACAATAACCTCTTTAGAAATACTCATGATAGCTTTGGAATATAAAGCGTCACCTAAAGGGCGATTTGCAACCTCTTTACGAAATTCAATCACGCCGCCAGTATTACTGCGATATGGATTCAACAGCACGACAACATTAGATGCTTTCAATTCTGCATTATAGGCGCATTTATGAGTGTATTCAACAAAATCCTTAATAGCCTCAATATCGCGGCGGATATAAGTAGAAAACACTTCAAGATGCTTAACAGCATCATCCAAACGTTCTTTAAATGCAATAAAAAGCAATTCTAAGTGAGAAAGCATTTCCAATGGAACATTTTTATTAATATGACGTGTACAATACACAAAGCTTGGCCAACGACAATTTGGATCAAAAAATGAAGATGGAATTTCAACTTCGAAATCCGGCGCCGGAGAATCTGGATTTGATACACACATACGCAACAAACCATTGTGCATATCCCATTTCACACGATCGGGATAAGCCAAATCATTTGAGAAAATAGAAAACACATCAGCTAAAGATGCATATTTACTGATAACTGGCACTTTACCAGAGTTAGGGCGAATGTTCATAACCTAGTCCTTTCAAGACGGATAAAAACAAAACGCTCTGCAAAAGCAGAGCGTCAACAAAAGACATTAAACTTTAATAGTATAAAAGTAATGTCTACCAAGTTTATGAGAAAACGCAACTCGTCTTGTTGCAGGTTTCCCAGTTGTATTAAAAAACAAGCTGCCGCGGGTGCTATCTTTCCATGCACCTATATGATACAAAACATACTCTCTAGCAACTTGCTTTTGAATTTTATTATACAAATCCATATTCTTGCGGCGATTAACATATTTAGAACCTTCGTATTGGTTCCTCATATAAAAATTGTCACAAACAGTATTTTTAAATGCTTTATGTTCAAGTCTGTTAAACATAACATCTACAACAGCCTTAACACCTCTTTCGCCTTCTATGCCAGCTTCAGTATATGCCATATCAACCAAACATTTCAATTCAGCTTTATGATTCACTTTTTCAACCGTTCTTGCCATAGCAGGCATAGAAAATAAAAGAAATAATGACATCAGTGTTACAATAATCTTATTCATAAAATTCCTTTCTCTAAAAAGAAATGAGCCGTATCACACGGCTCTTTTGGTATTAACGTTCCAAATAACGCTTAAGGAGACTACCATGCGCTTTATATTCTCTTCGTCACGCTGGAAGACGAAGTAGGAGAATCAATCAACACTCCATTCCCACAACTAATACCACTTTCATCAAACATATTATTGATAACGTCTTTACAACAACCACAACAAGTGGTTACACCTGTTTTGCAGACTAAGTCTTCAAATGTACCATTATCATTAATATGGTTAATAATAGTTTTATGATTAATATTATTACAAATACAAACAACCATGATTTAAATCCTTTCAAATAAATAGGATATTGGGACAGATTTTTTAACCTGTCCCTTATCCAAATGCAGTCATGCATCATTACAACAAGGAGTTTATTTAAAATGAAAATAAAAAATAAAATACGGCGTTGCTGTCTTTCCACTACTGCCGTCATAGGTTCTTATTTCTAAGAACGCTGTCAGAAAGGACTTTACGTCAATAGAATTTGCTATTAGGTTTCCCATTGGTAAAAAAGAACAACCAGAAATCTCAACTTTTCTGTTTAAAAAAAGAAACCTAAATAGCAAAACTTTTATCAGTGCTGTGAATAAACAACGCGTTGATTTGGAGCAGGTTGCCAATAATCGTCTTTTGGCATCACTTTCCAAACTTCACCAGCAGAATCTTTTACAGTGCCATCACGATACACAAGAGCAATAGTACGCTCAATCTGTTCAGATTTCTTGCACAAAACAGATTTACCAGTAAACAAATTTTGTTTTTTGTCAAATTCAGGAAGAACGTTAATCAATAAGCGGTCTCCAGCTTTAGGAAGTTTACGCATAGTGTTTATCTCCATTAAGAAATTTGTAAATTATACTACATTTTGATTGTTTTTTATAACACCAATTATTTATAAGTGCTATAAAAATGAATTTTACCAACGCGAACTGTTTTAAACATACGTTGTGAAGGCAATTCACCAGTGAAATTGTATTCTAATGCACCACCAGTATGATATTCAAAAATACCTATCTTATAGAATGTATATAACTTCCGCGCGATAGTTTTTTCACTAGCATAAGAAGTAGCTGTCCATCCAGATGAGATTTTATGAACATAAGCTTTATTCCAAGGCTTAGCAGCACGATCATCACGAATAGCACATAAAGTGTTTGCATATCCGTTAGCTGTCAAACGATTAATAAACATCTCGCCAAGGGCCTCTAATTGCGTATTGGTAAACTTTTCATTGCGCTGTTCCAATACAAGGGTCTGTGCGAGACATTCAGCTTCCTTTGGATTTACATAGGGAGTCTGTTGAGCAAATGCGCTACTAATACAGGTAGCGAATACCAAAGTTGTAAAACATTTAGTTAAGTTCATTTTGATACCTTTCATATAAGATTGATTCATAGGGTGATAACCCGGCTTTAATGTCGGTGTCGATTTTGAGCTTTATTTTACAAACTGTCGGAAAATAATTTATCCCATTTGTTTGTTTTTAATTTTCTCAAAAAGAAACCGACATATTGTCTATGTCGGTATTTTTCTACTGTCTCTTAGAAGGATTCTTTACAATGGCACTTCTAACTAATTCTGAATCATCATTTTTATAGATATCATCTAAAAGCTCTTTGGATAAATTGCGGTTATGTTCAAAATGTCCAATTACGATATAAGCATCGTCAACATCACAAATAATATTGCCAAAGTTCTCAGTTTTATGAACAACCTTGGGCTTATTGCCGCCAAAGAAATTAAAAGATTCCAATGAAAACGACTCAAGAAATTCTTCTTGCGAAAGATTATGATTATTTAAATGGTTAGCATGCCATAGCATAGCACCATTTAAGCCGCTTGTTTTTAAATGATGAATAAAAAGATTCTGAATATTCATTTTGAAATCTCAATCAATCATCAAGATTCACATATGGAACCATTGTTACGGATGAAATATCATTTTTAATTTCTTCCCAATTATCGGGAAGTTCATCTTCAAAAACAAATGGAGATTCGCATTCTTCTCTAGTGCGAACTTCGATATCCACAATAGGATATCCGGTATATTCGTTGTAAAAGAAATGTATCGGAATATCTTTATTTGGAATTTTAGATAATTCTTCAATCAATTCGCCGACTGTAAAAGGCTTGGTGCGAACAAAGCGAAACTTTTTAAAATCATAAAAATCATGAACATAAATTTCATGATTTAATTCTAAACAGTCTACATAATTTTCGCACACATGGCGATGCGCAATTTTTAAATTTGGAAAAGAATTCCAAAAAACATTTGGATACAAATCAAAAGCGCGTTTCTTACCTTCTACTATTTCTGAAAACCATTTTCCAAAACCTTTTGAGCGCACAATTTCAAATGCCTGTTCTTCATTTTTAGCAAGAACAATAATAGTCCCGCCAAGACCTATTTCAGGGTCATTTTGGATTAAACCATTAAAGCCATCTTGTTCAAAAACAAACAATTTCAAAAATTCTTTCATTTTACTTATCTCCAGCTATGTATTTACTAATATCAGTTTCATTTTGTTTCTGATAATCAGTATTATGGATTTTATCATCTAAAGTTTTAATTATATATTGAACCAATTCAGATTTACCATTAGCAGAAATATGCAATTCTTTCTTTTCGGCCATGTTAATAAGATTAAGTTCATAATAATTTTCAAATTTAGATGGACTACGCTTGTAAATCGTCAAATTTAGACTCATCCGCGGCGATTGTGATTTATACTCCAGATATTTATAGCCATCTGACATTTCAAGGCCAGCTAATGTAACCTTTGTATCTGCTTTATTGATTTCATCTAAAATCTGTCCAAATAAAACATTTTCAGATGCAGACAATTTACTTGGTACAACCTGAGAAGGGCTACATCCAGTTAAAGCAGTCACGATCATCCCGATGTATAAAAGCTTTTTCATAATAATCTCCCAATTATTTTAACTAAATTCAACAAATTCTACGCTTGAATCATCTAAAGTAGTTCAAATAGATTGATTTCTTTCAGTGAAATATACATCAATATGTTCCATCGAATAAGAGCCACCACAATTATCATAAATAATAATTTCTGCATCTTTATTGGCAATCTTATTCAATTGTTCAATCAATTCCTTAACAGTCATAACAATCTCCTTAAAAATTAATTTTTATTTCAAAAAGATCTGCATAGCAGCTTTTTGAGATTTATTTCAAAAAGATACCGACACGTTTTTTGCTATTTAACGCGTCGGCATTCTTTTTATTTTGCCAATTCAACTTTACTTGTAACATCAGATGCTTCTTCAAGTTTGCCATCAATAAAAGCTTTGATAACTGGATATACAACCCAGCCTATTAATGCAAGAATGGCAATTTCTGCTATTAAAATAAGCGCTTTTGGTACAAAGAAAACAATAAAACCAATAACAGAAACAACTGTTACTGCTTTAGGAAGTGAAATACTTCCATTTTTGTTATAAAACAAGCGGGCACAAATAATATTAAACGCGCCGGTCATTTTCTTTTGAACAGCTTCTTTCATTTTAATTCCTTTCCTATTGATATCTAAATCATCAGGATTAAACTTTTCAGAAGATAATATAAACAAATCAACATTATACTAAGCTCCCCATTTTAGGATTATTAAAGCAACTCAATTTTTCTTGAATTGCGCTTTTTCCTTCAGTAGAAGCTTTATCTTTTAATGCTTTCAAAGTCCATTTAGCTGGATAATCAATCCATTTACCATCTTCGAATTTTTGATAACCATACATTTTAGATAGTACAAATAATGTGCAACCAAATATTAAACCAGTAGCGGCGCCAATAACAAATCCAGACATAGTTCCAGATATGCCACAAGCAAAACCAATAAGCAATGAGAATACTAAGTCTACATACGCTTCATATCCTAAAACACGTTTCAGAAATGTTGGAGATGCTTTAGCCATAACAGAAATAATCGCTAGACTAGTTACAAGCGAACCAAACACAATCATAGAAATCATTTTGATTAATCCTCATTTGTCGAGTTTAAACTCTTCATGTTCATAATCATAAAGTTCTTTGAATGAAGTAACTTTAGATTCAAGAACTTCTTGACGTTGTTTTTTAATTTCTTCAGCTTTACGAAGTATTTCTTCTTCGCGTTCTTTTTTCTGTTCCTCAGAATATTCTTTCATATCGGCACTTACGTGTTTACAAAGCAAATAAAAGGAACGAATAATTTTTCCAGAATTAAGAAGGCCCCAAAGAATCAAAAAAGTAATTGCAGTAGCTAACACAGTAAACTCCTTTAAAATTTATTTTGGCACGGGCATAAATACTTTAAGCCCATTAAAAATGAAGAAACAAATCAATCCAAACAAGATAATCTTGAATGAAAATCCAAAAATAATAAATGAAGTGTAAGTTTCCATTTAGTATTCCTTTCTTTTATTTAAAGAATCTAAGAACTAAGCTTCCCATTTCACTTGGATAAAGAATAAAGGCCCAAAAGATGCCAGTAACAATGAAATCAAAAGCAATCCAATTTCTACGAACTTTCACTTTCTTTTCCCCTATAATATAAGTGATAAAGATAATAATAGGGATCAATGCACCAAACAAATAGAGAAAGTAAATCCACGGCGCGGCGAAGATATTAATATCCATATTGAAATGAACCTCCAATTTAAAAATTATTTAAAAAGTTGACAAACAAATAAAAAGAATAAGTCTTAAATTAAAAATAACAATACAAAAACAAAACAACAAAAAGAAATAACAAACAGATTATATTGAAATTTAAAATTAAAAACAGAATTCCTCTTATTGGTTTATAACCTTTAATTAAAAAATAATAAAAGAGAGAACCATATCAAATAAGATATGAAATCCTCTCCTTCATGAACAACATTTCTAATTTGTTAAAGAGCAAAAACTGATATCCATGTAACCTATAACGCGTACAAAATAGGAATAAAATAAAATGCTAAACAGCAAAAGTTTTGCGAACTGCTATTTAAAAAAAGAAAAGAACAACATTACACATGGTTATCAAAAAGATTGAAGAGAGCTCCTATCAATAAGGAGCTCTCCATTCAGATGTTATTCATCTTCGAACAGATCAGTGTCATCAACAGATGCTAAAGGTTCAGCTTCTGCTTTAGATTCAGCTTTACGATTCAAAGACTCCTGGCGGCGCTCTGATTCTTTACGAATACGTTGAGTAGGACCATTATCCTTTTTATTGGTAGAAACACCAACAACAGGAGCAACATCCTGATTCAACACACTCAGATCAAAATCATTAGCATCATCAGCATCAGAAACATCAACGGCGCCAAATTCTACACTGCTATTTTCTTCAGAAACAGAAGAAGCCAAAGCACCAAGTTCAAAACCAGCAGAACGAGACAAACTATAATTTTGAACATTAATACGAGCAGTAACACACCAAGGAGCAGGAACAGCATTATCATCAGGTTCAAAACGAGATTCAAACCCAACAAGATTACCATTCTCAAAATGAATCACATCATTACGAGAAATTGCTTCTTCAAAAATTTCCGCGCGGGACAATCCATTACGAACAGAAGCATTACCAATAGAAAACATAACAACACGAGCAAACGTTTCTTTACCATTCAAAGTATCAAAAGACACTTCACGACGACTAAACTGAGTACCAGTATATTCATCATCAGATACAGAACCGGCCGCGCCGGTATTACTAATACCATAAGTATAAGCAGGATACAAAGTATCATATTCTTTATTGATATTAATAACACCTTTACCAATAATACGTAAAGAAGTATCAACAGCTAAACGAGAAAAAGCTTTAGGAGCTTTTCTAACATCAACTTGTTTAACAGTACCATTAATAACAGCAGGAACAGTATCCAATTTAAAAGAAGCCGTATCAACAACAATAGCATTACAAGCATTAACAGGAATATAAAGAACAGCAGAGTCAATCAAAGCACCAATAGAAGTAAGACGAGCATATTCATCCAAATAATTTTTCAGATACGCTTTAAATGTAGCAATCGCGCCATTATTTCCTAATGCTTTAGGTAAACGCTTGATTTCGTTGTTATTAAGCGATATAAACAACTCGCCAGAAGAAATTTCTTCAAAATACTTCCATGCAGTAAAGACGTTTAAAGCTTCACGATTCAGGATTGCGTAGTCAGACTGCGCAAAATCAGCTGAAGGACACACAGGAAAAGTGCTCAAACGAGATTCACTGATGGATAGGGCGTTAAACACAGGTTGCGTTTCTAACATATTGAAATTAAAGGCATTATTGTTACGAACTTTAGATGCTCTTTCAGAATTTGTGTCATTTAAACTGAAATGATAGCCATCATCAGCATTTATCGCGGCCCAGCAAGTTCTTTGGCGCTTTTGCTTGCTAAAAAGATTGTTTGAAATGAAGTTTTTTATTGCAAAAAGGTTCACTGAAAAACCGCTAGGATGCTCAGAATCTTCTTTCACAGACAATTGATACAAAAGACGCGCATTTTCTTTCGATGGCAAATGCACAATTCCAGAAATGTTATGAAAAGTGTTTACTGTGTTTTGTTGTTCAAGATTCAAATTTTGTTCCAAATTTAAGTTCAAATCGTTCATTTTTCGATTCCTTCTAAAAAGATTGTTCACATTTGAGCGATAGCTCATTCATTGAAGTTCGCTTTTACGGCTTTCACTTTCAAAAATATCTGCGCTAGCAGTTTTTTGGAGTTTACTTCAAAAAAATACCGACATTTAGTTTACTTTTTGCACTTCTTTTACTTATTAAGCACTTTATTCTTATTAAGGTTCACTCTTATTAGTTTACTTCTATCTCGCTTAAAGAACTTTCTCGTCTTTTTCTCTCTTACCAATAGGGAAATATAGATTATGCGCGCCAGCGCTATCTTTTTCGGACTTTTTGTTCTCTTTTAATAAGTTTGTTTTCACTTCTCAAATTTGATGTGATATCTTTTCTAAGGAGATTTTGACACTTCACTTATGAACCGATATCTTGTTTGTTCACAGTCCGCATGTTTATTAGGTTTTTCAGCATTACTATTATAAAAGTAAAGACTTTTCATTATGCCAAATATACTTTTTCTAATGGCGGCAAAGGGAAGCGAACTTATATTTTCAAGATTTTTAATTAAATTAAATTGTATTCTTGTTTTCAGTTTTTAATTAAATAGATTCACATTCTTTTCTAAGCGTTGATATCACTTGTTTTGAGTCTTGTTTAAAATATATAGAAATGCACTTCATTTTGAAACAGACACAACTGAGTTGATAAGAGTGTTTGTTTCCTCCGGGAGAAAACTTATAAACCTTTAACAACTGATGTACCAGCTGTTTAGAACCTACGTATTTATTGGACTTTTTCCTTGTCATGTTATAAAAGTAAATTCAGTTCATTATATGGTATACACTTTTTCTAATGCTGGCTTCCGAGCGATGATAATCAAAACCTATAATCTCGTACATGTTTGGTATTCAATTTTTCTTTGTTTTCTATTATTCTGATTTACACGTTTTTCTGAATCCGCATGAATACTAGATTCTTTGTTTTGGAAATCTATATCTTTTGAAGTAAACTTCAAAAGCTGTTACCGAAGGTGCATACTCGTTCGTGTTCACTCACTCTCTATTAAAAGGATGTTTTATTTTCCTTAGGAAGAAAGTTTATAAATCTAATCAATAGGGGGCAGACACGTATTATTAATGAACAGTTTTAAAATTACCGCCGCGCCATACTTTATTCGTGCACCTAGTTTATATGTCTTATTCCTCTATTGATTACTAATACCATTAATAAGAGACTTAATGAACTTATTCTTAGATGTTTTATTTCTATTAATAGGAGACATACATATTAAGAGATGTATATCTATTATCGATAGGGAATAGTTATATACTTCCCGCCGATACATTTTATTAAGTACCATTTTATTAAAGAACTGTAATCTCTTTATTAGGAACAGATACACATCTCGCGCCGATATATTTATTTCCCATATTAGATAGTAGTGTTATTCATTTCTCTATTGGCATTATTGTTTATTAATAAGGAACAGACATTTATTAATAAGAGATGTATTTCTAATATATGAATTACTTCTCTAACCAATAATAGAATAACTACACTTCCCGCCGGTATATTTTTAAGATTGCTATCTTTATTATTAAGCACTCTAAACAAATATCGCCGTCGGATAGTTTTATTCACATAAGCAGTAAACTTAAATCCATTAATAAAGCAACAAACAATCATAATAAGGCAGACACTTCTTTTATTGATATTTATTCTATCAATAGATTCGTGTATCTAAAGCTGCTTCACATTCGTTCGCAGACACTTCTATTATGCATTCGCTTTATGTTTCTAACGCGCTCGTGTACATAAAGCTGCTCGTGTTCACTCGCAGACACTCGCGCTATTGGTTCCTTTCTCTTAACAGCTGGACCTCAGTAAAGGTTGGTTTGTTATTCTTCATAAATGGACCGACATATTTTTGCCAGTCCATTCTTGATGTTCTTCTTTACTTATAATACTTGTTCATACGTAAATAGATGTCGCATTGGTTTTGTTCTCTTGGGATGTGTTTTACTTTTTCATTATCAATACGAGATACAGTGTATTGTGAATCTGTATAAATAACATCCTCGCCGGGATATTTTTCTAATGCTAACTGAACTGCTTTCAATTCAGCTTCATTATTATCCCCCTTAAACATCTCTACATGACCTTCAAACATGAGTTCATCACAGTATCCAATCAAGTAGAGATTGTACCCAATACGTTTAGCATCACAATAGATGATAGACATTACGCAGCATCTAATTCGCCGGCGAGCCCTCTAGCAATCAAACCTTTACTACCAGATTTGCCAAAGTCTTTTGTTGTAGCCGCATCAACAATACCAAGCACGGTACGGAACACAGTGAACACTAAAGCGACAGCTGCTTTGACAATGTACCAAACACCATTAATCAGATAAGAGAATGCACCTTTGGCAAAGTCCCAGCACAAACCAACTGTGTTTTTGAAACCAACAGTGATTTTGTGAGTCCAGGCTTCTTTTTCTTCTTCTGGAGTGTTTTCAACAGCAGTTGTCAACACTTCCATTGCTTGCACTGCTTCTTCTTCGGTTGCATGTGTTTGTTCCAATGCGCCGTAGTAAGATTTAGCGGCGGCGTCTACAATTTCAATGCCAGTTGCTTGTGTCAAAACGTTATTAGGATCAACTTTAACTTTGTATCCTTCCATTGCCAAGATGTAACGGCGAACAGCAGAGAACACATTGCCAAAAGATTCAGTTGAACCATCATAAGCCTCAGCTGCTTCTTCGATTTGTTCAAACAGTTTAGCTTGAGCTTTACCAGCTTTAACAGCTTTAACGATTTTGGATGCTTCAGCTTTATCTAGAGCAACAGACTCTGGAGAAAGATAGTTTAAGCCTGGAGCTTGTGCTTCAGGAAAAACGAATTGAGTAGTTTGTTTAGTAGGAGTAGTCATGGTAGTTACCTCTTCAGTTGGTTGGTTATCAGATTGGATTTTGGTTTCTTCAACAATAGAAGAAAAGAACGCGGCCGCTAATGGACCGATGTCATTCAGAGACATAATCACATAATCTCCGACATAACATTTATCATCATCATTAGTGATGATTCCCTTATTGGTATAATAGCCAACAAGAGATGCGTATTCAGCACAGAGACCAGAATGATTGGCTTCAAGTGCTTTTAATTGACTTTGGAATGTAGGTCCTTTCTTTTTAAAAGAAGGAATTTGTTGTTCCAAGCGTTTAATATTTGTTCGAATAACATTTAACCGTCTTTTCAACTTTGCCGGCGATAATGTTTTATCAATTTGAACAGTTTGCATATTAACCTCCAATGGTTAGTTGTTCAAAAATATTTATCAAAAAGAAACCGACACATTTTGTATCAGTTCCTCTAGCTAAAGCTGCTCGCGCAGATTGTTTTTAAACCAATCCTAAATGTCGTGCCAGTCCATTGCTACAATTGAAACTAACAGTCCAAGTATTAGGATCGTATTGAATATTGCTAATAGAGTCACGACAAGTTACCCCGCGATGATTTTTAAAGATAAAGTTCATAGAACCAGCTATAGTTTCAGGTTGGAAACCTGTTTTGTCCATAAAAGTACGAACATCAATTTGTAGTAACACGGCATTCTCCTTTTAATAGAGATTCAACATTGCCATTGGTATCCAGTATTTCAATATCAACTTGTTTAGTAACTGGAGTGAACCAACGACTCTTTTCTAATTTGTTTGGAATGTCTTCTAAATAAGAATCCAATACAAAGCGAACATAACGATTGTTCATTGGGTTTGCTAACCAACGGAGTATTAGCATAGAAATAAGATGACCAATAGGTAAAGCAATCAATACAAGAATAATCATAACAGTTGTAGGTAAAATCATTTTTGAGTTCCTTTCATATTAAAGTCCGACACAAGTGGAAATAGTATGCCTTCCGACAAGTGTATCTAAATTAAAAACACTTTCTCAAAGTAGAGCCGACAAGAGTTTTTTACACTCCCGCCGGCACTTTCTCATCTATTTATTATCAAACAGTGAATAACGAACAGCACCAGAACCAACAAGGCGTTCAACAGTTGATTTAGTCAAATCACTTGCACGTGGATCACGAGCTTCTCTTATAAGGAGAGTAACAGGTTCACCATTTTTATACATAGTATACATATCAGTGCTAACAACGCCGGCGATGATATTATTCCCTTTTTCTACAATAATATGAGTAAACCCATCTTCAGTTGAGTATTCACTACGAATAGAATCAACCATATCAGGACGCACAACAACGTTCTGCCCTCTGTATTGTTCAATAAATGTAAAGCCTTCATACGGAGCAGAGAAGTCAACTTTAACACGAGAAGCTACTGGCATTGGTGAGCCATCCGAATAAACAGTTGGACGAACACGAACAGCTTCTTTATCCAGAGAATGCGCTTCTTCCATCAATGGGAACATTTTAGCAGCGAACATCCCAAATGCAGGAACAACTGCTTCAAACAGCCCGATGTATGCATCAAAGATACGATTGCACAAATCCAAGGAATGGAGAGTGTATGTCTCTGCAAAAGAGAATTCAACTTCATAGTTGCCATTCACTTCGCTTTCTTCGATATTGAAAACAGCTTCGTTACGAATTACTTCTACTTCTTTGCCAATAGAAGATTTACCGAATTTGCCAACGAACACTTTCAAAGCATCTTTTAAGCTTTGAAGTTTTTGTTTGCCATAGTGAACAACAGCTTTAACAGCAGACAGTTCAGCAGGAGTTAAAGTAAATTTGATTTTCATGATTTTGTCCTTTCAAGACAGTTGGTTTAAAAATGAGTGAAGTTATCTTTTGATATGAATATCAAAAGCTGCTGTGCAGATACTTCAAAAAAGGACCGACAAGATATGTGAATATCCCGGCGGCCCATAAAATCAAGGAGAGATGAAAACTAAATTTTCAAAAAGGAACCGACACTAAGTGTACCAGTTCCCTATTCCATTATTCAGCAAAGAAAGAGTCAATATCCATAACAACAAAATTCTTATCATACATAATAATATATTCATTATCATCAGTACAAATATTTAGTTGTCTCCAATTGTTATAAATTGGATTAGCGGATAATAAGAACTCTTTTACAGAATCTTCATCAAACGGAGTTATTTCTTCAAACAGTCCAAGTTTACATTTATAATAGTTCCCGCCGCTACATTGATATGCAGGTTCATATAAACTGAAACCATCCAGCAAATCAGCATCAATAAAGCTATCATCTTTAGTGACAAGATAAGGAACGGGAAGTTCACCATTGAGCAGAAACTTTGACTTAGATAAGAATTTGATCAAATCATCTCCGACTTTAAGGTCAAAAGGTGTTAATAACATTTTGAACTCCCTATAAAGACATTATTGCAGAAACAGGATACCAATCATCTGTATTAGACATATACATAGGGACAATAGAGCCATCCTCTAGCGTATCCATACGAACAGGGCAGCGTGGATATTCTTTCTTGAATTTCCAATATAAGCCCCATGCTCTTTTAGTTGGATTATTAGTTCCTTTAAATTTAGAATCACGATACACCGCCGCGCGGGAAGTTTTCTTTTCTTCCTTAACCTGAGCACTGTGCAAATCTGACTCTAATCTCCCTATTGTTTGATTAGCTAATCCTAATTCAACAGATAGCTTTTCAACCATAGCAATCAATTCAGCTTTAGTCTTTTTATTCAGATTCATTTCCGAACCCCTTTTAAATCAAATTCAAAATCACGATCATAAACAGCAGGCCCATCTTTATACCAAACACCATTAGGTAGCAAACGATAAATAGTAACCATTTGACCAGGTTTCCAACTATGACAACGATACACATAAACAGTATCAATACCAAGTTTAACCAACTCTTCAGCATATTGTGGATCCCGCGCATGGTACATTAAATCATCCAATGTGCCTTCTAAACGAAATTCAGGAAAAGAAGAACAAACAAATGCAACTTGGTCTGCATAACGAGCCCATTGAATTAATGGAAAAACATTTTTCAAAGTTAATTTAGCCATGATAAATCTCCTTGAGTTGGCTGTTGTTAAAAAATAAAACTATTTCAAAAAGAAACCGACATAAACGGTCCGAAATTAAGGAGAGATGAAACAAGAAAACTATTTTCAAATCTGCGAAGTAGTTAGGAAAACGAAGTTTTCATATAAGGACCGACACAAAATAGTTAACGTTAGAGAAGCGTTTTCCACAGTGAGCAAGACTGGTATACGGAGTAGAGATGGTGACCTCATAACAAATGATTATGCGAGCAGGAGAAAAGGATGCGCACCGACAAGGACATCTGTTAGAGGCACTATTGTGCCATATCCTTTCAAAAAGAAACCGACACATTTAGTCGGTTTTTAAAATCAAGGAGAGTTGAAAACTAAATACTTTCAAATCTGCGTAGCAGTTAGGAAACAAAGTTTTCATATAGAAGCCGACATGAACAGATGCACAACTGCTATGTTGAACAGATGCACAAATGTCCGCGCCGGAGATGCCTATTGTTCCCTATTGGTCAATAAAGATCCAAATAAGGATCACGAGCAATTTCATCAGAAAGCAAATCAATTTCCTCTTGATACCATTTTAAAGAACGAGGAACAATAAACTTACCAAGTGCCTCAACAATAAAAAGATAATCACATTTAAGAACAGGAAAAGAAATAAAATTCTGACCAACAATACAACGAGTGTTAATATCAATACAATTAGCAATATTAAGACGAACCTCATTCAGATAAACAGTATAAGGTCGTCCCGCCATTTCAATGGCAAAATCTGCACGTTCAGAAACGATGCGATAATCTACCTCAACAAAGTTTGAGAATACCTCGTAAGCAGAAGAAAGTGGAACACGAACTAAAAGCAATTTGTTAGACATTTTAAGTCTCCTTATAAAGGTTGTTTAAATTTTCACAGAAATCTGCGAAGCAGCTTTGTGATTTATCACAAGGATACCGACACAAAACGGCTGATGTTCTGTAATGCTAATTAAATGAGCGAATGGGTGATGTTTGGAACCCTCGAGCCGCAAGGCGAGAGGGCCGAAGGGGCGAAGCCCCGGAGGGCCTCACCCGTCCTTCTTCCAGTTGGTGTGATAACCATAAAGATATCTCCAACAATCATTCCTGCTCTCATTAAAGAGTATCAGCAACAACAACTTCAACGGCCATTTCCTCTTTTTTAGCAGAAGCCATTGCTTTAACAACAGCAGCTTCTACAAGAGCTTTCTCAGCAGCAACTTTAAGGATAGAACCCATAGCGCCAATAGGAGCTTTAGCAAATTGAGCAGGTTTCACTTTGGCAAGCATTTTACCAAACACATTAACCATAGTGTTACGTTCAACATAAGAAACAAGATTGCCATTCATGCGAGTTGCAAATGTAGCGCTGTGGATTTTGTTCCAGAATGAACGTTGGTTTACGTTCACAATGTTAAACAGATTGAAGCTGTCAGTATGAACGTCATAACCTTCACCATTGTAATGATTAACTTGGCCAATACGAGACAAGCCATAAGTGTCTGCCATTGCATAGATATTAGAAGCAACCAGCTCAGCTAAGTCAGAAGCACGGCTCAATTCAAAATCACCTTTCATGATCAAAGCTTTCCATGCTTCAACACGGTTAATTTGTTCACCATGTTGAGCTTCACCCATCATGTAAACGTTTTCAACCACATTAACTTCACCTTTGCTATGTTTCATGTTTGTAACAGCATCAGATTGAACAGCTAAGCCATACGCGGCGATGATGTCATTAACAGTTTCTTCGGTCAAAACTTCACCGTTAAATGTTTTCTTGCCAACCAAGCCTTTCAAGAAAGGAATAGCAACAATCAAAGCATTTGTGTGTTTGCCTGTCATTTCTTTAGCAAGTGCAATTACTTTAACTGCATCTTGGAAATCATCACGGCTATAAGTTTTAACACTTTCGCTATTGATCCATTTAGTTTTAACAACGCTAGAAACTTCATCTAATAGGTATGCATATTGAGTGCCCCAACTAACAGATTTTTTAACTGAATCCAAAGTGAAGTTGGGTTGATTGTTCATACCACCCATTTCAAACACTGTAGCACGGTCGCCATCAGTATCGTCTTGGTTTAGGATGTGAACAATAGGATCCACATAGATAGCAGATGCTTCAACAATCGCGTTCAACTCTTTCTCAGCTTGAGACTCATAGCTCATAACTGATTTAGCTTTAGCAGCCAGTTTACGAACGTTGTTTTCCATCAATACTGGGAATTTGATGAAGCCTACTGAACCATTGTTTTTGATCACTTTGGCAACTTTACGATCATTGCACCATACAGTGAAGTTATCCTCTAGTTGGAATACAGTTACCAAGTTACGGCTGTTAACCAATTCGAATTGGAATGCCTCATTTGCGACAAATAGTTCTTCCAGAGCTAAAGTGTGTTTAGCAAAAGTTTTGTGTTCATCTTTGGCAAACTGTTCATTACGGATCATAATTGCAATAGAAGCAAATGTTTTGAACATATCGCCGCCGAGGAATTTCTTAACACCTTCGCTATCAACGATAACACGATTAACATCATTCCAGTATTGAGAACCTGGGAACACATATTCGCGACCTTTGAAAGTCAAGGCGAAACCTTCTTCGAGATTGAATAAACCAGTCCAAGAGCCAACACCATAATACAGGTTGTTAATAAATTGGTTCATAGTTTCAGCAATAGTCAGGCCGCCGCGATCATCTTTTTTCAAAGATACGCATACAGATGAAACTGTACCGTTATTGATAAACAAACGACGCAAAGCAGAGGTGAATACTTGATTCATAATCACTTTAGTTTGAGCCTCATCAAATTTGGCAAGACGAGAACCTGCTTTCAGATTAGGAAGTTGAACCAAAGCATTATTATCCATAGCAGCATGAAGATAAGTTTCCAAAGCCACTTTACCAAATTGAGCTTCGATTTGATGAGCTACTAACAAACCACCAAAGCCTTTTTTGTTAGCTTTAACAACTTCACCGTTATCAATCATGACTTTCAATGCTGCAACAGGAGGGTAGGTCATATCACCAGCAACAACAGGAGCCAACAACTCACGAATGAGAGTAATCTCCTCGGCTTCAACAGCCACTTCTTCAGTTTCTGTAACAAACCCTTGGAAGAAATCAAACTCTTCTGTATCAACAGTATCGGCGCCATTTACAACTGGAGCATCAATTTTCTCTTTAAGAGTTTCAACACCCTGGTTACGAACATAACCTTGCAGACTGTAGAAATCAGAAACAAACAATTCTTCTTCAACGCAAGAGAAACCGTATTTCAAGCCATCAACTTCAACGTACTCCAAGTTATCTTGAATCATTTTGTTCAGATCAGAAACAAGTTTTTCATCTTTTGAGATGTTCACAATGAATTCATTGATGTCAACTTCTTTACCTTGGGTTTCCAACACAGCATGGGCTAAACCTACCATACCAGATTTGAACATAGGCACAACAACTTCCGCGCCAAGTGCAGAAAGGATGCCATCAACAACACTGCTACCAGAATTGTATGCAACACCTTTAGCATGGTGTTTAGAAACAAAACGGAAGAAACCGTATTGTTGTACCAACTCTTTAGTAGCTTGAGACATACCGCCGGCAAATGCTGCTAACAATTTGTTATTCATAGCAACTTCAGGAGCAACAGCAGAACCATCAACATTAGTAACAGTAGTCAATACGGCTAAACGACGTTTGCCAATAGAGACTTTATTACCTCTATTGGTTTCCAACACCATACGGGCAATAGCTTTTTTAGCATCATAAACGCTCAGTACAGTATCACCAAGATAAGAGGCAACCATAGATGATTCATGTTCCCATGTTACCAAATTGCGGTTCATCAATTTGTGGCTGATATCTGCTGAAGTGTTAACCAAGAATGCAGAGATAGTTTCTTCGCCTTTGAAATACTCTTTCAGTTTAAACAAGATTTTTTTATCAAAGCAAATCGCCTCACGAGTGGCAACATCTTCCGCTACATCAGATTGCATACCAGCAAACAATTGAGAATTCACTTCCAAGTTAGTTGGAATGAAGTATTGCAAACCAGCACGTTCTTGCATTGCTTTAAAGTTATCTTTAGCATATGCATCTTTGGCTAAAGAAACCAATGCTGCTAGTAACAGATCGCCGTTAGTGATGCGAACACCATAAGTTGTTTTACGGGTTAACTCTTTGCCATTAACAGACTCTTTGGAAGTATGAGCCACTGTTAAGAAGCAACGAGACAACAATGTGTTCATATTTTCACGAGTTGCAATTGCCCAAGTTGCCAATTTGAAGCTTTGACTAACATTGAAGATTTTTCCAAAGTTTTCTGCATCAGCAGGAAGCTGGCCATTCACTTTTGAGAAATAAACTTCAAGTGATTTAGCAATAACTTCACCACCTTTAACGTCTGCTACTACATCAGCGGCAGTTGTTTTGAACTCACCAAATGAGGTTTTCAAGAATACAACACCGCCTTGTTTTGCAGTGCGCAATGTAGAAGATACAGCTTGAATAGATTGCTTATCTTCAGTGCTGAGGCTTACTTTACGGATGATTTCGATATCAGTTTTCATGGTAGTCTCTCCAGATTTTTGTGAAACTTCTGCTTCACGAGTTGTTAAAATAAAGTCAGAAGAAGCTTTTTCTTCTGTTTGTTTTACTACTTTTTTAGCCCATTTCAGACGAGCTTTTGATGCAACCTCTTTGGCTTTGAAACCGCGGAAGTCTTCTTTGTTAATAACTGCTACAACCATTTCTTCTTCATATTGTGCTTCATTACGAACACATACAATAATTGCATCAGTGTGCAACTGTGGAATAGATTTGTTAGTAGCATAGTAAACAACTACTTCATAATCGCCGCCGGTAATTTCTTCTTCAAAGCGAACTTCTTTGATAGCAGCGAATTGAGAAGCAACAGTGCCTAAAGTGCCAATAGTAGATACTTCTAATTTACGAGCAGCTTCAACAACAGTTGCAACAGTTTGGTTTACAGTGTTAAATTTAGTCATGATAACTCTCCTTAATGAGTTGCGCTTGGGTCCTAGGACGACTAATCCTAGATAGCATTTATAATAAAAGTTTGAGAGACCCTATTCTCTATTTGATACCCTATTATTTTTAGGGCGCTATGTTTAAATATATACTATATACGTGTAAAGGCATATTAATAATGAAAGCCTAAACAAATATATCTAATATTAATGGATACATTTATTTTTTGTTTTCTTCTATTGGCACTTGATTTATTTATCAATCGATAGAAGAATAACTTCATCATCTGTATTGATTGCTTTTTATACATTTAAACAATCAGTTAATATATGTATGCGCGATGATGTAGTAACATGCATATAGATGAGAAAGAGATCTTAGTTATTAATCACTCTCTCAATTTTAGTGTGCTGTTGTTCAATACTATGTTTAGCAGCCTTAAGGCAAGATACAGCAGCAAAGGTTGCGACTGCTACAGTGCCAATAACAAGTGCAATACGAGCAGCACTACGGATTTCTTCAGAGTAAGAAGAAACAAAAGTTACAAAACGATTGAAAACAGTTTGTTGGTTACGTTTAGCCATGATATTACTCCTTCATATTGAGTAGTTAAATAAAAAGAACACATATGAATGGCTGTTCACATGTGTCCATAAGAGTCTTTTATAAGTAGTAGTTAAAAAAGAACTACTTAATGATTTTGCACTAAAATCAGCGCGGGATGATTAATATATTTTAGATGTCATTAATCACAACATCTGATGTATTTCTATTTACAAGATACATCAATACTAAATTAAATAGGTTCACAGAATGCCCAAGAACAATGATACACACTAGCACCATCTGTATCATTCATACAAACAGCATCAACAGGTGTAACAACTCTAAGGATAATAGGATTTCCTCCTATTGATCTAGCTGCTCTACCAGCATAGATACGAGCTAAACCAAGATCATGAGTATAAAACACACGATCAAGATTTTTCTTTCTTCCTTTTTCTGAAATAGTTTCAGTTGCAATAGGCGGAAGAAGAATAAAATTAATTCCATTAGCATCTGTTGTTCCATGATAGTAAATTCTATTCATGATGTTCTCCAATTAAAAAATAAAAAATGATTAACGCTTCCCCAATGAATATGATCAATGCATATACATATGAATTCATATTCTATTGGTTTATTCAACCCAGGGGGCAAATCCCGGATACACCCCCATGTTGCAGAGGAGCTATAATACACACCAGGAGTGTAACCTCGTTTTGGAAACTTTTCACCTCTGGTGTTAGGATAAAAAATGTTAAAAACATTTTTCTACACACCAGGTGTACAACCGTAAAATCTCATAAAAAATTCACGATATTATCAAATTAGCGCTAAGTGTTAGCAATTTTCAAAAGAAAATTGACACACCAGGTGCATAGCTGTGAAACCTATCATACAATTGATGTGAATCAATTCTGACGTGAGTCGGGTATATCTCTCCCTACATCTCACCCAGGGGGCTCTTATCCATCTCTCTACTTTCTCTCCTATATCTCTCATCTCATTTTTATTTTTATTTATTTTATTTCCTTTTATAGGAAAAATTCGCCAATAGACAATCAATTGTTTTTATGTTAGTTGATACATGGTAAGATGTGTTATCAGGCTTTGTGCTTGAAACTTTTGCAAAAGATTGATTTATATCAGAGCAAAGATAATTTTATTATCTGAGCGATAATTGTTTATTTTGTTTTATTTACTATATACGTATATATGAAAGGAGTTATTACTTATGAGTCTTGCTCAAAGTATTTATACTCAAACTAGAAAGTTTTTATATGATAGTGCCAAAGAAGCTCAGTATGCTAGAGGTGCTGCTATTTTAGGTGCAGGTGGTGCTGCTTATGGTGCTGTTAGAGGTGTTACTTCTGATAATACTACTGTTATGGGTGGTAGTGTTGGTGGTGGTACTTTTGGTGCTGCTTTAGGTGTTGGTGCTGCATATGCTTTACACAAAAATGCCGGCGCGAGGTCTTTTCTTAAAGATATTCATGCTTCTGCTTTTGGTGTTAACACTCGAGCTAAGAATTTAGCTGAAAGAATGGAAAACACTGGTGTTCCTCTTGGCGGCATTAGTCCTCACAATAGATATAATAATGCTGAAGCATATATGAACAGTTTTGAAGGATTTGCTGGCAAGAATGCAAATGAAAGTCAGGGTATTCTTGGTGGATTAGGTTCTGTTGTTCATGATAAAGAGGATGTTACTCGCGCTTTCAATAAAAACAAAGGTTTCTTTGATGAAGGTGATGCTAGATTCACTGATGATGTTCGAGCTAAAAGAGATGCTTTCTTTTCTAAGGAGATTGAATGATGGCTGGAATAGGCGAATTTTTAACTAGAGGAGCTAGGAAATTTGGTGAAGCTGGTTTGACTGATGCAGATAGGGCCGCGGCGAGGGCTCTTCATTCTAATATGGACAATTCAACCAGATTAGAAAGAATGATGCATAACAATGGTGTTTTAACTGCCGGCGATGTGAAATCTCGTTTGTTTTCCTCTGCTATGACTGGTGGTGCTGTTGCTGCTCCGTTTGGTTTGGCTGTTGCCTCTGGGACCGGATCTGACACAACTTTTTCCGACACTATGCAGTTTGCTGCTGCTGGTGCTGCTATTGGTGGACTGATTTCTGCTGGTATCAATGCAAGAAGAGGTAGACTTGGTAGAATCGTCACTGATGCTAAATCATTCGCGCATGGGGTGAACACTAAGCAAGAATCCATGAAAGTGAATTTTGCTAAGGCATTGTTCACTGATGAATCTACTCTTCAGCAAGAAGCTAAAGCTGCATTTAAGAATCAAAAAGGTTATGATGATGCTATTCGTAAGTTCAATCGTAACTTCGCTGGACAAGGAAATGGTGCCCAAGGTGGTGCTGGTTTCAGTTTTAATGACAGCATTAAGAATGCGGCGAATCAAATGAAAGAGGCTGTGTTAGGTACTGCTAATGCAAATGCATCTAAATTGTCTGGATTCAATGCCGGTAAATTGAGAATTGGGCCAGAGGTCACTCCAAAAATACCCCCTGCTGCGCAGAGAGAATCATTGAGTAAAAAGGCGATGCAGTCTGCTATTGATAAATCTGAACAGAATCGCAAACAAGCAATGCTTGTCGGTTTGAACAATCGTGTTGCTAACGCTTATGAAGGAACCTCTTGGGCTCAGGCTGAATCTAAACTTGCTCAGAAAGGTTTGAATACAAGACTTATGGACGCAGTGAATTCTCCGAATGTTTCTGCTAGAGCTATTAATGATGCATTTGATAGACGACAAGGGATTTCTGCTTCTGCCACATCAAGACTGAAAGCTGGAAGATCAATGTCAACTGAATCTGTCTTTGCTGGAAGTACAACTTATTCTGGTTTGAATAGTGCTGGTTCTAGCTGGGCTAGCGCAAATAGTTCTAAATTTTCTGGAGGATATAGCAACAAAAGAATTAGCAGATACGGTTAAATACAATTTCAGGGAAGGAGAATTAACAACTCTTCTTAAGGTTTTATAAATGGAAAACAACACAAATCAAAATGTTGGCGCAGGGAGTGGTAATAAATCCCGCCCAAAACGAGATCACAAACAACAACAACAAAATCCTCAACAAAGGCAACAACAAATGGCTCAACCAAGAGATATGATGTTCGGGATTACAATTCCTAGAACAATAGGAGTCTCTGCCCTCCTATCTGCTTTTTCAATGGTTCTATACATTGCATGGGTTGTAGCAGGAATCAACAGTAAAATTGATAACTCTGTCGATCAGATTGAACAAACAAAAAGAGAGCTTCAACAACTTAAAAGTGAGATCGTAACTCGTTCCGAATTGGCAATCCAATTGCAATCAATGCAAAGGGATATCGATCGGGTTAATAACCAGATGCATGAAACACGCTCTAGTGTGAATGATTTGGACAAAGAGTTGAAATCTCTTATTAGGGAAACTAGCAAAAGATGATAGAAATTATAAAGAGAAATTTGGCACTGTTCGTTTCTAGAAAACTGTTCTTTTCTCTTTTTATCTTTTTGTCTTGTTGTGTTTTATTGGACCGCGGGAAACTTGTATCTACATCATTTGAGATGATTACTATCTCTATTGTTGCTGCTTATTTAACATCTAATGTGGCAACTAGATACACTGTTGGCAGAGATGGGTTCACTGCAGATTCATATGGGCAAAAAAGAAAGGTCCCCCCTTCTCCAGATGAGGAGACTGAGGAGGAGCCTGAAGAAGAATCCCCAATGGAAGAAAGAGGGTTTATGTCTAAGGTTAAGGTGAGCAAATGATCCTTGAAAGACTTAAACAAAATTCGTCTATCAAACGCAAGTTTGGTGTTCACGGCCGGATTAAATTGAAACTTAAAGACGGTTCAGAAAAGATGATATACACCCTTGAATCTCCTTGGGATTTTAATGAAGATGAAAAGAATGGAATAGTTGGCCTATCATGTGTCAATGAGGGCAGCTATGATATTGTTATAGAAGAATCTCCTGTTATGGGGATTAAAGTTCCATTTATTGTTAATCCAAGTTTGAATGTTCAATTAAGACAGAAAGACAATGCGATTGATAGAACTGGTCATGCTTTAGTTCCTAAAAATGATATAGATGTGTTTCATATCTATGGTAGATATATTCTTATTGGGTCTGATATTCTTCGTCATAATGAGGGATTTTATGAGCCTACTGATGGTACAATTGCTTTAAGCTACCTCATGGAGCACATTAAAGAAAACGGAGATAATAAATTGGTGATAAAATGGCTATAACTAAATATGAAAAACTTTCCAAAGCTGGAGAAGACCTAATCAAAGGTTTTGAAGGCTTTGTTGATCATGCCTACAATGATGGTGTAGGAATTATGACAATTGGCTGGGGGCATGCAATCAAAGCTGGAGAATCTTTTCCTGCTAAAATATCAATAGAGGAAGCAGATGAGGTCTTCAGAAAAGATGTTCAGTTCGCTATTGATGCTGTTAATAAATTGGTGACAGTTGAATTGTCTCAAAATCAATTTGATGCACTTGTTTCATTTGCATTTAATGCTGGTGTTGGAGCACTTAAGAGCTCTACTCTGTTGAGAGAATTGAATTCTGGCAATTATGATGTAGCGGCCGAGGAATTTAAGAAATGGAACAAAGGGACAGTTAACGGAAGGAAGGTTGAACTGAAGGGTTTAACAAAAAGACGTAATGCTGAATCTGAATTGTTCAAAACAAAACAATGCGAAGGTGCAGAATGTTTCTTTGCTTAAAATAAAAAGGACCACAGGAATTAACCTGTGGTCTTATTTTTATCTTTTTAATTTAATTCGATTTCAAATTCGATCAGATGGAAATCTGCATCGTTTGCAATCTCTACTGAAACAAGAATTGAGAAGCCATTTGTTTGTGAGCCATTCGCACCATATGTAAATGAATGTGTCGCATCAATTGTGTATCCATTTCGCGTTTCTTCTGGATTAAGAATTCGTCTAAGAGTAGAACTAAGTTGTGCACATAGCGAATATGGAGATCTTGTTTCTGCTGCAAAATCGCCATAATTAACCAAAGTTTCCGATACTGATTGTTTCAATTCTGAAATCAGTGCAGCATCTTCTGGTGTTACGTCAGGACTAATTCCGGACTCATCAACCATATAAAAGATTCCATCTGGTAGAGTCGTATGGCTCAATCTGACTAGAGGAATAGTAGAAGATCCTTCGGTCATTTCTTCCATTGATGTAGAATCTCCTGCTCTAATTATGTCTGCAATGTGTTCGGCTTCATCTGTGAACACTTCCACTGGTGATGCACCTTCTATTCTATTTTCTCGTGGAAAATAAATGTGCTCTAGTGGCTCTGGAGGATTAACCCACACTAGGTCGGGTTCCTCAATAAATGCCTTCAGTTCTTCGAAAGACATATTGTTACCTGAAGAAGGAGAAGTCGGCGCTTCTCCTAAATTGGCTACGTTTACAACTTGACCAGTAACAAGATCTTTGTTTCCGTTAAAGATAAAATCTTTTAGTTCGTTTTGAGTTAGTACATTGGGTTGCATCTGAATGATCCTCTATATGCTTCCATAATTTCAATATATGGAGTTGGAAAGTTTCTGTGTAGCTTATTTACTGTTGTATCATCTGTCACTTCGATATACAAATTATCTTGATTGTATTTGTTTTCATATGCTTCCGCCTCTTCTTGGTAAGTGTGGTTAATATAGCCAACCAATGCGCGAGGAGAATTAAATGGGTTATCAGATTCATTAGGGAATCTATCATCAATTTCTGATTTTATTGTTTTTGGCAAATTCAAAACAATTTGCATATCTTTATGTGGAACATATTTAATTCCTCTATTATAATTGATTGCCGAGTTGAACAGCATAACAATGATTTCTTTTAGAGGAACAACATAGCCGTCCAGGCTTTGTTCTAAGATTATTGAATAATTAATATTATTCTTAATTTGTTTAAATTCTGGTTCACCAGTTTCTTCATTCACTGTCTCAACAGTTGTTGTACGAACAATGCGGTAAGTCAACAGGGCAGTTGATAAGATGAATTTGTTTTCTAATTCTTCCATGCCGGTCATGGATTTTCGCTCTTCTTTTGAAACCAGATAGATAACTGGGTAGATATCTAATCTTTCTAATTCAAATTCGCTGAAGCCCATATAGTTTTCATAGAAAATTTTTCCCAGTTTTTCTGAGACTACATCATTCGCGGCCCACACGTCTGTTTCAAGAGTTTTGTCATTAAAAGACAGTCTTGGTTGTGCACACCAAGCTGATACATATGCCAGATTGTGAAATGTTAATCTCTCTGGCTGAGATTGTAGATAACGGTCAGTTAAAAAATCGCCTTTAAGCATCTTATGATTCCTTTTTATTGTTTTATTTTCTATTAAACAGTTTTGTAGAATCAACTACAGTTTGAATTGTACTGATTTTCAAAAAACATGTCAAGTTTTTTCTGAAAATATTGTTGTAAAAATGTGTTCATAGTTTGTTAAGAAACTTTTACATTATTTTGGAAAAATTCTTCTTGACAGGAATTGGGGAAAATATGATATAATGCATTCATGCTTTAAGTGAAGGGAAATATCCGTGTCGGGGTAAACTACGGCTTCCGGATTCCTGGATAGAGCATCTCATAGGAAAGTACCGTTAGAAAGATCAACTCGTAATTGATTGAGTATAAATAACCTCTGGAGGGAGGTCGCGGGAAACCATGATGAAACTCCTAGAAGTGGGCGTGCCTGGCAGAAGGAGTAGGTCGAAAACTGGTTGCTGAAGCAGCGTAAGCTCCCTGATGTAAACTCCCTGAAGTTATCATAGTAATACATCAAAGCAATATGAAAGTTGGCCAGTATAAATAAATTCCCTGTTAACGGAAAGAGGGTTTGCAAATCCGACGTCGTGAGACACGGACCTCATGGGAAGAAGAAGCAACTTTAGTGTTAGAGAGATACTGTTAATGAGCTCTAACATGTTCAAATATTTTATTTAAGGTTTACGAGACTTACGGAATATTTGTTCTAACTGCAACTGGAAGGGTAGAGATAGACGGACTAATAATCCGCCGCCGTGATCGCCGTGTAATAGCGGGAGTTATGGAACTTATGCAACATGACCATAGCTGAGCAAATGTGTTAGATCTCGCTCAACAAGACGAATGACCTCTGTGCGGAGAAAATAGTTTAATGTAGTAATAAATTGTAATTATTTTTTCTGAATCGTCGACACAGGCCAGGCCCTTAGTGTAGCTATAGTATTTGTAATGTTTCCTAAATGGCTTTCAAAACAAAGAGTTAGCATCTCGGCGCCATCAAGTAAACAATTCTAAGCTGATTACATTTGACTACAAATCCTAAGCTACAAAACTTAACGATCTTATTTAGACAACATTTCAAATTGTTGTTTTGAACATCATAACAAATGTTGTACATCAGTTGTAATTGATAGCATCCCTAAATAAGATCTTGGGATCCTAAACAACATTGTTTAGTCTCCTAACGCAGAGCTACAAAAGCTCTGCTAATAGAAACCTTAAAATAGAAAGTAATCAGTTTCTATTTACGGATCCTAAACAATAGAAAACAATCATTTTAAAAAAGAAAAATAATTAAATATTGTTTAGTAGAACATTTCCCTATTGGTCTATATCAAATAGATGTAATTCAAACCAACAGGAAAATGTTACAAATACTAGGTTTGAGATCCAATACAAAGAAATTGGAAATCAAAACAATTTTGAAAACATAAATATATTGGAGAACTTATTTCTCTATTGGTTTATAAAAATAGAAAACTTAAAAGCAAAGCTTAGAAGCTTTGCTATGAAACAATAGGAAAATAGAAATCAAGAAAACTGAATTTCATCTACTTTATTTTGAGATCCTAAAAACAGTTGAATTGATTCCTTAAAGATTGAACCAATAGGAAAATAAGATCTTATATAACAGATTCCTATATAAGAAATTGTTTTACTTGAACAGTTAAATATTTTAAACCTTAATCAGGAGTAGCTTAATGCTACTCCTTTTTTGTTTATCTGTAATTCTTGAACAGCTATCTGTTTGAACTGATAGTTATCTATTTCCTCTATTGGTAATTAATAATAAATGAAGACTTTATCTGAAAGTATTTTAGATGTATTCTTCTAAATTATTGACTCTACTCAAGAGTCATATTGTATTTGAAAAAGAAATCCTATTTGCGATAGGAAATAATTTAGACTATACTAAACTTTATCAGATTAAATAAGAAAAGAATTTTATTCGTAAAAAAATATTTTGTAGACCTTTTAATAATACGAGTCTATTTGTTATCTCTATTTCACGGTCTTTTTAGTATTGAATTAAAATATCTATAACAACATTTTTAGGAAAAGAAAATTAATGTATAATAACCTAACTGGGAACGTATCCCAAGAAGAATTGGCCAATATGTTCACATTGGCAAACAAGCTTACCAATAAAAAAGGAGAAATGGATCTTCAAAAAGATATAGCCCATGTTAGAGAAGATCTTCCAACATTGAGAGATTCAGATATCAAAAAAGAAGTAACAGAAAATCCTATTGTTTTTGTTAAATCTGGATTAAAACTTCATGGTGACAAGCTTAGTCGTTTAGACTATTTAAGTGCTCTTGATATTGATGAAGGAGCATACGAGATGATGGCTATGACGCCAGAAGAAGCACAAAGATTCCATCGTAGCATTATAAAGACAACTACTGGTGGGATACTTAAAGCCGCACCAATGCAATGTAGAGGATCTAAATGTCATTTCAAAGAAACCTGTTTAACAGGTGACACAATTGTCCTGATGTATGATGGATCATACAGACAAATAAAAGATATTACAAAACGAGATAGAATTTGGAGTTTCTCTGAAAAAGAGAAAAGAATGACAGAGGACTTCGCAAACTGTCATGCGCAATCAATGGGCGTAAAACCTGTATTCCTTTTAACAACAAAACATGGCCACTATATTAAATGCACATCAGATCATTTGTTTTATGCAAAAGATGGCAACAATAAATATTGTTATATCTCTATTGATACTGGCTTACGCCCAGGTGTAAAATTATTATTCACAGATGGCTTTTATAATAAATATCTAGAAGATGGGTTAGCTCCATGCAAAGAATACGGAGACGTATTTGTAACTGAGATTCTATCCATAGAACCGGCCGGAGAAGAAGAGGTATTTGATATCTCTGTATTGGCCAATAAAAACTTTTTTGCTAACGGCCTTCTTGTTCACAATTGTGAACTGTACAAAATGAACAAGGCTCCAGTTGGAGCACCATGCCCATATGAACAAGCATATCTAAGAGAGCAAGCTGGAAGATATTTTGAAGAGTTCGATGTTACTCCTGATAAGCCAACAGAAATGAATCTGGTGTCAGAACTGGCGGAAATGGATATGTACGAAAGAAGGGTAACTATGCTTTTAGCAATGAAAGACCAAGATTTATCTCAGGAAGATATAGTCGGCTTTTCAGAAGATGGTAGCCCCATTATCAAAGAAGACGTATCCAAATATTTCAACATTAAAGAGCGAATCAAAAAACAGCGTCTCAAAAATCTTGAAGCATTATTGGCAACCAAAAAAGAGAGAGCAAAAGTTGCGTCTCAAATTTCAAATACTACTGCTAATCCAAATAGAGAAAGCCTTAAAGATAAAATTGATATGCTGCTAAAAGCCAGATCGGAAAATACATCTGGATTTGTTGACCCATCTGTACAGGAACTTTTAAAATGAGAAGTAGAAGAACTAGATTAAGAGAGAAAAAAGAGGGCAAGAAAAAAGAGCACATTAAAAAGAATGGCGCCTTCTTTAATAAAGATGGAAAATACAAAACTGGTCATTTCTATTCTAGAAAAATGCAAACAAAAGTTGTTTACAAATCTTCATATGAGTACACATTTTATAAATATTTAGAGTCTAACACTGAAGTTGTTAAATTCTTTTTGGAACCAATAAAGATCCCGTATGTAGATGCAGATGGTCTAAGAAAGAATTACATCCCAGATTGTCTTGTTTTGTATTCTGACGGAAGAATTGAACTCTGCGAGATAAAGCCCTCAAATGCTCTTAAGGCTATTAATGTGAGGAGAAAAGCTCGCGCGGCTGTTAATTATTTAAAAGAACACTCTCCGAATGTTACATATAGATTTGTAACAGAAAAAGAGATTTTCAAAATTGATTCAGATTACAAAAAGGTTTTAAAGGAACTTAAAAAATGACACCGTTCAAAACTGTCCACTCATTAGACTTTGAAACAACCGGAATAGATCCTAATTCCTCTATTGATGTGGTAGAGAATGGAATCATAAAAAAGAAGCTAAAGCCAAGAATCTGGTCAGCGGGTATGTACACAGAGGGACGTAGTGGAGTTGAAGCAATTTTTGACACAGACTCCACTGGAGCCGCAAGAAGAGAAGAGGCAGCAGCCTTATCTAAAAACAAGTTCTACAGCACAAACCAAGAGTACAAAGATTATGTGTCAGGAAAGAAGCATCATATAGATCCAAATTCAAAAGAAGTGAAGTTCGTCTACAATGACGGGAATAAAGGCATATCGCATTTTATGGACTCCGTATTTAAGGCGGAGGACAGTGGGATGATTCTTGTACAGAACTTAGCATTTGAAAGAAAACATTTATCAGCAGCAGAGGGAGATGTTCCTGGATATCTGACTTCAAATATGTCTGAACAGAATCTCAATGGCAAAACAAAACTGTATGCGCCATCAGGTGTAACCAATGCAAAAAGAAAATTAAAGGGCGCACTCAGCATTGCAGAGAAAGATAAAATCTATGATGAAGTTGTCTCTGAATATGAGAAGGCAGACATTAAAGTTAGACAAGAAGCAGAAAGACGAGCTAAGAATGCAGTTAAAGGCAAACAGCCATCAAATGTATTCTATGCGGCAGACCTTATGGATTTCTCAAAAGCGACCTTAACAAAGGCTGCAGCAAAAGGATTTATACCAGAATCTGTTGTAGAAAATGGAACAAGCATTGAATTCTTGGCCAAAATGATTCTTGGCGAAACAGAATCTCACGGCGCATTGTCGGATGCAAAACAACAGACAAGAATCTTTCGTAGAATGCTGGATATCAGAAATCAGTTAATGTCTCCGAATGGATTATCTCAAGATAATGCAGAACTTCTTAAAAAGATGAAAGCTGTCAGCGGAACATTAAAAGAAAGAGCCGCGGCTAAATCCGTATTGTCTAATATTGATAAACTAAGAGAAAACGGAACTCTTGATATAAGAGAACAAATAGGTTCCACATATATAGAAACAAAAGATATTATCACCGGCGAAGTAAATAAGGTTGAGTCAACAAGATTTAGGCCAGTAGAGTCTGAAACATCTGGACTAGCCAAAATCTCTGAACTTATTAATTCTAGATATAAAGGAACAAAGGCTGCGGATGAATTCAATAAAATTTTAGAAATTCACAAAGGTGACACATCTGCGATTCTCGGCGCATTAAAAAATGATGACCTAGTTAAAAAGTTGGAAGACATCCAGTCTAAATCAGAGTACCTCATAGATAAGGTCTCTATGGGCTCAGAATTAACTCAGGAGGACGCATCAATTGTTAGGGAAGCTAACTTATCAGAAAGACAATCATCGCGTTCTGGAGGCGTTATAACGCGCCTAGAAGAGGAATACATAAAGGTTAGGAATAAACATCAATTCTTGAAAGATATTCTCCCAGAAAATGCAAAATATGGCTTACTAGGTCTTGGTGCAGCTGCCATTGGTGGTGGACTATGGCTAGCAAGCGATTCAAATGATGCAAACTTAAGGGTCAAAAAGATAAAAGAAAAACAAGAAAGATTGGATATGCAACAGTACAACGATCCCACATTTAGACAGTTCTCCGGCTTAGATTATCAAATGCCAGCCGGTGTAGGGATGGCAAACAGAAAAGCATACAATCATTCTTATGAATACTAGGGACTTAACCAATGCAAAACAATCAACAAGAAGATTTAAAAAGTTGGGCAAGAGAACAAGTCCAAAAAGGAAGAGAAAAAGCAGCAGGTGTTAGGTCTAGATTCGACCAACTAAAACTTGAGGCAGGTGATAGAGGTAGCGGCCATGATGCTATGCGCCTATCTAAGATGATAATGCAGCAAGATAAAGCCGGCAATACATCCAAAAGACTCGCATTCGATATCCAAAAAATTGCTGGCAACAGTGCAGGCGGATTGCATGATGACCTTGCTAATGACTTTTTAAAATCTGATAAAAGTGTAGAAAAGGCGCTAGATACGAAAGCAAGAGCATCTGCAAGAAATAAAACAGCTGCACAAAGAAGATTTGGATCAAGAATAGGATCTGAAGACTGGAAGTTGACGCAACCAACTAGAGGTGGCGGCGTAAAAAATATGTATGCCTTTAAAAACTTCGAATCTTTTGTTTCTGCTGGGGCCACAGATCACCTTAGCAGGGCAGCCACATTCGCAGCCGGCAGAGGTGTTAGGGCCGACTTAATGAACTCTTTAGGTTTCTTAACAAAACATCAGAAGAATATTTTGGCATCAACAACTGCTGGTAAAATGGATAAATTTTCGGCAGGAATGGGCGCATATCTTGGGGCGGCATTAGTTTTGAATGGATCTATGGACTATCTCGTAGGAGATAAAGAATCCACATTAACAGACAATGCGGCAACAAATGCAATCGGTATGGGTTTGTCATTAGCGGGCGGGACTTACGCATTTAGAACCACTAAAGAATTGACACATGCCGCTACATCTCTTATTGGCACAGGTAGCTTAGGCATTAAAGCAGGTGGAAAATTAGGCTGGTTAGGAAAAGTATTGGGGGCAGGTAAATTATTAGTTGGTACAGGAGCAGGCATTGGAGCATTTGCAGCAGCAAGCACAGCTATCGATGCAGGTGTAGATATATTTAAGTCGGCCGCTAATAATGAGAATGCAGCAAGTAGGCTCAAGAAGACAATATACAGCGGAGACACAACAGTAGATGCGAGCATTAGAACAAATCAGCTTTTAACAAGTAGGCAAAGAGCAATGAGTAAACTTGCTAAATCCTCTTTAAATGACAGAGGATACGTTATGGGCAATGAAGCTATGATTCTTAAAGGTATTTATCAATGAGTAAAGTTATAGAGATAATTGATCAAGAGAGAATAAAAGAAGAGCGAAGATCTCAAATGGAGTCATCTTCTTCTATTATGGATCTCTATAATATGAGCTGGCAGGATTACTTAAAAAAGAAAAGTTATGACAAAGATGTTAAAAACATGTGTCGCAATTGCCAACAAGAACAGATAAGAAAATATGGCAAAATTACTATCAAATGCTCTGGACCCAAAACAATAGATGTCTTGCCAGAAGACATTATTTCCAGTTTAACAGCAGAAGAATATGAAGAAGCCAAACAAGAGATGGAGCCATATTACTGGGCAGAAAAGAATATAGATATTCGTCAGAGAGACCCTGATAAACGGCTATTTGTCCCAAGATGGTATCAAAAAATTCAGCTGAGTTGCAGTTCTAACAAAAAGGCTATCAGATGTGGTCGTCGCGCAGGCAAATCGTATGGTCTTGCATTGGATATAACAAATAGACTAATGGTTAATTCTAACTATCAGGTACTTGTAGTTGCACCATTTCTTTCTCAGGCCAAAGAACTTGCAGACACAGTTAGAAAATTGATAAGAGCTATTAACCCTGAGCTTGGAGATTGGGATTCATTGGTTAAGAGATCAGTAACATCACCTTACCAAGAGATACAATTAACAAACGGCTCTACATTTAAAGCATTCACAGCTGGCAATGACAATGCAAATGCAGTCCGTGGCCAAGGTGCACACCTTATTGTAATTGACGAGGCAGACTTCTTATCACAAGAAGCGTTCGACTCCATTATGGCGATCTTAATGGATAAGCCGAATACGGAGATTATTTGTACATCAACGCCTATGGGCGAAAACATTATGTACAAACTTTCTCAATCTCCAGAGTATAAAGAGTTTCACTTCCCATCATTTGTTATCCCTCACTATAATGATGATATGGATAAGGCCAATAGGGAAAACCTCTCTATTATGGGATATACGCAAGAAATCCAGTCAGAATTTGGCCTTGACGATAATGCAGTCTTTCAGCCTGACTTTATTAATGAAGCAATTAAAAACGAAGTACAAGTTCCTGTGACAGATGTGATATCTAATCGCCAGAACTATATTGTATCATTGGGATGCGACTGGAATGCGGATAAAGTTGGCACAAGAATAGTTATTCTTGCATATTCAAAAATAGAGAAGAAAATATTTGTTGCATCAATTGACAATGTAAGAAGAGAGGGTTGGACACAGGTTGCAGCAGTTCAAAAGATTGTTGATCTTAATAGAAAATTTGAACCGGATTATTTATACGTAGACGAAGGATTTGGTGAAGCAAACGTTCAACAATTAAAACTGATTGCCGTAAGTAATTACGGTAAACTTCCAAAAGACCACCCCGATCTACGATTAAATAATGTCACGCCAGTTAACTTTGCATCTACATTAGAATTAAGAGATGTTGTCACTGGGGATGTTCGTAAAAAATTCTTTAAAAACTTTATAGTTGAAACAACAAAACGTGCTTTAGAAAAAGGCTTATTATCTCTTGCCGGAGAAAATGCAAAAGACATTGTAGAACAAATGCGCGGGTATATTGTTAAGAGCAGATTATCTAGCGGGCGGGAAATATATGAAGCCAAATCAAAAGAGCTTGGAGACCACGATTTAGATGCTTTTATGATTGCATTAGCAGGCATTCATTTAAACCAAGATTCTATTCTGGATACGTATATTAAGTCTGACTATACAGTTTTACCTATTGATAAGAAGAGAGACCTCTCCTATAATCAGTCAGATAAAATTGAAAAACGTGTTTATTCATCTGACGATGTTTATGACAGAAGACGCAGGCCCAATAGTATATCAAGACGTTCAGAATTTGGAGGAAGGGCCCCGGCACTATCTAGGTCAACAGCAACAGGAAGAATGAACTCATATAGACAAAATATGAAATTAAAATATAGGTAAAGAATATGGATTACAACCTAATAAAAGTAACTGATGAGACCGTTATTTCAGATGCGGGCATATGCTACTTTGATCCTGTTGAAGAAACCATAAAGGAAATTGGCAGCGGATATATGATGGGAACTAACCCATATTCTCCAGTTATCCATAAACTGCTATTTGTTGCAAAAAATAATTCTGTAAAATATTTAAAAATCAAAATTAAAACGAACAGAGATATTGAAAGAATGTTCGATATTAAGATTTTGCCTGGTGCTGTTGCCCCGGCATTATCAGATTTTGATAACACAGACAATTACAATGAATTGATTGTAACAGAGAGCATTCAATCATATAGCTTTGTGCCATTCTTTGTATATATAAAGGCCAAGGTTCCTGTAGATAGAATCAGCAGTCTGCCGTTGGAGATTAATTATGAATAATCCACAAAGTATGGAAGAGATGACTGAGTTACTTAAACAATTAATTGATGCAAAAAATACATTATCAAATGGTTTAAGTCAGGTAAAAGTGGCAGCTACACAAGAACGCGATCCAGATGTGATAACGGCAGTAAGAGCTTTATTTGGCGATCAATATATTAAAGATGGAAAAACATCTATAACATTTAAGATGCTTACATCTTGTCTTGATACAATAAGGCTCGCCGGCAAAGATAAAGCTAAGGAGTTGATTAAATAATGTATTTATGGACAGATATAAATCAGAATACAATTACTGATCAACAGCGCGCAGAGTTGTATATGCGCCTATTCTCCTATTGTTCAGAAGACTTTGTTAATAACCAAGACTTGATGCAGTTCACTACAAATCTTGTAGCTTGGGCACAATCAATAGAGGAAAGATTAACTATCTTAGGGAATAATTTGGTTACTCATACCCATATTATTCCTCCACATACGCATCCTATTTTGCCACATACACACGCTACATCTATGGGACCTACAGATGGTGGGACATTGTTTATAACACAGCCATCAACAGCATATCCAGTAGAACAGGCAACAGTAGATTTGTCATGGAAGACAGCAACAGTTCCTGCTAATTATTTGAACACATCTGGCTCAATAACAAACATGAATAACAAAGTCACAGTTGGCACAGGATTAATAGGCGATTCTACACCATCACCAAGAAGAGCAACTCCAGAACCAAAAGCATTAACTCCGAATATACCTCCGTATTTAGTGCCTAATCCAGTATAAGGAAAGCATATGGAATTAACAAGAAAAGTAACACCGACAGCAAACGCGACATACCTTGTTGCATATGCACAAATCATTGTGGATCACTTTTCCAAAGCTCTCCAAGAAAATGGGTGTATGATTCAGGTTCCGGCCGCGCTGTATGCAGAATTTGACGACCAATATAACAGACTTGTTGATTATTTAGAGTCAGCAAACAATGCTGGCTCAATAGACGATAATAAGAGACAAACAGCTACAATCCCTATTGAAGATATCACTGGCAATAGAGAAATAGATGAAGCTATTAGGGATGCGATAAGAAACACAAGCACAAAATGCTTTAATTGTAAAATTGAGAAACCCAAATTTGACTTCTCGGGAATACTAGGAAATCTTACTGCGGATATTAGGCATTCATTAGATCAATTCAAGGGGATGTTTAAATATAACAAGGCATCAGTTTGTCAGTATTCTTTTTTCTTATCATATTTATGTATTCCAGACTTATTGAAACTTATTTCATTAATACTGGCAGCAATAGTTAAATTAATGCAAAATATACAGTTGCCAAGGCTAACTATCCAAGTTTTTATCAGTGGCATCTTATCTGCGATTATAGAAGTATTAACTAAAAACATTTCTATATTAGCAAGATTTGCATTGACACCAGTTCTATGTATTCTTGATGCCATTGATTCTATCATTTCACAATTGCCAACACCAGAAAATATTCGCGCACAAAATGAAAGTGAATTAAGAAAACTTGGTGTTAATGAAAAATTCATGTCTGGCAAATACGACACAGGCTTAGCTGAGAAATCAAAGCAAATCAGGCAGGCATATACATCTAGAGTCAGAAACTTTGAAAAAACAGCCTCAATGAATACAGAGAAGTATGTTAGAGAGATTTTTGGACCTTTAGAGGAAACAATAAATAAAAGTGTAGAATCTTTGAACAATTCAATTGCAGAATTAACAGGTCTATTAAATCATTTTACGTGCGAGCCGAGTCGCTCTGGAATTTCTGTATCACAATATCTAAGTAATCTTTCAGAGTTTATGGCTCTCGTAAATTTGTTGAGATACATTGTTAGATTTAAAGCAGGTAAAGCAGCACTTGATAAATTATGCAACTCACCAACAGACGGTGGTGGATTCGCAAACGATAATAATACAGAAGATTACGGCCCAATGTCGCTTGATAATATAGGATCGATGATAGGAAACATAATTGAGTCTGATGTAGACATTATTACAGATGATAAAGGCAATCCTGTTGCTATCGGCATTAGAGATCCAGAGTCTAAAAGTGACAATACAGACAATCTATCATTTTGGAGTTGTAATCTAAATGAATTCGCAGATTCGCTAACTGTTCCATCTTTAATAAATTACATTAGGGATTTAAATCTACCCAAGTTAAATCTTGATGAATTTCACCAATCTCCGTGGAAAGTTACAGTAGTTCCACAAAGCGAATATAATAAGCCAACAGTAAACACAGAAATTGTGCCACTTGTTATTGATGAAGTATGGAATCTTCCACAGCATATTAAAGATATTATTTCAATGATTGATACCTATGATGCAGCCAAAGATCCATTGAAAAAAGCTGGAGATGTAGATTTTCTTGGCAATAATGATATTAACGACATTATCAAAGAAATTCCTTACACCGGAAGAAATGGTAAAAACCTTGAAGATATCCCTGGCGCAAATATCAGAATTATAAATCAAGATGGCGAAGTTAAAATCGTAGATGACAATGGGAATATTCTCAAAGAAACTACAGATAAGTCTCGCCGCGGCAATAATTCCTCTATTGATAATGTAGATAAACTAATTTACGAATTCTCAAATAGTATAAATGGAATTGGACAATTAGATTGTCCTCCAGAGATTCAAAACATATTAAATAAACTTGGAGACTTTTAATGAATTTAATTGGTTTAGATCCGTTACTAAGGTCTAATTATTCTAGCAATCTGACTAGCATAAGAGATGCTAGAACCCAGGTTAAACTTATGGGAAGGAAGAAACTTGATAATCCAAGTTTCTCCTATTTTGGATCTAGAAACTACTGGTATAACAATGATAAATTTACAGGCTATCAGGGTCATGAATATGACTTATTTGAATATTCTCGCATTATAGACACAGAGGCGATGGTAGCAAAAGCTTTCGAGAGAAAGCGCGCGTTAATTTTTAAAAATGGATACTTCTTTGAGTCAAATAATCAAGACAACATCGATTATATCAAAAGACGTGTCAGAGAAATTGAGCATGTAACAGGAACAACATTTAGGTCATTTATAGAAGAGATGGCTTATAATTTAATCATGTTCCATAACGCTTATATTGTATTAATCAGAGATGAGGACAAATCTAGTGGAGAAGAATACAATAATGGTTCTAAAATTCTTGAGCCAATAGCTGGGTGGTTTAATCTCCCAACTGAATCTGTACAACGTAAGATAAAACCAAATGGCGATATCTCAATGTATAGACAATACATTGATGGACAAAATTATCGTATCTTCAGCCCAGAAAAGATTAGGCATCTTAAATATAATGCAAGAACAGGATTCACAATTGGTACACCTCCACTAGAGGCCGTAAAAGACGACATCCTGGCATTAAGAAGAATTGAGGAATCAGTAGAGACACTAATATACAAAGGTCTCTTCCCAATGATTCATGTTAAAGTTGGTACAGAGTCAAAACCAGCTGGCAAATTAATAGACGGTACTGATGAAGTAGAAATGATGTCAGACATCATGGACAGACTTGATGACTATGGCGGCGTAACAACTTCTGAGCGAGTAGAAATTAGAGCCATCGGCGCGGAATCTTTAGCACTTAGAGTAGAGTCATATCTAAAATACTTTAAAGACAGAGTTATGTTAGGTCTTGGTGTATCTGACCTAGATATGGGTGTAGGTGATTCATCTGGGAAAGCAACAGGACAAATTGTTTCACAAACTCTAAAAGAAGCTGTTATAAATATGCAAGACTCAATAGCAGACTTTATAACAAGCACACTCTTTATTCCGTTATTGGTAGAATCTGGAAAATATAACGTAGATTACGAAATACCAGAATCTGACATTGTTAAATTTACATTTAATCACGTAGACCAAGAAGCTCAAATTAAAATTGAGTCACATATTCTAAACATGTTTAATAGTGGTTTGATTAGCATCAATGAGGCCAGAAAAGAAATCGGATTTAAAGAATTATCTGAGTCTGATATTAAATCAATAGGTCGAGAAAAAGAGGGTATAACTCCAACTTATCAGGTTGAGCAAGTTCGCTTATCTATGCAAACGCAGACAGGACAAGTGGGACAAGAAGCAAACAGTTCTGGTAATAAGACAAAAAGCGACGGAAGTAAAAAAGCGGTCGCCGCGGTAAATAATCCATCTAATCAATACACTGATTCTATTGATCCCAAAATATTAGAAGTAGATTATCTAATACAAATAATGGATAATAAAGAACTTCTAAATATAGTTCTATCAAATCACCTAAAATCCGTAGTTGACAGAAATAATATATATACAGATAATGTCATCAATCAGATTAGTGAAATAGCTTCTAGTCAAATCAATTCTATAAAAGATAATGATTATGAAACTATAAAAGAAGACATTGAAGCTATCCTAGTCAGTGCATATGAGCCATTAGAGGATATAGTATGACCAATATAGAAGACAAGGTAAATGTCTTAGGGAAAATAACGATATCAGACGAAACGCGGCAGCGAATTGCTGATTCAATATCGTCCGGCTCCAAAGTAAAAAGCATCACGGTAAAAATGGAGGCAACTCATTCTGGTAAACCAAATGGGAACTTCTGGATTTACACTCCATACGGTATGAAGACTGGTCATGGTACATTTACTCAGCCAGTTTTTAAACCGGTAACAGAAGAGCATATTGAGGATTCTAAAACACTTGGAAGAGTGATAAAATCAGAATATGTTTCTTATGGAATCTCAGATAAGTTAGAACGTCCATATGATAAAAATTATCTTCAGGACTATAAGAAATTTATGCTGAGCAAAGAATACAAATCTCGCGGATTCAAAGGTCTTGGACATGTAGAATTAACAGCCAAGATTACTGATAAAGAATCGATACAAAAGATTCTAGATGGAAAGTATGGATTTGTATCAGTTGGTGGTGGAGTAAAATCAGCACACTGTTCAATTTGTGGTTCTAGCAAATTAGGCAAAACAACATGCGATCATGTTCGCGGTGCAAAATATCAAGGAGAGACATGCTACTATATTGGTGGCATAATGGACTTTGAACATATCTCATATGTAGGAACACCGGCAGATAAAAATGCTAAATCTACATTGATTAGGGATAGCAAGTCAAATACATCCCACTTTCAGATATTAGATTTTGAGACAGATAAAGGTAATATAATGACAATTAAAATTGAAGACTTTGATAAGTCTAACGATTCTCTTGTCCAACATGCTAAATCATTGGGCATTGCCGATTACCAACTTCCAGGTGAAGATGGTTTGACCGCATTGGATTATGTATTTGGCGAAGAAAAGACATTTCCGTTAGCAGACAAAGTTACAGCACTTGTTGCTTATGACTTTGCAAAAACACAATTTGAAGATTCTTCAGATAAAGAAGCTGTATTGAGATTGATCCAAGACAAACTAGACGAATTGGAAATTAAAGATGCAGAAGCAGAACTCGAAGCCATTATCCAGGCAAGCAAAGTTCAGGATAGCGAGGGCGAGAAATCAGAGAATTATGAAAAAGATCATCAAGAGATGATTGAAAAAATCGCCGATGCAGTCGTAGCTAAGATTCAAGATTCTATCTCAGGCACTTCTTATCAAAACTCTCAAATTAAAGTTTTGCGTAACGAAGTAAAAACTTTGGCTTCAGCTAAACAAGAATTGGAAGCCGAATTGAGAGACTCGCTAGTTTCTCAAATTTCATCAATTGAAAAAATCACAGATTCTTCTAAATTAGAAGCGTTGAAAAAACGCTCACTGCAATCACTTAAAGATAAACTGTCTGATCTTATTGAAGCTCTTTACGAAGGCGGCAAAGATGATGATGATGTTGAGGACAGTAAAGAAGTGAAAGACAGTCAAGAAAAACCGCAACTGCCTAAAGATAGTTTATCTATTGAAGATGGTGCAAGCGGATCTGGTACTGATGATAAAGATGAAGAAAAAGAAGGTTCTGAAGAAAACGGTAAAGTAGAAGACAACGAAAAAGGCTTCGTCTTTAAAGATTCAAAAGAACTTAATAGTCGTTATTTGGAAATCATGAAAAAAGAGGGTCTCCAAGCAGCGAAAGCATTCAAATTAAAAGCCAAGATTGGCTAATTTATTAACATTAGGACTATAAGATATGTTTTCACCATATTCAGTAAATCACAAACAAAAAACTAAACATTTCAGTACACGCGACTGGAATACTCCTAGCGTAACATTCTCTGAGGGTATGCAACCATCTGGTCAATTTATGCCAGCACCATACTTGAAGCTGTTGCGAGAAAAAGGTTCAGAAGATAGCAAAGTTTACACTCAAGTTGTTGTATCAACTGGTAAAGTGTTAGCACTGGATAGCAACGGTTTTGTTGTTCCTGCCGGTATTTTGGATTCAGACGATACCTACACTGAGAAAGACGTTGAAGAAGGCGTAATCGCTGCTGATGGCACTCCAGCTGTAGCAGGCGATAAAGTTGCAGATAAAATGCGCGCCGCTAATATTACCGTTTCTGCTCCTATTGGTGTTGCACTGTTTGACTTCTTCCGTCATCCAGGTGGCGATGGTATTAATCCATTGCAGTTCAATTACCAAAACTTGAACTATCAAGCTCGCGTAACATTCTTGTGCGACTATGTATTGGAATTACCAATCGTAGAATCTGACACAGTATACGAAAAAGCGCCTCTGAAAGGCATTAGCGCATTTATCGCTGCTAAAGGTCCTAATGCAGGTCAAAACACTGTAGCAGACTTCACCACTATTAAACCAGGTGATTTTGTAACATTCGACAAAAACTCTAACTTTGTTGTTGCACAGGCATCTGATGACAGCAAAAAAATTATCGGACAAGTTTTGCAAGTTGTTAAACCAAGCAAAGAAAATATGCTCAAATGGGTTCGCAGTTCTAGCGCAGGTGGAAGCGACTTGGATAAAATGCCAGGCACAGCTACTAATGGCTTGGTAGATAAAATTTCTTACTCTGGTGGATATGGCTTAGTACGTGTCAACCTTATCAACAGATAATTGTAAAATCAAGGATTTAATAATATGTATAAAAAACCATTTACATCAGAAGAACTGAAAATTCAAGACAGTATCCAGGAAGTTCGCAACCTATTCGCAAATAATGGTGTTAACAGCGATGGTGTTGCAATGTCAATCGAAGACACCCTGGCAACTCCAAACATGCCTATGGCATTTAAACGTGTAATCGAAGAATATGTTATCGATGCAATCGAACCAAACTTGATCGGTACACAATTGCTACAACGAATCTCTGTTGATCCTTTCCGCACTGAAGTTCGTTTCCGCACTTACGGTGCAATGGGTGCAGAAGACTTGAGCATCGGTGAAGGTCAAGAATACCCAGAACTGAGCATGACTAATGGCGGTGGCCAAGTTAATGCCAACATCGGTAAATATGGTGTAGCAGTTCGCATCACTGAAGAAATGTTGAAACAATCTCAATGGGACATCATCGGTCATCACCTGAAAAAACTTGGTCAAGTTATGGCTCGTGATAAAGAGAAAAATATCTTCAACATGATTAACAACGCCGGTGTTGTAGTGTTCGATAACGCTAACCCTGCTCAATCACAATTGGGTCGTACAACTGGCCGTGATTTGACCGGTGCAGGCAATGGCTCATTCACTGCTGACGACATGTATGATATGTATGCATCTATGCTGGAACGTGGATTCACTCCTAATGTGATTCTGTGCCACCCATTGGCCTGGGCTACATTCACTAAAGATCCTGTTATGCGCGAATATGCATTGCAAGGTGGCGGTTTGAACAGCTGGTTCAGCACTATGCCTAAAGAAAATATTGGTATGGGCGCATTCTTGCCAGAGGCATGGAAATCATTCACTCGTATGTCCGGTGACACAGCTTTCAATCCTACTCGTCAAGAGCGCGAAGGCACTCAAACTAGCACATTCCAATTCCCTGGTTATTTCCCTGGTACTAATCTGCGCATTATTGCATCTCCACATGTACCATTTGATGAAACACACAAAACAACATCAATCATCATGTTGGATACAACTGAGTTGGGCGCAATCTTCGTAAGTGAGGAGCCAACTGTGGATGAATGGGATGATCCAGCACGTGACATCAAGAAAATTAAAATTCGTGAACGTTACGGTTTGGCAATCTTCAACGAAGGTCAAGCTATCTCTTTGGCTAAAAATGTTAGCATCGAACCTAACGAAATTGTGTTGCCACCTCAAGCTATCGTTAACGATATCCCACGTATTCAACGCAAGTAATTTTAAAAAACTTGGTGTATAATAGATACCATAGTTGAATAACACAACATGGGGGTAGGGTAAAACTCCCTACCCCCATTTTTTAATGGAATAAAAATATGAGCGCATTACACGCAAAACTTAAACTTGTTGGACAGACATATCTGTTCTGTGAAAAGGTTTCACTTATTAAGAATGTTGAAACCGTATTAGACTTGAACAAATTGAATATTGCAGATTTGGAAGTTATTGGACATCACATTCAACATGGTGGCATTGAGTCTAATGTATCTGCCGATGAATTTATGGATCGCGCAGCAAAACTTCGTGAAGAAGTAAAAGAGGGCAAAGTAGATGAAGTTGCTAAACTTCAGGATGTAACAGAGGTTCGTGTTCTTGATGCAGAAGTCGAATTGGAAGACGGTACAGTTACAACTGTTAAAGAAGTTGGTGTTAAAAAAGAAGACCCTCGTAAAACTTATGTTCAAGAAAAAGTTATCGATGTTCCAGCTGCCGTTGCATTGATTAATGTAAAAAATATTCCAGACTGCGATCGTGAAGTGTTGGAATACGCCTTAGCTACTGAGACAGCTACAAAAGGACGCAAATCTGTATTGACAGAGATTAAAAACATTCTAGAAGAGCTTGATAAAGAAGATAGCAAAGACGGCGAGTAAGGAGTTGAACTATGTCGGATAAGCTAATAGTCAAAAGTGTTGAAAACACAAAAGAACAATTAACTTTTATGCCATTAAAAGGCTCTATACGTTTAAAGCTGTCTGACAATGTTAGTCCTGAACTTATTAAAAAAAATATCAGCGTTTATAGGGTGAAGAAATCTGACGGAGTAAAATCATTAGACATTTCTTACTCTGACGCTTACACTCAAGACCTGGCTGGATTTGCTGATATAGATATCACATCATCTGGCCAGGTTTTAATTATATCTCCAAAAGATTCTTTCATTCCAAGTTCAGACTACATTCTCTATATCAGTAAAGATGTTCATAGTGTAAAAAATAAAGTTACTGTTGGACAAAATGAAACAGACACTGTAACAATTTCTCCGCCAATAGAAAATAAGGTAGAGATTGTCCCTGTTTCGCAAATCTTAGGCGATGTCTTTGTTTGCAATGTTAAAATTGACGACAAACCGTATTTATATAATGAACTGTTTTCACTAGAAGACGGGATTATTATTAATGGTTCACGAATAAAGATAACTGATAAATCTATTATTGGTGGCGCATCAATAATTATAAGTTCTGAAATATCTAAAATACTTGAAGCTGATTACAGTCTCCATTTTTCAACTGGTTCTACAACAGGTATAGAAGATAAGGTTCCAGATGGGTCATCTAAGAGAATAACAACAGATGATATTATGAGTTTTTATAATTCTCCATATAGAGATATTATAGGTTCATCTGGTTCATCAGTTGGGACACCTGGGCAAGGTAATCAAAACTCTCCCAGCGGCAACCAAAATAATGCTAGCGCGGCAATATCTTTTAGACTTCCAAATAAAATCTTAATCAAATTTGAAAAAGAAATAGACAAGGATGATACAGATATTTCCTCTATTGATATAGATATCTATGAGGCGTTCGATAACTACAATCTTCCAAAGATGGGTCTTTATAATGAGGATCTAAAATACATTTTGGAATTCAGTTTAATCAGAGGAAACAAAACTCTTCAAATTGAGTTGCTTCCAGATTTGAGATCAGAAGTTCCAGTCGGAGAAAAATATATTAAAAGGTGGAAATAATGGCAGAAGTTCATTATAAATATCTCGCTGGAGATTATTACAGAGGAACAGATAAACTCACTGGCATTGGGCCAAGAGTTGTTCATAATGTAAAAAATACATTTGCCATACCATCAGTTTGGGATACATTCACAGGTTTTCACGGTCCAAAACAAAATAGATCTTTTTCATCTAAGGTAAATTCTGGTGCTGGTGGCGGTAGCGGGGATGTAAAAGTTAAAGTTCAATATAGAGAACCTTTTCACTCTTTCAAATACTTCGAGGCACTAGGCTCTTTTTATGGTATGCACGAGATTATAAATGAGAAAGAAGATCTTGACGGTACATGGCAAGAGATAAGAGAGAAATGGAAATCAGAGCCGGCATACATAGACAGATATGACAGGTTAAGAAATTCATCGCCGCTAAAATATAATAATTCCTCAAATGATTTAAGCTGCATTTCTATATTGGCCACAGTGGATAATGGGAAAGTGGATTTCGGCTTTCAGCAATCTATCAAACATGATGAAGATAAAAAACCTTATCTAGAAATTCATATTGGAGAATTTCATCTCTTACCAAATACGCCAAGAAGTATTTTTAGATGCAATTTGGCAACTGACATCCTATACATAAAAGAGGGAATAGATTATTTTATTGCAGATGATAAAATAAAATCAGAGGTATTAAGCTTCCCTGATCAAAGTGTAACATCAAATAGCCCAGTAGAATTCTATATGGGGATAGCGGCATTAGGAAGTAAAAATAGACCAAAAGATTTTAATTCAAATAATTTAGATGGAAGACATCCTAACTATATTGAGGCCGGTGCACAAATAAGATGGAAATCTCTATCTGACAGATGTTCTGCATGGGTAAGGATCTATGATGGACTTGATATGTCAAGAGTCCTGTCAACAGACGTTTACAGAAATTCTCATTATGTTCTTAATACAAAAGTTATTATTAGACTAGATAAGCTTGAAGAATTAATTCTGGCTCATGGCGGAGTCGATCATTCTACATACAAACTCTTGATTCATTTGCCATCATATTCATTACTTGGATATGATATGGTAAAAGCATTAAAAGAACCAAGAACATTTATGATCCTTAGCGACATATCGGAAATTAAATTTGATGTACCTCGAAATTACAAAACTAACGGTGGACATCATTATACATTAAAAATCTACGACACAGACAAAGAAACACTTTTATTTTCTGATAGCACAGATACATCAATAGGTATTTATAAAAATCCAAGAATTGATGTAGAGTTAAAAAGAGGAAAATGGCGCGTAGATTATGGGAATACAAATTCCTCTATTGGTCCAGGAGATATTCCATTTAATTCTTCATATAAGAACAACACTGGTATTCCAATAGAACAATACGGAACAATGATTTATACACTGAGCGAATCATTATCAAAATATTTAAAAGACAAAGAAAAAGTTTACGCCTCTATTGAGGCTTATGATGGAACGAGGCAAAATAATGGCTAATATCGAAGTACGTCTTTCAACCGGAAGTGCAGTTTCTACAAATGTTGACAGTCCTAATAATTCTCTGGGTGGGAAAATGGCGGAAACAGCGTCAGGAAGTGCAAAAGCAATCATTGAAGAAGGGTCATTCCTGATGAATTCGATCTGGGATAACATTACTCAATTGGATAATGTTGCAGGCGAATCAGATTATCGCTGTATTTATATTTATAATAACGCTACTGGCCCGAAACCTGGACCAATTATCGGCACCAAGTTTTACATCTCTGGTACAACATATGCCAGATTCAAGGCAGGTGCAGTAGATCAAAAAAATAAAGATGCAGGCGTAATTAGAAATGAAAAAGAAGAGCCTCTTGGTGTTCTGATGGAATCTCGTACTAAGGACTCTCCAATTGTGCTTGGCACTTTAAATCCAGGTGACTTTCATGCTATTTGGTTAAAACGAACACCAGTAAATGTATCCGGCGCAGGTGAAATCAGAGAATCATTCGACTTTGTAATTAAAGGTTCGGAATAAGGAATTAAGAGATGGCAGATTTATTAAATGTACCAAGATCAACTGGCGATGATTTAAATCATTATTATTTCTTATATCTGCCATTTAATCTTGAGGATCAAATTGACAGTAAGGGCGACAATCCATTCTTTATTATGAATTACAAAGGTGATCCATCAGACGATACACAGGTATCTGAATGGAAAAACGCAGTAAATGAGTTTTGTTCATCTCTTTATTTAACTGGTCTTAATCCATCTTTTCCAAGAATATTTCCAATTCCATGTGATAATAGGGAGCTTGGACCTGGTGTATCAGTTTTTGAACGAGCGACAATATCAGAAGTCACTGAAGTAAGAGAGGATGACGGATATAGTATAGATGGTGAAACAGCATGTGAAGACGAGGGCCTAAATAGATTATATTTGTTTAGCGACATTAAGAAAACATCAACAGAAACATCAGAAGATACAACTGGACAATACTCATATATTGGATCTGCATCTGGGCCAATAGGGCACCTATCTAGCGTTATTAATTTTGGAAACAGTTATACCGGCGCAGCAACGCCATATCCTGCGAGCCTAAACACTTTGATGTGGGACAAAAAAGTACGAACAAGTCAACAGCATTCAGATTTATCGGCCGGCGCAAAGACTATTAGCTTCCAGTTCGCATTGGTTAGAAATGGAAACACAGCAGTCCCAGGAATAACTAATTTTGATAAAATCGGTATCAAAGTTTATCCAAGAGATTTTGTTCTATTATCTATTGACAACAATAATATTAATGGAACAGAAAAAATAAATGGAATAACCTTTAATGAATACCGTTTTAAAATTCATGGAACAAACGGTGGTCCAGCTTCCCATTATAAAAAACATAAAGACCTTAAAAAGGCATTTGAGTATATGTTTGCAGAAGGATCTTTTGGTGTATTGAGCTGGGATATATTTGTACCAAAACAAGGTATGATGGCAGACGGATATCGCTCAGAATCTAATATCGTAAAAATAAAAAAATATAGCAATAATTGCGAATATGTTTCAATATTGTATCCTAGTAATAAGCCCATTCCTCCGACAGGAACAGAATTAATACTGTCAACAGGATCTACATTAGTTAATGTTGATGTAACATCCTCTATTAAGCTTTTTGACGGTAAAGACATAAAAAGCTCATCTAGCACCAATCAAACAGAAAGTGTTTTTACAAATAATAACCAATGGAAAGACAATGGCGCGGCCGAGCATATGAATATTGTGAAGGCAGAGCTTCTAAACGCTGTATACGGCAGAAATGATCTCAATCCTTTTCATGGAGAAACTTCATTTTGTTCTCCACAGAAGAATATAGTAATGGAGAAAATTTACAGCTATGTCATTGTGAGGGTTGATGTAACATATAACCCATATGAATTATCTCAATTTGTCAATGAGGATTATAGAAAGATCCCTATGTTTATAGGTAAAAGATCAGGCGCCGATAATAAAGAATATTATTATGTGAATTATGATGCAGCAGAATATGATGTCTCAAGATTAAAAACATCTTCAAATGTTTTAGATATGTTTGGATTTGATTTAAGATTTAGAAATGTATAGGGGGATAAATGTATTTAAAGATTTCAGAATTCCCCACAGAGAAAGGCTTTGGTGGACAAGGTTTATCTGTATACGCAACGGTGTTAGCAGATTCAGCTGGGGAGAAAAGATTTTATTCTGGTTACGATTCAAAACACATACAAGAGCAGGTTTTTCAATATCGCTCTGGATATATGATAACAAATCAGGACTCTGTTCATATCTATCATTCTCCATTTATGAACAATAAGAAATCAAATTTTGTTGAGCATAAATATTCGGATATGTATGATATTGAAGGTCAAAACTTGATGGAGTTCTATTTTAGATCTCCATATAAAGTTTATAGCCTTAGAGGAGGAGAGCAGGAGCACAAATTTGTTTCTCAGTATTCAATTTACACTAACTATATTCCAAAAGAGCGTAAATACAGAGACGGATATCTACTTCAAACATATAGTGATTCTCCAATCCATTTAGAATATAAATCTGGGTACAGACATTCAAGATCGAGAGAAAGACAGCGAACTTATGGATGTTTGTATAATAATAAGTTTGTTTCCGATGGAATATATCAGTATAAAAGCGGATATTTAGATGGGCAGTCATTCTTTATATTTTCTGACGGCAAAACCAAACAGGGCCGGCCGGAATATGAGGTTGATTCCAATAACAACGTATCAATTATTGTCCCTATTGATAAATCAAGACTAAATATAAAAGCTGATCAAAAATTAAGAATCTTTGTAAATCTTCCACCTAAGTATATTAACTATTGTGCAACAGTTGATAGTAATAAAAATTTGGCACATATAAATGAAACATCTGGGGCTAAATTGATAATTCCAAATGTAACTGTTTCTGCTGGACAATCAGAACAAGAAGTGATAGAAGCTTTATCAAAGGTATCATACTTATCGATATCTATTTACAGATACGACACAACTGAAAAAGATCCACGCCATGTTAGAGATGGGATAACATATGTAGATGATGATGTATATGACCCAGAATTATTCTCTAACCTTAATCTTAAAAAAGTTGACATCAGAGATGAATCTATAACTTATAAGGCTAATCCAAAACAGGTTATTTCAGATTCTGTTAAATTTGAATTAAGGTTCTCTAGAAATGCACAATGTTGTTTTGATAAGAAAATAACAATAAATAGCGATTCATCTGTAGCATGTCAAATTCCTGAAGCCCTAGTAGAATATGATATTATCGAAAAAGAGAAGAATACTGAATTTAGATTCTCTACAAATCTAGATGGGTTTGAAAGAAAAGTTGGAAAAATAGAAAAAGACAGCGCAGATAAAGCAAGGCCATAAGAAATGAAAATTTTTATAGATAAAGAAATAACTGGCAGCGATAATTTAAATAAATTAATAGAAGACAGTATTTCTTCTACTGTAAGATTCTCTGCCTCTTATGATAAACAAACAATACGAAAAACTCCTCCCGATACCTTCGGGAGGAATACTGCTGTCAATGTAAGACTAAGTGATGGTGGAGGCACCAATATCGATGCTGTTGCATTTTATAAGCGTCCAAGTATAAGTGTTGTTCCGGAAGGAAGAATTGATCCAGAAGAGGATTTGCCAGTTTATCAATATAATGGTGAAACTAAATATCTCTATGATCAATCTAAGCTGGGGGAATTTGTAGCACCACTAGTATCTAATAGATTAAACATTCCGGCAGATTCTTTTCGTATTGAAAACATAGTGACATCAAACTGGGTTAAAGGCGTTATTAAATTTGACATCGTTGCATATGAGTTATCAGAAGTCATCATAGGAAAAACATTCGGCTTCTTGAATTGTCCACCAAGTAAACATACTATTTACGATAAGGCCAAAGAATATGGA